CGGTGGAAACGGGCTGGATTTTGGGATTGGGGCGTGTTTTTTGTCAAGCATTAAAACAGGCTTTTTCACATTTTTGTGAGAAGGCTTTTTATGTTGAGTTTTCTGAGTTGTTTTTAGAGAGAAATGGGGAGCTACAATATGCCTAACCATTTCTCAAACGAAGTTGATGGACAACTCAAGTTTTATCAAGATTATCTACCTCTTGTTGATAAAACTTTGAAAACAGATGATATTTTAACGGATTATACAGATGGTATTGTAAATGGAAATCTGATTGAATTTAAAGTTGTTATCAATGATATTAACACTGTTCTATTCCAAGCCATCAAATATCTATCCGCTCGGAGAAACAAAGGAAAAGAAATTCCCAAAAACATTCTGCTTGTGTCGCTAACGAATGAAAAAATCTACGTTTTTGATAGTCAGGAATATTTAATACATATCGAAAAAGTATATTTTGGTGGTGCAAGTGTAAAAACCTCTGGTTTTTCTTCTGATGCTCCTCTTGAAGTTTTAGAATACGGTCAAAGTCAACTAGACGAAAGTCGTCTTATTACTTTACTACGTTCAAAGCAATATACAAAAATTAACATCGACGAAAACTGTATTGTTGGTTGGGCAGAACGTTTTTATCGTGAAAATAAAGGAGCTAAAAAGTCTGATTTTATCGGTGACCATACTGGTAAAGTTAAAATTATTGGTGAAATTCGGAAACCTGAGAAACTAAAAGAGTTTATCAATCCTTATATCGGTGAAACTAATGTTCAATTTCAATATTTGATGGATAAACTCAATGATAATTTGCAAAAGAAAAATTTAGGAGCTTTCTACACTCCTGAACCTTATGTTCAAAAGTCATTGGAGCTAGTCCGACAAGCTATTAAACGTGTTCCAGAAGGAAATGATTATATTATTTTGGATAGATGTGCCGGAACTGGAAACCTTGAGAAATTGATGAGCGACGAGGAATTAAGTCACTGTGTTCTTTCAACTATAGAATATTATGAATACAAAGTTCTGCTGGAATTGCTTGGAGATAAAGTCCGTCATATCATTCTACCAACTGAAAAAGAAGATACTTTTAATATGGGGCTAGTCCGAGGAGCGGATGCTCTTAGCGAGGAATATATCAATAATGAAATTATTCAACGCTATATCAACGACCCAAAAGTAACAATTATTTTGTATGAAAACCCACCCTACGCAGATACACGCAGTATAGAACATCAAAAAGCAAAAAAGACTTCATCATCATCTCAATGGAAACAAAGTTATTTAATGAAACAGATGAAACAAGAAATCAAGGGAATGGGTGTAAATGAGATGGGAAATATCTTTATTTGGAGTGGTTTCAAATATTATCTTCGTCAGCCTACTGATAGTTACATTATTTATAGCCCAATCAAATATTGGAAAGAAATTCATCTCATTGATAAAAAGTTTGAAAGTGGATTTGCTTTCAACCGAAGACATTTTCACACTAAAATTGATGCGTTAGTTTCTTGTATTCTTTGGTCAAATGTAGATGAAAAATTAGATAATATTACCCTTGAAGCATTCAATATAGCCAATAACGAAATCTTACAAGAAGAAGATTTAACCATCAATCGTATTTATACGAAATATAGTAATGTGTATTACGACAAACGGAAATTTAGTGACGATAAATTATCTGATTTTGTATTGGGGTTAAATGGAGCAAAATTAGTAGGCACGAATAAAATTACTTCTCAGACAATTATAAATAACAATCTAATTGGCTATTTGCGAGCTTCTGGAGTGAATTTTGACAATCCTGACTTGGCTTCTTCTCTACTAGTTGCTAGTCTATATAATGGTGCAGGGTATTTCCCATTAAGAAAAGACAATTTCATCGAAAAGCTCCCAATGTTTGCCGCCAGTCGCTACATTACTTATAATCGTCACTGGACACAGCGTGCTAATATTATGAAATCTGCTGATGGCGCTGAACGTTTTAGTAAAGCTGTATCAAGTAACAAGATTGAACAAGACTTATTGAAAATTCTGCTCTTCACAACACTTGAAACGCAAAATCACATGAGAAGTTTATATGGTTCTGATGGACGATTCTACCGCAATGAGTTGTCACTGGATAACTCTAATGGAGATACGCTAGCAACAGTCAACTTAGCAAAATTGAAACAAGGTTCTAAAGAGACTGCTTTATTTGAACAATGGGAAAAAGTCCTAACAGAAGCTAAGAAAACGGAAAATTATAATTCTAAATTGACGTATTCAGTTTATCAGATTATTGATGAACTTAACACATCTGAAAAAGATGAAAATGATAAAACAATCTATAACTATCCCGAATTAAACGGACACTTGAATACATTGAAAACAATGATAAAAGAATATTATAATTCTGAAATTGTGCCATTCTTATTTGAGTATGAATTTTTGAAATAAGCATGAAAAAGACGACTTCCGCTTGGAAGACGCCTTTTTCATATTCTCGTAAGCACTATATATTGTGTTTAGTGTAAACTGATATATAGTTCCCTTAAATAAATGGTCTGAGTCCTCTAAAGGACTATCACAATTCTCAGCATAAACAATCTTTAACGTTTCACCACTGTTGTTCCTATATGTCTTATACACATCACTCATTTTTACACCTCTACTGTTAAATCTAAACCTAATTCTGCTAATCTACTAAATGTTCTTTGGGGATTTAAAGCCGTTTCATTGATTTTAGCTCTCACCAAGTCTCGCAATTCACCTCTTAGATAAAGATGTACACACAAATCATTATCTACCAAAGCTTTATAAACTGCACTACTCATATAATCTGAGTGAGAACCTCCTAAATCTGGGTACAAGTAGATAAATAACTCATCAACAAGTTGAGCGTTTTTCTTAACCAATTCTTTATTATTTGGTAACTGCTCTACAAAAATAGCTTCGTCATACTCTGAGAGCACTGAGTCAAAATTCCAAACTTCTCTTGCAATATCTATATCTTTTGCAATTTCTTCATGAGCTTTTTGTTTAAACAACTCTTTTAACTCTGTATCATCTGCCTTATGACTAATCTTATCAAGATAATCTGCATAAGATTTAGCAAGACTAGTTAGTAATTTATTCACACTAGCAGCTTGCTCACCTTTAGTCTCCCCAAAATCAACATTACCAAAGTCAGAAAAACGTAAGGAAGCGAGACCTTTAACTAAACCAGTTACAGAAATACCGTAATTAGGAACTTTCTCAGTTAATAGACGATTAACTACCAAATAACTATCTTCTGGTGTATATGAATTATCCTCATGCAACACGTTGATATAGTTCTCAATAGTGTCAAAATCTCTACCTTTAGCTCTAAAAGTTTGATACAGAACCCCTTTATTTTCCTTAGTTAAGTATACGATGCCACCCAACTTAGAGTCATCTGGAAACTCAACTGGGTCTAATAAGAACGCAAACTTGTCAAATAACTCATCATCTGTAAGCTCATCCGAAATAGAGACACCATTATATAAATCATCTGCTTGTTTACTTGGTTTTTCTACAACTGCATGTGTTAAAATACCGTTACTGTCTCTACCTGTAGGAATAAGTTCTTTCCCTTCAAGTGCAGACTGTCCACCATTCTCCTCAACCGTAACGGTAAATCCACCTGCTTTAATTTGGTTAGGAGCAAGAACTTCTTCCTCTTCACTAGTTAAATTTGAGGAAGAGTTAGAAGCATCACTAGGCACTTGGACTTTAGCTACTTCTTCTCTGATATGTGGGAATTGTGTATCAAAGTAAGATAAGACATCTTCTTTGTTATTTAGCAACCAAGTGTATTCTGGTTGTTTAGCGTACTCTTCTAAACTTTCAGTAAAACTTACTCTTGGAAGTACACTCACACAATAAATCTCAAAAGCTCTAGCAAAAACCTCTGTTGGAGTTAAGAAGTAATTTAACATAGCACCTTTATGATAACCACCATCTATAAGACTCTTCTGATACCCTTTAAGAATCCTATGGAACTCTTCTGACATAGATAGATTTTGGTCTTTCTCATACGTGTAATCAATGTGGTGTCCATATTCGTGGATCATAGAATTTACATTACGAACACTAATTGTAATACAGTCAAATGCCGGGAAATAAACACCATGAGCTTTTCTATGCTCAATTTTACGGAAGCGTAACTCTGGTTTTTTCTCTGAGTGAGGTATTGCCTTATGAATTAAACCCCACTGCTCTTCAATACCTTGTAGTTTAGTTAAATCAAATTGCTCATCAAACTCTACAAAACTAAATCCATAGTCTAAAAACTTAGTGGAATCCATAGCAACTTGAATTTTAGTTGGAATATTTCTCTTAGTTTCAAAAGACTTAGCATAATCTGATTTTTGAACTCTATCGTACTCTTCCATAAGAGTAATGTTAAAATCATCTAAATAAAGCTCATACAAGTACTCCGACATAATTTGAAGTATTGACTTGTTTTTAGCCGGAGAACCTAATAAATAATTTCCTACACTACGTATGAGAACTTTGTAAATCCTATTAATAGAAATATTGTTTACATAAGCATCAAACTCAGCGCTTTGGAAATCCGTTGGTAAATCAGGGTAGTCCTTAAAGTATTGCTTTTGATTCGCTACTACACTAAATCCAGCTTTAAACTGTTGATTTTGATGTAAAATCCAACCTTTCAGTTTTTCTGCTACAACTTCTTTAGTCATTAAATCCAAAAAGTCTAAAACTGAAGATAGTTGAGGTGCATAATAAATGCTAAACTTATAATTAAAGAAATGATTAAATATAGAACGGTCAATATAAAGCTTTTGAATTAACGTCTTATAATGTGAAGAGCGAGTTTTCGGTTCTGCATTGTTGCTAATAAAGAAAATATGCTCATAATCTTGTTTCTCTTTATTAAACCAACCGTATATATAAGTGTAAAAAATCCCATTTTCACACTCAGCATACCCATTCATAGCGAACCTTTTCATCTGATTAATGTAAGATTCCCGCTCATCACCACTCCAAACTTTTTCACTCGAATTTAACTCTAAAGTAGGAGATTCATTTGGAGAACTTCGATGTACAACACCAATTTGACGAAGTTCTAAATCTGGTTGTTTCCCACCTGTATCGGTACTGAAAAAATCTATATTTTCCTTATCGAAATAATTAATCAACTTTTGTATAACATCATCAACGATAAAAGACCTATCTGTATTTGTCTTATTCAAAGCATTAAATAAAGACTTGATAAATCGTTCACCCGTTTTAGGGTTATAAGTTAGAGTAAGACCTACCCCTTTAGAGAAACGGTTTCTCAATAAATTTTTATATAATGTCATAAAGCTAACCTCTCAAAATTTTCTAATATAAATCAAAAAAGTAATGCAAAAATGACCTGCATTACTCTTTCTTATTTTTTTTATTTTGAACTAACATCTAAAGCAACTTTTAAAGCTAAGTCATTCTTAATGTCTTGTCCGGGGAACTTATGACCTAAACTTTCTTGAGCTTTTTTAGCCCTCTCTTTACGAGAATAACCTTTCTTCTCCCCTGCCTTAATCGCAATATAAGCAAGAGACCAAGCATTCAAAATTCTTCTACGGAACTCTTCATCCATAGAGTCTAAATGCTCTTTATCTGTTGTCAAAGTACCCATTTTTTCCATAGTGTGCAACAAATGGTGGCAACCAATACATAAAGTAATCAAGTTTTTCTCATCATCTGTTCCACCTGCGTGAACTGGTACTTTATGGTGAACAACCAACTGAGATAAGAAAGCACCTTGATTCTCAACCTTGTCCTTAGAACAACACTGACAAACCATTTTATCTCTAGCTTTAATCTTGTTCTTAACCTCTGGTGTAAGGTCGTCATCCCCATCACCTTTACGGTCTTGAACAATACCCTTGTCTACTGCATCTGCCTGCTCCAAAGCACTCTCTAAAGTCAAAGTACCCATAGAGTTATCTCCCATTTCAAGGAGTGCATCTACCTCTTCTGCAGTCAGTTTGTTTCCTTGTGTAGAGCTTTCTGAATCTGAGTCGGTATCATCCTCACCGGAAACACCCTCATCAGACACAACAGTTTCTTTCCCTAACTCAGTAGAAGATAGGATACCCTTGTTGTCCTCTTCTTCCAAAGCATCTCTCTCTTTACGTTGTTTTTGAAGTTCTTTATAAGCTTTATCTAAAGTAAATTTCCCTGCAAACAACTCAGCCATAGGTTCTGGGTATTCATCAGACTCACTACAAACCTCTTTCAACTTAAGAATATCCCCAGTCTCTAAATAAGGGTAAAGACGTTCGATCTGAGAAAACTTCAAACCATATTCATGCTCTAACGTAGCAAGTCCATTCCAAATTTCTTGATAATTATGTTGTTGCTGCTTGTTTAAAATCAACCCCAATAAAGGAACCAAACGTTGTGCTTTCTCATAATCAGCAAAGTGCCAAACAAAAGCCGGTATCGTTTTATACCCATTTCTTGAAGCACCATAAACTCTACGTAAACCTGAGATTAAAGTGTACATCTCAATCTCTTCACCATCAACTGAGGGTAAAGCTAAGACATCAATAGGATTTAACACTCTACCGAAGTCTTCGATAGAAGCCGTCAAACCGCTTTTTGTTGCAAATCGAGCTTTCTTATCAAATTCAGTAATAACAATAGACTCAATAGGTAAATCCATACGCAGTTCTCTGTCATACTTCATACCACTTAAAATCTTATCAATATCCTCAAACGGACTAAGAGTAGACGGAATTTCTGTGTTTGACTCAGAATCACCCTCAACAAAATCTTGAGAAGAACCTACTTCTAAATCATCTAAATTAGAAACCTCATCAGAAGTCTCTATTTGCTCTGTATTCGATTTTTCTTCGGAATCGGTAATTTCCTCAGTAGAGGTATTCAAATTAGTTGTAGGAGCTTCTGGTGCCTTTGGTGACCACTCTACAACCTCTTCTCCAACTTCTGAATAAGCATCAACCTCTTCACCTACTGATGTTTCTTTTGAACTAGGCGATACCCCTACCTCTAATTCAGTTAAATCACCCCATAAATTATCTGTACTCATACTTCGATTAACCTTACTTTCTTAATAATTGATCTGTGGTTCTACCTAAATTATCACAAACAAGAGTTATATCAAACTCAGGTGCATACCAAAAATAAACTGGCCTCTCTGGTTTTAAACCTAATACTAAAATATCTAAAGCACTATCTAAAGGAATCTCAATTAGTTCTTTATCACCAAACTCTAAACCTAAATCTTCTAAGTTCTTAACATGAGAACCTAAATCTAAAATAGAACCATCATAATCAGCACAATGATTTACTAAATCATAAAAACCTCTATAAGTATTATCCCCTATAACGTAAATCAAATTAGTTTCTAAATAAGAAACTACTGCAAATGGTTTTAACCCCGTCGTTGTTTGTTTCCAATGAACATATTGGAGTTTAGCTTTCTGTGGGTTAACTGACCAAAGTATTGGGTTTATCACTATGCTATTAAATCCAAATTCTTGGAACCTAGCATTATGATGACTTACAACGCTAACTCGTAAATTAGTAGATAAAGCACTTATATCTGCCAAATCCACTATCAAAGATACCCAATCCTCTATGATTTCTTCAAAGCTTTGATTCGACTCTAAGTTATAACGAATATAGGGCAAAGTTGTAAAACCTAAATGACTTAAAAAATCTGACTCAGAACCTCTATCCGTAAAATTCATACCGAATTCAATGTAATCAGAAGCATAGAATCGAATAGTAGAAATTAATTGAGGAGTTAAGTCTAGTTTAGTATAACTCATGTTTGGAGTTAAATCATCTTCCACAATAGATGTATATAAGTAACCACTTATTGCACTTTTAGATATTTGAGATAGTTGACTTAACGTAGTTAAACCAACCCTTTCTAAGTAAGGCAGTACTAACTGAGTACAATCTATACCCTCTCGACCAACCTCTAAAGAAATAGCTCGCTGAAAAACGCCATACTCATACACTAAAGAAACCTTATTATTACTTAGAAAAACTTCTACGTATAGCTCAACGTTGTCTCTAGCAGCTAGTTCCAATAAATCTACATAGTCTTCATAAAAAGGCTCCATCTTAGTTAAGTAAGGTACTACCCCAACTTTCTGACTCTCTTCTAGTAAATAAGTGTCACCTTTAGGTAATCGAGCTTTTAATAGTTCTTGATACTGTAAATAATCTCTACCTAAATTAGTATCCTCAGAACGCAAAAGCAATAATTCCCTCAATCGTTGTAAATCTTTCTCTAGCAAATAATAAGAAGTTACTAACTGCTTATCGTAAATACCTTGTGCTAAAGCTTTATCTAAACGGTTTACTATCTGCTCTTTCTTATCTAATAATTCTTTAAGCTTCGTACCAACCTCAACTGCACTAGGTACAATACTTAAAAAAGGAGAAACTTTCAATTTTGTCTGCAATCGAAAAGCCTACCTCTCTATATGCTATTTTTAGTTATTTTATCATTTTTTATACTTACTTGCAAGAACTTAAACAAATATCCAAAATAAAAAATAGTAAGTGCTTGCCACTTACTATTTAATCACCAAATAACAAAAAGTCATCGATGCTACCCCTAAAACCAATACCATTAAGATACCGATTAAACGTATCAGCTTTAGTAACCCTAAATTCAACTTACTCAAAGTACTACCTACATAAACTTCTCGACCATTCTTACGAATAGAACTAGCAGTAGATAATAAAATTAAAGAACTACAAGCAAGTAAAATCATCTCTATAACTACAACAGTCAACGAGTAAAAATTCGTGATACGAGCTACCGTAGTAATTAAAGTAATCTCACCGCTAATATAATTGCTCGAAATATTATACCCTAAAGTATAACCTAATGTAACTGCCATCAGAAGAGCTACAAAGTAAACAAAAGGTCTTATCGACCCAATCTTAGAAGTAAAACTTGAACTATTTGAAAATAGAGCACGTTTCATAAACCCAATACGTTCACTTAACGTACCATCAACTAATGTGTCATAAATATAAAACACTAACCAAAACAATACTGCAACTAACAGAAAGCGCAGAAACCAACCACCCGAAACACCGACTAATTGTCTAAGCACTTCTGCTCTTATACTTGAAACGTGTTGTTCCATCTCTAAATACCTCTAAATTTCTATGTTCAAACCATGTATTAAAGCTTGACCTGCTTGTGTAGGTTGATATTCCAAGATAAACCGAATATCTTCTACCTTACCATAAATATTTCCACAGGTACTACACACTGCATATGAAATAGTTACCTCAGCGTCACTTTGACCATTTGATACTGTGACTGTCTGCATCGTAGACGGTAAATACTGTAAACCACTTAAATCAAAATGTTTTACAAACTGAGGAAAAATCTCATCATCCGGGAATTTAGTCAATTTAGACTCATACCCCTCACCGAATAAACACAAATAAGCGTGTCTCACTAACTCTGTTTTAGAACCTAATGCCATATTAAACCTACTTTCTCAATTTCTAATATAAACCGAAATAAAATATGATTCAATCGACTAAACTACTAAACGGTAACTAAACTAACATTCACAACAATGAAATAAATGTCCGACTCCTCAAACACTTCAGCTTTAACCCCAAATCTACCGAGATAAGGCGTTTCTAAAATATAAGACTTAGACTCAATTTCATCTTTACCACAAGTGTCCACCCAAGTATGTATTTGGTTCTTAGGAATACCATCGACCCACTCTATTGGATATTTTGCATATTTCTCTGCTTTTTCCCTATCTGTGAATACTTTTACCTTATAACTTCTACTTAATACTTGGGGTTTACCATCTAAACCATAAGTCTTTACACAGTGTATAGCTAATCCTACTGCATCTAGTTGGTCTTGATACCCACTCTTCAAATAAACCTCAAAGGAGTCATAATCTCTCCACTTATTCGACCAAGGATGAGCTAAGGCTTGCAAACACAAAAGAATCTCTTCTTTCTCTGCACTATCTTTCGACCAAGATGCTTTCTTCAAAGGAGCTACCCCTGTTTCTGAGCGTAAAGTAGCTTTCCAAGTCTTATTAGATACTCTAAAAAATCTCTTAGCTTTTAATATACCCTCAGCTAACAAGTAATCAAGCGTAAAGTTTAATGCGTAAGCCACAGAAGATGTTTTCGCATTATTCCCCAACAGAGCTTCTTCCACACATAACATATCTAATTCAGTATCGGAACCCTTTAAAACCTCCGTCAGCAAAAAATCCTTCAGTTCTTGCATCCTCAAACCAACCGAATAAGGACTATCCAAATCTTTTACCCTACTCTTTAAGTTAAATGTCTCTAAAGTAGAACCATCCCAATAGGCGATACCTGTTGAAGTTTTAGACAAATCCAAAGATAGAACTTTATTTAAACCTAGTTTCTCTGAACCCTCTTTGAAGTAATCTAAGTAAGTGAAACAAGGAGAAGAACTAAAATCGCCTAATTCAAAAGTAAACATATTAACCACCCTCATTCCCTAAAGATTTCTTCGAAGACTTAACTTCTACTACTTTATTCGTCAATAAAGTTAACTGAGATTTTAACCCATTGAGAGATAATTGCCCCCTTTTGAACTGCTCTTTTAAAGTCTCTATATTCTCACGATGTACAGACACAGTATAAGGAGGAGCTTTCGTGAAATCAAAAGCGGACTTCTCTTCTTGAACCTCTTCGATTGTATCACTCAACTGAATACCATATAACTTAGCTAAACTACTTAAATAACCATAGCTATTTGTAAAATGTTCACCTAAATATCGGTCTGAAAACAGTTTATGAAAACCTATTACTGTACCCTTTACACCACAACCAAAACAGTTAAAAATCTCAATACCTGTCTCTCCATCTTTGACAATACCGAGTGAAGGTTTTAAATCCTCATGGAAAGGGCAGACTACACGACTATTCCCTTTGCTAAAGGCATAATTTGAATAGATGGGTTTGTGGTTACAAACTATTCTATCCCAATAATCTGAAATAGTAATATCATACGAACCACTTACCCCTTTGTGATACAATAACTGCTCTTCTAACTGACGATAAGAGGCTTTAACGGTTCTTCTTTTAACTCTGGATGTACCTATCATTCTGAATCACCCCCTATAACTGTACAATGTAAAGTTATAGCAGACTGTAACTTATCTGTGATAATATCTATAGACTTCTTCGATAAATGACTAGGAGCACCACTTACATACTGTATTACACCATCTACTACAATAAATAACATAGAGTCACCTATGTATAACATAGTAGACTCTGTACCCTCTAAATAAGTTATTTTTCTTGATCCTACATAAGAACCTAAAATATCAAGTAAATAAGGTTGGTGTAACTTAGAAAAATCATAATTCATTAAGAATGCACCGACTTTCTCTTTAGATACACACCCCTCACAAAGATAGCAGACACTAACTCATCTACTCGAACACCTCTCAATGCGCTATCAAAATACCCTTTAGGTTCTTTAAATTTGTGGTATTCTTGACCCTCCCAAAAACCGTAAGGGCGAAGTTGTACACTATCTAATATTTTGAAAAACTCAGTCAAAGAAAGGTGGAATATAGGAACTAAACTTTTATCTAATTTTAAAACTTGTTCATCCACACAACTAGCAATACCAAAGGGTTTTAAAGAACCTTCTTCACTTACCAATTTAGGTAGTTCATTTAAGAAACGAACTACTTCATTTAGGTAGAGCTGCTTAATTTCATCAGTAACACGTGAAGACTCTTGCTCAGAATACCCCAATTGACTTACGTAATGATTCAGTAAATGCTCTTGTACTACTAAATCCACAACTTCAATATAAACTAAAGGCGTACCCTCAATCTCTGAAACCCACAACCAATCATAAGCTAAACCTAAGTCTAAAACAGAACGAGCTTCACTAGTTTCTATATCTTCTTTGTAAACTAAAGTATATTTGTTTGTGAACTCTATAATACCCTCCATAAAGAGGTCGTAGAAATCCTCAACAAATTGATCTAATATCTCTTTTGTAAATTGTTGTTTAACCATACAATACTTTCTCAACCTCCCCTTTCACTGCACTAAATGACTTATCTTCCCAATCCATGTACGCATTAACTAATTCTGAATCAATTTTATCCTTAGGTGCTAATAAGATATTAGACGAAATAGATATTAACGAGTTCCAACTCTCTCTATTCGTAGCCACCCTCAAATAACCCTCTTTATTCGATATGTATACAGGTAAAGTATAGTTTTCAGTCGTAGTGTTTAAAAACGAAATCAAACGATAAAGGTTTAAATAACCTACATAATCTGTATCTAAAGGCAACCCTAAAGAACTTACCTTTAATACATCAAGAAGACAAGACTTAGAATAGTAAGGTAGTTGCATCTGTTTAATAATTTCAGACTTAGAACCCTCAGCTAAATATTTATAACTAGATTTTGTTAATCTCAAGTCTTTTAACAGTAATAATTGTGTGAAATATTGTTTTAACTCAGTAGGTGAAATGTAAGAAATCGCTTCATCCATACTAACTAAACCACACAAAACTAAAATCAATAGACGAACATCAATATTAGAACAAACATCCTTCAACTGCTTTAGCTTATCTACATCACTTATTAACTGTCTTAAATCCTTTACAAAAGACTCTCTCACATAATTCTTAGAAATATTCAACTGGTCTACAAATAAAGCTTTAAGTGGCTCTGATAAGTCCGTAGGTTTTAAAGAAAACTCCTGCATAAAGCTACTTAAAGAAACGTAAGATACCCCACCCTCCACTATACTAGAAACACTTGAAGTGCTCTGCAAATAATTCAAAACGGAGGTCTCAACAAACGTACCTACCCCTTTTACATAGATAGGGGATATACCCATCTTACTTAATCTGGACTTTAAATCCTTAGTTAAATCCACTAATGTATTCTGTGTCAAAAAAGCACAAACTGTGGAATAAGTTACTTTTGATAAAATATAAACTTTACGTTGAGTTTTACTACCTACAATATTATGCAATCTTAAGTCTAAATACTTAATTAAAGAGTATAACTGAACAGGTTCTAAAGAAAGCTCTACTGCAACCCTCTCCACAGAGTAATCTAAAGTAGATTCCAACTCCTTTACAAATTGAAAGTATTCGTCAATTAACTCATCAGCCCTATAATATGAAACACTTGTAAATAAATCTTGAACAATAGACTTAGGTTCCGAATCTAAAAATCGGTCTATAAATTCACGATTATCATAAACTTTACGCAAAGAAGACTGAATACTCTCTAGTGTATAAACACACAAAGAAGGTGTTTGCGAATACAACACCTTACTTAAACGTGAATAGTGGCTCTTCGAAATCACTTCTAAACCATTTATAGTCTGCAAAATCTCATATTGAGCCTGTGATCGAATATAGTCCTCAGATAATCTAAAATAATCAGAAAGCTCTTTTATACTTACATACAAATCAAATTTAGACATTCACATCCTCAACATCCAAAACAACAACGTCCCCATCTCGAACTTCAATTGTTTGGTTCTTCATCTCTAACACATTATTTGCCACTTTATCCGTAAATACTGCGATAGGTTCCATCTCACCTGCTAAACGAGAAGGTAACAGATACATTCTAGCTAAATTCTTAGAAGACATAGCGTCATTTGTATAAAGCATTAAGTTTAAATCTGCAGACTTTGTTAATTCTTTAGAGTCAGCAGTTACGTTACGCAATTCTCTATGGATACCCTTACCTAAGTCTTGAATAACATCTGTTGCTAACTGAGCCGGTAACCAAATGCACACATCCAATAAACCTTTTAAAGTCTCCAAACGAACAGACAACTTCTCTAAAATAGTTTTCTTATCTGGGTATTGTTTACTGTCCATAGCTTGCGCATAGTCAATTACAATAAACTTACAATCTTTTTCCTCAGCAGCGTCTCTCAACACCGTATCCACGTATTCTAACTCAAACGGATAATCTGGTAAATATATTTTACCATAATTTGCATTTTCTACCAAGTCCATGCGTGAAATTTTTTCAAGAGCAGCCACAGACTCATCTAAAGTACCATATTGAATAGAAGAACCTGAAATCTTTTCGTAGTTCTGACCTCTCATAACATTGTAATAGTAATCAAAGTGAGTGGCACGTAATTCTGCCATAACCTTACCGGCTCCACCCTCTTTACCCCAAAAACAAATATTGAATCCATTCAATAAAATCTCATGAGATAAACGAACTGCAAACTTTGACTTCATCCCCTTTTCTGGGGCAGCGAATACTGCAAAAGTATTTGTACGTATACCTTGAATAGTCTCACCTAATGTAGGTAAATATTTTAAATCAGTCAATAAAGTTGGTTTCTTTAAGTCATCTTCGTCAAAGTCAATATCACTAGCACTAACTAACTGAAATGATTTATCCTTACCCAAAGATGCCTTGATACCATTGATTTTATGAGATAAAAATTCAAGAGCACCTTCTACACCAAAGAATGATTTTCTGTTAGCTCTAATTGGATTCGTTAAAGCAATAGAAGCTTGTTGTAAAGAATCATTAAAAGCCAATTTAGCATAAACCAACTTAAAACGAGTTAAAGCATCCTCAAATGAGGGTTCTTTTAAAAACGTAGGGTTCATGTACTTTTGAAAAACCTCTACAACTGAAACTACTAACCCCTCAATCGCAGTCATACCCTCACTTACATAAGAGTCGAATTGAATACGGTCAGAGTCTTGTGCAATCTCAGAAGAATTCGCTTGCAAATACACTTTCAAATAGTTCAAATCAAGCTCTAAACCACGTTCCATCTGAACCTTACGTAACATCGTATAGAGAACATAATTCTCATTTCTGAAATAATCAGGTTGCAAACGACCCATCTGACCCCTTAAAGTATCAAAATCTCGTAATAGATACCCCATCACTTGGTTTTCATAATACTCTAATTGAACCTCTGGACTTTTATCTCCTATCTCAACAGGTGTGATATCCGAAACATAAGAAGACTCTGTACCCTCTGCTTCCGACATCAACTCCCATAATTCTTTATCTTCAAACATAGATGAAGTACTTAATCCCCTTTCTTCTAGTTCCACTTAAATTTTCTACTACAACAAACCTCTGTTGTATTTTCTCATTTTTATCTCATATAGCTCTTTAGAAATAATACCTTTATGATAGGCATCTTCTAAGTTCATCTTCGCTTGTCGCAACTGCTCTGACGAACCAAAACCACCACTATCTAAAGCATCAAACTTAGCACTTGTACTTAAATCTGAAACATCCTTAAGTGGTTTAGAGTTTGCACTTGAGGTACCATTAACAGTACGTGTAGTTTCTCTATTAACTGTGGTAGCTCTGGAGTGACCTCTTTGTTGATAAGATGAACTCTCTAAAGGATTTCCAAAACGGTCTAACCCCATTGCTAAAAGTTCAGACTCAGTATATGGCTCACCTGTAAGATAATTGTATGTAGGGTTATTCATTTGATAAGCACTATCTCTATAATCTCTACTTCCCAAAGCTCTTTCCTCCATAATAGGATACTGTCTTAAGTCTACATTATGCTTATAGTAATCAGAATTAGTATTATTTTGACTACGACCTAAACCAAAATCAGTAATAGCGTCTTGTAAAATTCTCTGAAAATCCTCAGTATCTTTACCCCAAAAGTCATTGAGATAAATATTATCCTCATACCCTAATACCGAGATGATAACAGAACCAAAGAAAACACCTCTACCTCTCTGTACACTTGCAATCTTACTCAAATCTACGGTTAACTGATATTTATTTAGAATCAACCCTTTATCTAAAATATGCAAACGTAAATTCGTAACACAAACTAAAACTTTAGCATTACCACTTTTACAAGCAGTAATATAACGAAGTTCTTCATCTGGTCTCAATGTTTTAGCCAATTCTTTTAACTCAAAACCAGTACCAATAAAGGGAGTCTTTACTAACAAATTTGTTACTTTTTGTTGCTCCAAAAATGGAAGTATCTTTTCCGTGTAATAAGGATGTGCCATAATTAAAAAACCTCAACTTAAATTTAAGAATCGGAATCCGCATCCTTGTATGAAACAATATCAGAACACCTAAAGGATACCGATTTACCTATCTTAACTTGTGCATCACCGGGTGCACTTGCAAAAAAATTTCGAACATAGGTACTATTAGAAGTTTTAGACAAACAAAACCAACAACCACTATAATCTTCCCCTAAGGCACTTATAGTAATTTGGTCTCCTGCCTCTAAACCAATAACTTGACCATCTGTTAAAGTAAGCTCAACCACTAAAACCATAGTACTTAAAACCTTCTATTTACGTTTGAATACGGATTTAATGCTACGAATAATAGCAGAACCTAACTCAGACAAAGCTTGACCCACCGTTTTATTATCTTGTTCCAATTTGATTTTAGTTACTTGCGCCTCTACTGAACGAAATTTTTCTACTAAGGTTTCTTTCTCTTTTTGAATACGCTCCAATTCATCAGTTTTTTCTTCTAACAATGAATTAACCTCATCTAACTTATTGTTAAACTCGTTTTGTAAGGTTTCAACATAAGAAGAATTAGCCTCTTTTTGGTCTTCCCAAAGCTCTTTGTCTTTATTAAAGCTCTTCTCCTTAGAAGCCCATCGTTCTTTATCAGACTGATATTCTTTCTCCATATCCTCCAACTCAGCAATGCGTTCATTCGCTTTTGTGAGTTGTCTTCTCATTTTTCGATATATAATTCTCGAAGATTTTGAATCAGTAGGTTCTACTTCCAAATGCTTGTGTGAAACAACCTCTCTTGTGTTGGGAAATCGATCAGACTTACTGTCTGATACCTCTGCTTTCTTATCTTCACTAGAATTAAGTGGAACTTCTACTTTAGGTTTACGAGGTTTAGTACCGTGTACTGCCAAAGTACCATCTAAACTTGAATACTTAGGTTTTGGACGACCACTCTTAGGAGATACTTTGTCTACTCTACTCTCTACCAAAGAAACAAGTTCCAAAGGAGCATACCCCTCTAACTCAAACTGAACATCACGTCGTAAATCATATTTTGAACGAACTTCTTCAACTACTTCTGGTGTATAAGCCATCATAAAAATACTTACACCAAACAATTGAGTGAAATCAGAACTAGATAAACTCCAACGTGAATTAGAGTTACTTACACGAATTGAACCTACTGTATTGTTCCCTTTAGATGTCGTGATACGTACAAAAGGTGCATATGTTTCTACAAGTTCTTTACTTAGTTTAATTTTCATTTTTCAATAAATCCTCTTTTTTAGTATTTTATTTATTATAACACAAAAAACATAATAAATCAATAAAAATAAGAACAAGAGTTGAATTTTCTTAAAAACTCAACTCTTAGGTCTTACTTTCTGGGAAGTTCTATCTTATACGAACCACCTACAATTTGAATCTCATCAACTGCACCTAAATGGTCAGGTTGATTAACTGCACTGATTTGGTCTTCTACAACCTCGGATACCAACTGTTTATATTGCTTATCTTTTCGTGTAAATAACCGTTTGAAGAACCCTACTTGCTTAGGTTTAGATTTATCTACCTTTTGTACGCTGAAGTCTTCATCCTCTAACCAATCACCTGTACGCCCAAATTCTGTAACGGTTGGTGCCTCCAAAACAGCAGTAACCTCACTCTGCATCTCTTCTGCGGATAGATTCTGCTCAATAATCTCGGTTAATTCTTCCTTTACACTCTCTAAATCAACAACTTCACCCATTTGAGTTACTAAGTCACCCGTAGTAACATCACCCAACTCATAAGATAAACGCAAAGGCTCAAATTTAATAGCTAAACTCTCTATCTGCTTGTAATGGTTCTCTACTGTATCTGATACCGAGTTAAGTACCTCATCTAAGTCCATAGATACACTATCTTGTACTAAACTCAAAGATTCAGAAGTACTTCTAAAAGCTTCACTCTCCAAAGTTGATAAAGAGGTCAACATAGAATTTTGTAAACTATCTCTATGTTCTGACATAGAATGCACTAATTGAGAGTTATACTCATCCAAAGAGTTAGAAGTCATAACTGAAAATGAATGAGACTGACTGTGAACCAAAGACTCAGATAAGCTTAACGAATTAGAAGTACTCTCAGATAAAGACAAACTCTCAGAAGTCGATAACGATTGTGAAATGGACTCTGAAGTACTTGCAGACATAGACATTTGCAAATTCTCTTGCGCTTGTCTTAGTAAATCTTGTAACCACTCAGACATAAAAGGTACTAAGGTTACCAAAGATGTATCCTCTAAATAATAATCAGAAGCTACAATCACTGCACCTAAATTATCTACTGAAATAGGGTATGTATAGTGTTTAGTCCTTTCTACACCTGTTTCACCGTCCACCTCTTTACGAATAACAGTTAATGTCGAACCTACTAAATGCTCTTCCATACCTGTATTTACAACTAATTTTACAAACTCTTCGTCCCCACGTAAATTCGGGTCCTCAATTAATCGAGACTCAACATCTTCAGATTCAAATACAACCTTACCTAATAAAGTAGTTGTAAAACCACCATTAACTTGCATTTCTGCTTGATTACTGCGAATTAATTCCACTTTTTATACCTATCTTTCTAACATCTACTACTACTAATTTAAGCCAAACAAGGCAGCTTCAGAAGCACTAATTACTGATTTTGGTGTGCCTTTTTGTTTACGTGAAGCCTTTTGCACATTTTTACCTTTAGCAACCTCAAGCTCTTCTAAAGAAACTTCTGGCATTTTCAAATTTAAAACTGCATTTGAATTACTAATGACTTTATTCGTTCTACGAACTTTATCTTCCTCAGTGCTTACTTGCCTTGGAACACCTATATACAAGTACTGACGATTAGAATACCCATTCTCAGAACCCAAGCGCTGCAAGACATTATTTATCTGTGAACCATCTGTTAAAATCACATACGTAGATTTACCCTCAAAAGCTCTTTGACGGACAAAATCTTCTACAAGATACCCATCTTCTCGTATGGATGGACTGTAAGCTATTACCACAACATCACTTAACATTAAGTTCTCATACTCTTCACGTTTTTGTCTTATTCCTTGTAAACGAAAAGGTGTAACAAAAGGATGAACGCTTAAACCTGCCTTATAAGCAGAACCTAATATCCAAAAAGCAAGCAATTCAACATCAGCTCTTACCCCTAAATAAAACAATACGGAGGTTTTTGGTTTCTTAGATAAGGACAAGGAACCTACTAAAGACTGAATCGCACTCTCTAAAGCATCGTATTGGTCTTTATCTAAACTCGTTGAAGTTAGACTACCTAAAACTTGTGTTAAATCAACTGAGAGTCTTGAGAAAACTCTACGTAAACCCAACTTTTCAGATAAACCTAACTTAGAACCATCCTCAGTAGATACACCTTTCAACACATGTTCTTCTCTTAATTCTGCACATAATGGACAAGAAACCATTTTCTGTTGTACAGTGTCAAATACTAAACCATCTGAACACTCACTAGATGTACATAATTTCATCACACTCTCCGTCTCAATTATATTTCTTCAAAACAGAAAATAGAACATCAAAAAATTTATGTAGGTTCATACCCTCTGTTATAACTGCTCTCAATCTCACCCAACCATTTCGGAATGAGTAATTTACCCCTAATGACTCTAATATGTTTGAATCTCCCGAACCAAACTTACTACCTGCATAGTAAGGAAAATCAATACAAAAATGAGCATAGTCTCTTACTACACGAAAATCTGCAACAAACATACTAGATTCTTCTTTATCAAAATAAAAGTACCAATTTAACTTGTTAACTTCCCATTCATAATCAAACTCACTAGACTCAATATTAAAACCTTGAGAACTATGGTCTTGCAAAGTATACTCTGTTACTAATCTTTCTAAATCACTTAAATTCATTGGTGTTTTCATATTCTAAACTGCTTTCTATTCAATTATTTCAATCATGTCTCAATACTTGTGAAAACCACTCTCATCGAGACACCCTTGCCAAATTTCATTACCCTCTGAGTCTAACTTCAAGAGGTTAATACGAGAGAACTCAGAACCTGACTTAGAACCACCGTCAATAAAGTAACGAGTAACTAAAGGCTTTTCATCTAACTTCAAACTATCTTTCAAAATTTGATTTGGGTTTAGTGGGTGCTCATAACCTCCCATTGTACAAGTAGGTGTGTGACCTGAAATAATGGTTTTCCCTTTGAAGTCCGGATGTAAATCCACATCTGTTAAGTGGTTCAATGAGTCAATATAAAACTCACGAGTCCAGACCATACCCTCTGTATCTTGCTTGTCTAATGGTAAATCCAACTCAAAACCTGCGTGGACTAAAATGTTAGAACCATCTTCAAGATAATAAGGTAAAGACTGCAACCAAGTGACTTCATCATATAAATGAAAAAGCAACTGCTCTCTCAAATCACTCTCAGATACGTAAGGTATACCCAAATTTGCTAGGGTTTCTTCCCGACCGTTCATGTACCACCAGTTTGTAGCGAATGGACGAAAAGCGCTATCTAACAAGAAAATATCATGGTTTCCAACAATCGCTTTTGCTTTACCACTATCACATAATTTCTTCACAAAGTGCAAAGTATCTAATGTATCATTTGGCTTTAAATCGAAACCATCTATGTAGTCTCCACCAAAGCGAATCTCACACGTAACATCTGAAAACTCTGGTAGAGTTTCCAAATGTTTCAAAACCTCAAAATTTGCATGAATATCAGATAAATATAAATACGATTTCAAGTCACAACCTCCCCAGTATAGACCTCCAATTATTTCTCAGTAACTTCAGTATTGAAAACAACTGCGGCATAATAACGATATTCGTCATGCGAGATAGAAATGCTTTGAATATAAACATTCTTATTCCCTTCTGCATTCAAAATATCTTCAATACGACTTTCCAAATCAATAGTTGTTGTAGCACTGAAAATTCTTACTCTACTTCTTTTAGCCATTTAAAGTTAACCCTGCTTTCGTTTGTTCTAAGTCATCAGACCACTTCGGATAATAAATATCGCCATCCATATTTTTATTTGAATAAGATACCACTGCAATAGCCGAGCTTGCCCCCTCAGATATTTCTTGTTTTGTAGCTTCAACCACAGTATCTACTACTTCTCGATTTAAAAAGAAATTATTTAACAAACTTACCTCATGTTTGGTATGTGCTAATCTATCTTCGGTACTCGTACACGCTTCATACAAAACTTTGTACTCTTCTCTTCTTGCTAACAGTAAATATAAGTGCTTATCATGAATATCTTGACTTCTAACAATCCGACCCTCAATCTGATTCGTAATACCTGAATTTCCTGTAAATGAATAAAAAATTAAATGATTGATGAACCCTAAGTTTAAACCTTTCTTTAAGTTTGTTACAATCACACGAAACCCACCTGAGTGAAATTCTTCTAACTTAGCTGCTTTCTTTTTAGGTGTATTATCTTCACCATTTATTGTGAGAGCCTTGATATTTAACCCCTCTAAAAACTTGACTAAGATATTCTGAGCCTCAACCGAATGAACATAAATTAGAGCCTTATCTCGCCCAATCCTATACCTAAATAAATCCTCAATAACTTGTAATTTAGGTAACACCTCTGGTGTAATCTCTAAATCGGGGTCGAACCAAGAAGGTTCATCCCAAACATATCGTTTGTACCTTGTCTTACTAAACAACTGATTTTGGTACTGCGAAGGTTTATATATAATCAACTCACATGTAGAATTTTTAACAGATACCCCTAGTTCTTTTCGAGCCGTGCCAAAAGCCATAAACCTAGTTGAAAGTTTAAACAACTCTGGGTCTTTATACCCTAAAATCTGATGTGTTTGGAAAGACTTCTTTACAAACAACTCTTCAAAGGTTGTTTTAAGAGGCATCACATTTGGAAATAAAAAGTTTAATTGATTGTACATACCCTCTATTGATTTCTCAAAAGGTGTTGCATTCATAATCACAATGTGATTTACAAACTTATCTCTCACAGTTTTACAAGCTTTATATATATCTGACTTAGTAGAACCTAATACAGAACCTTCATCGATAAAGAAATAATCAAACTTACCATACAATTTTGTTGTATGTGCCAACCACAACATAAATTCATGACTTGAAGAAATAGCAGAATAAGAAGCAACTACACCACTAGGAAAATCTAACTCCTTCTGCTCCTTTATAAACGCAGAAACATGGTTTGAATCTCCCGTAGTAGTTGCTACATAATCACCCGTAAAACGAATAAGCTCTTTACGAGCTTGGTCTACTAAACCTACCTCAGTTAAGAACAAGTAACGTAAAGGTTTTCCTTTAGTTTTACGTTTTAACGCATCAACATGATTAATCACAGAAGCTACAGTTGCAGTTTTCCCTAAACCTACACTATCCATAATCAAAGCAGAACGAGCCGCCAAAATAAAATGAACACCATAAGTTTGGTACCAACGTAAAGAACCTCTATTTACATTCTCTTTTAGTGAACTTTTAGTAGTAATTACAGTAGTTACTTGCTCTGAAGTTAAGTCTAATAAACTATCTGCTAACTCAGGATAACCCTCTTGTTGTTGGTCGTTAGATGCCTTCTGTATAATACTATCCAACAACTTATATCTTTGTATAGGTGCAGATTTATCAATAAAACCACCCTCATACAAGGAAACTTCCGTAACTGCCACGTATTTTCACCTTTCTCACACTTTTTATACTTAATTCTAGCAAACTAATAGAAAAAAGTCAAGGGATACCCTCAACTTTATTCTTCTAAAGCTTTATAAAATGCGTCAAGTATTAAAGAGTCTACCTCTTTCTTATATTCTGGATTTAAAGCAGTTACTACGGGTTTATATACATCACCGTAAAGCTTGCGCTCTGGAAATAAAACCTTATATTGAGAACCTTGCCTCTTAACCTTAATCCCATGAACTACAAGCCAACCACCTACTAAAGCAGAACATATCCCGCATATCCCATTAGGAATTCCCTCAACGTTAACTTTTACAAAGCGAATATTCTCAACTAATCTCAATTTTCTATCCTCTTTGTTGAACTCAAGTCTAAGAGTGCGCAAATATCAACAACCCACTCTTTCTTAAAATTTTACCTTGTCTAACTGCAGATTCTATCTCATTCGGAGAAAAATAAGTTAAGGCTAACTGCTCTTGAACTCTTAAATTTCTACGACAATAAGAAACGAAGTCCTCATTCAATAAACGAACACCTTTATCCGTAGCTGCATTTGGTGAGCTAACAGACTTCTGAGGTGGTACATTCGAAAGACTACTTGGTTTAACTTCTCTTCTTACACTTCCTTGGCTACTATTTGAAGAATTATCCGTTTTTACAAAAGGTTTCGGTTCTACTACTTGTTTAGGTTTAATTACCTCTTTAACTACTTTAACCTTATCTTTCGCAACATAAGACCAAGGTTCACGCTTACCTATATAAGTTGACCTAAATATTTCCTCTTTAAATTCTACCCTCGTAGGTTCTGTATTTAAAGTATCACCAAACTTCTCAGAATGGCTCAGATTTAAGTTTTCCTCACCGAGGGTACTTTCTGTTATATTTAATGTTAAGTTCGATACAGGGGAGTTTAGAGGGTCTAAAAGCAATTCCTCAGACTTAATATCCTCAGAAGTTTCAAATTCTTTACCTTCTAATTCATCCTCTCCCATATCATCTACATAACCTAAAGACTCCAAATCCACACTCGCAAAAGGGTCAACATCATCTGACTTAGCTACAGATACCCCGGTTGAGCTTTCCTTATTCGGTAAATCTCCCAAGTTTATATCCTCTAAGTTTGCAAACAAAGAATCAAAATCTACAAGCTCAGTCTCAGTATCATCTACGACCAACTCGTATCTCGTCGGACTTGAAACCTCACATGTTTTTATACTCTCTTTTGAAACCTTAGGTAAAGGTCTAAATAACGAAATTCTTTCAAATTCCCTCTTTTTAACTTCCTCATAAGTTTCATAAGTAGACATCTTTCTAGCATACACTTGCATTGCAAGCAGAAACCTAGAACTACTAATTGGATATGTAATTTCCATATTTTATCTACAACTCCTATCTTTCTGCCAATCTCTACTTAAATATCTTCGATAAAATAACTCTTGTCTGGGAAACGTAAAGAATCCTCTTGTGCAAAATCACTAGGATTTACTTCCAAACCTAATTTGTTTAGTGTTTTATCCGCTTGCTCATCTTTCAACCTACTTACATAAGCAGATGTAGCTGCTTCTTCTGGGTAAAGTTTAGTCCATAATTTACGTTGTGTATCATACAACTTATCTAAACGCTCTTTACCACCACTAATACTCATAATTAAAGGAGCATGTCCAAACTTAGGCTCATCAGAACCAGCTAAAGTGTAAGCAAAGTCACCTGTGTTCGTAGTTGGGAAATCAATTAAACGATACGAATCTTCCCAAATAGTCTTCTGAATTGGTTGACCTGCTTTAACCGCAAATCTATTACCTACCATACGAGAAGCAGTTTTAGGGAAGTAATCATTATGGAGTTGGTGAGGTACAAAAATCAAGAAGATACCTACGTTAGGAAACGCAGTTAAAATCTCACTCAAATATGCTTTGTACGTAGCTTTCTCATCCTTGTCTAACTTCTCAGCAAAGGAAATAATCTCATCCAAAACAACAAATAAATATGGTAATTGCTCTGAATCCTCTGAACAATTATCATTATAGTTTTGAATCTTCAACTGATTACCTATAATTTTCTTACGTCTCGGCGCCTCAACAGAAACTACCCAATCAAGCAAATCCATAATCGCTTTAGTACCCGTCGCAAACTTACGCAAGTGAGGTAAAGTGATTTGGTACCAATCAGAATCCTTATACTTCATATCTCCTGCAACTACTTGTACTTTGCGAGGAGAGTTCAAAGCCATCATCTGATTGACAATACCCGTAGCTAAGACAGACTTACCTGTTCTAGCCATCCCAGCAATAATAGTACCTGTATGTTTAGCTAAATCAAGTAAAATAGGCTCTCCATACTCATCAGCTCCAAACACAACTGGTAACTCATTCTTAGTATCTAAGAAGAAGTCTTTACTCGAAGCAATCAAGTCTCTCAACATAAAGGATGTACCTGTCTGTTTAAAGATAGTAATAGCAATACGACTACCTTTACCTACTGCAGTTGTTGTTACATTTTCACCAAAGTAATCTTTCATTTGGTCTTTCAACAACTCTGTAATCTCTTTTGCAAAGAGAGTTTCTTTACCTTTTAACTTCTCTGGTCTATCTGTAATAATCTCAAATACAGATACCCTCTCAGTTATGGACTGAACGCTAACCCAATCTTCCTCAGATAAACCTTTAACTCCACCTGTTTGTGCGTCTCGTAAAAAAGTCTCAAGCTGTTTAAACTCAATACTATCCTTCGAAACTTCCCTAGACCAATCGGGTTTCAAACTAGACCCATCTAACATAGACAAATATTTGTCTAGTAATAAACTACGTGTAACTAACTCTGGTTCAACTAAACCACCAGCTAAATCAGAATTGAAAGCACTCTCTGAAACCTCCTCTAACCTAGGATGCTCCAAATCTTCTCTTGAAGATGTAACGTCACTACCCTCATCATCTAAATCCTCTGGTTCTTCTAACTCAGTATCAACTACTCCCCAAATATCCTTAGCACTAGGTTTTGAACCTAAGTCCTTTGGGGTAGCTAAAGGACTAAACTCATTCTCATCCTCATCATCTAAATCATCAAAGTCTGTAAAAGCTGAACTTCTTGGTTGAGGAGTCTTATCAAAACCCCTACCTGAGAAAGGCTCTAGTTCTTCATTATCATCAACTGCACCCCAACCACCAGTCGCTCCAAAATTACTAAATTCAGACTGTGGATTTGGGTTGAAATTAGGCTCCTGAGAGACAAACTCACTAGGAGAAGAGTTGAACATATCCAAGGAATTATCTTGTTCCTCGGTTGAAGTATCTACTAAACCCCACTCCTTATTTTGAGCATTCTTATATAAAAATAAACCACCACTTAAAGCACCTCCTACAAGTGAAACCAAAATACCCGGTGCAGTCGCAAATTTTGTAAAGATACCAAAGACAAATGAGAACCCACCTAAAATACCATAATAAATTAGAGTTGCAGTTAACCCTCTTCTTAGCTTGTAGTCGCTCCTAAACATATCATCTGTCTCAGAAAGAACTGGCCCTACAAACCCATATAAAAACTTCCAAGTACCTTTAACTACTTTAAATAACTTGTCCATCCAATCTTCATGTTGTGGTTGTACTTGTTGAGGTTGCGAATGAGGAAAACCGGGACCTTGACCCATCGGAGGTTGCCCAAATGGAGGACGAGCACCCATAGGAGAACCCATTCCACCACCTATACGATTTGCAAAAGGATCAGACTGAGAACCACGTAAACGAGACATAGGGTCATCCCCTAAGTTTCTGCGCATACCCTCAAAACCCCTGTCTTCTATCCCATTTTCAAAACGCCTATTCTCACGCTCACGCCTTGCATCAGACTGACGAGTTAAATCATCATTTGAATTTTTCCAATCCATCAGCGTTTACCCCCTAATAACATAGCTAAGACTACTAGTACATATAAAACACCTAAACAGATGACCAGTAATCTACTCTTCTTTACCTCTTCTGCTAAGTTAGGTGAAGTAATCGAATTGGAAACACCCCATAAAATACCACCTAAAAATAGCAACAAACTTAAAATTCCTACCATGTTATCTTTTTATTGAATAATCTACGAGATTATTCCCTTTCTTTAATAAATAGTTTGTTAGTCAGTATCGTTAAACAATACCTACTCTAACTGGATGTAACACTACACCCTCTATCCCATCTGTAAATACATTAGGGAATACTTTTTTCATAATCTGAAATGCAGCGTTGATATCTGCATTGATTTTAAATCCTTTATTGCTTACAAATAAACCTCGGTGTATTCTTCTTTCCTTGTTATAAAACTCTTTTTGAGGAAGTTCATCATCAAGAAAACTTGTACCACTTGTATAACTCTCTTCCGTCAAAATAACTTGGATACCACAAAGTTGTGCTTTGTACCAAATCTTATCAATTAACTTTTGATGTGGAATGGAAACAAATGCTTGATTAGTTACTTTACCTAATGAACTCGACTGTTTCCAATTCTTATTGTTTCCAATAACAATCGTATTGATTTGGTGTTCAAGTGCAAAATCGACAAGGTAACGACTCACCTTATGTAAGTAATCTTCTACTTTTAAATTGCGCTTTTGAGTCAAACGATACAAACGAATTGTGTAATGTTGATTATTCATCTGGTTTGCGACTTTTTGATAATGTGCCTTTTTCTTATTATAGTATTGATTATTTGATTTCAGACCTTTACCGTTGATAATAATTGGGTTTATCCCTATATTTGTAACAACAGTTGCTAAGTTATCTAAACCTAAATCTATACTCATATAGCGACCATTATCAGAAAGCAAATCAGACTCCACCGAAATACTGTATACAACCTCCAAACAAAAAGTCTGATTTGTAGGAACTAGTCTAATTTGATTAATCTTTTCAAAATTATCTAAAGTTATACACCTTGGTTTAACTGTAAATCCACAAAACGACTTAGGGAAGTGTAATAACCCGTCTTTTACTCTTACTTGTTGATTCGTAAGAGGCAGAATCATTTTTCCATCTTTTGGTTTATACTTCGGTAACTTTGGTTTTCCTTGATACTTCGCTTTATTCTTAGACCAATCCTTTATAGACCTAAAGAAAGAATTCCAGTTATTATCCAACAAATGCAAAACTTGTTGGGCAGACTGAGCTGTTGGCATATTGCGATAATCTGGAAAATCTATATCTTCTCTTAGAATTTTATCCAAAGTTTGAGAACGCAACCACTTACCTGTTTCTGCAAATTCATTGCGAACAAGGTAATTTGCATGATTGTATAAGTTCTTAGACAAATGTGTGAACTCACAAAACATATTGTAATAAGGATGACTCTTTTTAATTATATGTTTTTCAACTTGTCGAATGACTTTCATCTCCAAGTAACTCCTCAATCAATTTGTTTTTACGTTTACTATATAAGTCTAATGCGTAACTATTTAGTAAATGAACTATATCATCAAATACCTCTTCACTATCTAACTCTGTAGAACCTACTTCACTCATAACGATAATCTTACAACCGTGTTTAGCAAATAAATAAGAAAATAGTTCAAAACCTACTCTTGAAAGTCTATCTTTATAAGTGATAATAACTCTCTTAACTTTTCCTGCTAAGACTTCATCTAATAATTCGAAGAACTGAGTTCGTTTTTCAAAACTGATACCACTTGCTGTATCTTGGTAGACACCATTTAAAACGTAACCGTTTTGGAAACAGAAGGTTTTAAGTAGTTGAACTTGATTGTCTAAATCCTTCTTCTGCTTTGCAGTAGAAACCCTTGCATAAATGTAAGTTTTGCGTTCAATATCCTTATTCAATAGCTTATAGACACTATCTGAGTCATAATCATACTGACCATTACCTTTTATAGTAACTTTTATTAAACCTTCTTTAACGTATTTAGTTAGAGTAGGTCTTGTAACTCTAAGAATTTGTAATACTTCCTTAGCTTTCATATTATCACCACCTTTCTAGTTAAATTTAAGTAAAGTATATCAAAATAAAATAAAAGATGCAATTATTTTTATTAAAATAATTGCATCTTTTATAACTTGTTTTAATTGTTCATGTGTCTATATTTTGCATTACTACCTTGACTTTCATCTTATTTGTTGACAGACTCAATAACAACCTTATCTACATCAACTAACTTTCGATACTTAACGGTAACTGTATCTCCTACTCTATAATTAGCTATCTCCGTATGGTTCATCGAAACCGTAAGAGTAGCATTACCTACGGATAAAACCATTTTGTATGTAGCAGCTAAATCAGTAGAACCCTCTAAATGAATTTCCTTTACAGTACCTTTAGCAACTAAAACCTCAGAGGATACCCCTACTCCATCTAAGTTCTTAGTTGAAGATTGCTCTTTCACTTCACTCCCACCTAAATCGGAAGACTGTGATTCTTTAGGTTTATTTGACTGTTTAGAATCACTCTTAGGTTGCTCTTTTGCAGAACTAGAACCCTCTGGGAAAATCCTATCACTATCTTTAGGTTTAGAAGTTGTATCACCCGTAGAACTCGAAGCAGTCTCCTTAGTATCCGTCTTAGTTACCACAGGTTCATTCGTAGTTGGTGCCGTCTTTTTAAATTTATTAGATATAAAAATCATAGTACCAAAAATTAATAAACTAACTACAACAACGGTAACAATTATCGAAAATGGAGACCACTTCTTCTTAGGAGATTGAGCATCAACTCTATTTTCCATTTGACCATAATTCTCATAGTGGTTAGAATCAAACTGAGGGGTAGGATGCCCTTGTGGATGTTGAGTATATCCACTAGACTCGAACCCATGTGAACCTTGTGACTCCCACCCACTACCTTGACCTTGATTAAACCCTTGTTGAGGAAACTCATTTGGATAAGGTTGTTGAGGTTGTTGAGGTTGTTCAAATCCAAAACCACCCCCTCTTTGAGTTTTAGGTTCAAACATATCCTGTTGTCTGTACTCTTGGTCTTCCTCTAACGAATTAGTCGTCTCAGAACCAAAATTAGACGAACCAAACCCCCCTCTTTGTGACGAAGGTTGTTGTGGAGATTGTGGAGAACCCCAATCCGGTACCCCATTCCAATCTCCTCCACCTTGATGTTGTCCAAAATTACGCTGACTCATCTAAATTACCTATTACCTTCTCTAAACTATGTGTCTCAGTATTGAACACTAAAACATATTCAGAACTAATATCGGATAACTCACCTGTTTCTTTATGAAAACGTAAAGTTTCATGGTAGGAGTTATCATCTCTTTGATACAAAGTTACAATATCATCGTCATTAATTAAGTATAAGAACTTGCAACGCTTGTCAGTGTTCCAATCTAACTCTAAAGCTAAAGCACCCAATAATCTCAATGGATTATAAGTAACACCCGTAGGTGGTCTTCCTGCTAAGTACTCAGCCCATGAAACTTTTTGTCCACGTAAAGCTTCAGTAAGGACATCAAAGCCTACGTAAAACTCTTTACGTATAAATTCCTTGAGTGAAGAGCCATCTGAAGGGAATACAGAACTTAAACTTTGCAAGTAATCAGAAACAACACACCATTCAAGCAAATCTTCCCTTAAAGTTGAAACAAAACGATCTTTTGTTCGCTCATTTAAACAGAATTGAACTAGATATGGACTACCTTGAGGTTTAAATTCCTTCAACAAGTCGTTTAAAATAACCAAGTTCTGATACCCTAGAACACTGTCTGAAAAATCATTTAAAACTAACTGCACTAAATCAACATAACGACCTTGACTAACGTCCTCTACTACTTTATCCGACAAAGGAACATCATAAGAGCTAAACACTTTCTGTTCAACATCAACTGAAACAGCATATTTAAACTTACCTTTAAAAGATAAGTTGAACTGCAAATCAGAACCCCCACGCACTTGTACGAATCGAAACTGTTTCAAATTGTACACTGCAATATTCTGTAAAGCATTAATGTGCTTAAAGTATAACTCAAACCCTTTTCTAAAAGCATCTCTGACACTTTTACAGTCATCTAAAGCAGTAGAGTCTAATACAAATCTAAAATATCGTTTATCATAAAACATGTTACTATTTAACACCTACATTCTAACCTTCTAAATCACTAAAGAACTTCGTAAATTCACTATCCTCAGTAGGTTCTATCGCACTTAGTAAACCTAACTCATTCTCTCCCGAATCATTCGAAATCTCAATTTCTGAGGCATCAGAAGTTTCATCATCTTTGTACTCTTCAAAATTAAATCCATCTCCTAAAGGAAAATCATTATCTGGATTTGATGCAAACATATCCGATAATTTAGAGGGTTTCGTACTTTGTAAAGTCTCACCCAATTGAAAAACAACCTCATCGATACGCAACTTATCCAACTCTTCTACTCGCTTCATATACTCATCATTGAAAGCTTTTTGAGCCGTCTGTTCATACTGCTCTACTACACTTAAATGACGAGTAGAAAATTGGAAATTTTCAGCTCTATTATTAGTACCGATACCTACTAAAGTTTCTACACGCTCAACTGAGCCTAATACACATAATAGTTCCTCAAAGTTAGCAGAGTGAATTAAAGGTAAGACTTCAGAATACCCTCTACGAAACACACCTTTAGACTCATTCGTTAAATAATCTTTAACTTTTTCTACACTCATGTTAAGAACCTACCTTGGTTGTTTCCGTAGTTTGATGAGTATCGGTTGCACTTGTCTTATCTTTGTTTAAAACCGAGTTTGGGTCAAAAGTAGAACCCTCAAAGGCTTTCGGTCTACGTGAAATCTCTTCATCATACTCTTTTAGAATATTATTGATAACAGTTTCTCCCTCACTATACTTAGCGTAATTATCGAGTTCCATATCATTTGAAACTAACCAACCCCCTGTGCTTGTACGCTTAGTTAAAGTTAAATTCACAGTTATAGATTTCTTCTTAGCACCCTCAGACTTCCAATAATTTGAAACATATTCGTATAAGAAGTTTCTAGCTTTAGTTGAATCTGCCTCTGTTTTACGGTAAGAATAAATACCTTTTAGTAAGTTCTCTCTATCCGATTTCCAAAAATCCTTATTAGATAAGTCTAAAGCCTTTAATTTAACCGTTACGTTAGTTTTATCATCCGCAAACGTAGCTTGACTTTCAATACCCTCAATTTCTAAACTCAATAGAAATTGTTGATACATAGACTTCTTAAATGACTCCGAATATGTAAACTCTGCTTCTGAATTGAAATATCCATTCAAGGTTTTCAATACTTGATCTTTGTACGCATACTTCTGAGCAGTAGCAAAGTCTAATGTAGACAATGAACGTAAAAAGGTACGAATAACCTCAGTCTCCGACAAGTTCTCATCACCTAAAGCCATACGAGTACCCTCATCTGACCAATAGTAACCCTCACCTGCTTCACCATATTTACGAATTAAACGTTTCTGCTCTTCCTCAAAAGGCGTTAAAGACTCCTTCTTAGAACTCTTATTCGTAGTTTCTACTTGTTCATCAGAAGATTTAGCTTCATTTGCTTTTTTCGAGTGATTACAAGCACGTACACCCATAAGAAGAACTACAAGAGCTAATACACTTAAAACAGTGTACCTAAAACCCTTTTTACTCCACAATTCTTTTACCTTATCCAAGATTCATACCTCACTAAAATTCTAATTCCCCAGTCAAACTAACGGGTTTTACTAAATCAGCAGATACCGCTGCTATATCTACACTTCTACCTGTAATGTAATTGTACTTCTCTGGTTCCTCTTGCAACATATCATAAATTACTCTCAAGTAAGCTGTTGAATAATACTCAATACACTCACTAAATCTCATTTGAAACTCTATAAATGACTGAATACTTACCGAACTTACACTAGAATCAACTCCCTGCACACGTTTCAATCTAGCTAAACTCTCTACTAGGAAGTCTGTCTGCTGCTCAAAAGACCAACTCTTAGCTAAATGAGTAATCTGATGAACCATACTATCCTCAGACATCAATGCATAACGCTTCAGTTGTCTTACTTTCTTCTCCTCTTCCTCTTTCGTTAAGTAAGTTAACTTACGAATACGAGATAAAGCAAGTTGTCTTTGAGGATAATCCCCCTCAGCAATGCCTAAATCATAAAAAGTCAATAACAATCGTGTCAAACCTTTCATAATCTGAACACCACTTTCTGGGTATCTTGTGGCAGAAGTTAAAGAATAACCTACCGTTTCAAAATCCTCTAACAATAAAGAACCTGTATACAATTTAAGAGCTATAGATGTGTTCGAAGTTAAATTAAATTCTCTCAACGAACCACCTACTCTATGAGCATCAATAGTTATGATACCCTCTTTGGACTTCTCTTTTATCTTAGCTACATAACCATTTACAACTGAAACTGGTAAAACCATGTATTCACCCTCTACAAAAGAAACCTTCTTTCGAGGGAAAGACAATTTACCTTTAGATAAACTAATTGTTGGAAAAGCCAATAAACCTTGATTTAAAGTACTCCCAAAATCTTTATAGATTTTACCAAGACTTGTCTTCTGTCTATCAGTTACTTCAACTGCACTCTCCAATAAAGGTAAAGCCAACGTACCTAAGCGAACATCTTGTTTCCCTAAGTTAAAACCTTGCAATTCTTTAGATTTGAAAGGAGAAGTCACTACATAACAATACGTATTTGCAAGTAACCATAAACCAAAACGCAAATCTTCAAATCTCTTAGAAGAACCAATTTCAAAGGGTAAATCAGACAAAGCTTGACTACGCATCTTACCCAACAAAACCTCAATATTAGTTCCACTAACTGAAAAACTTGGGTTAAAACCCTCAGAGTTCAAGAAACCTAAAGGTAACCCTCTATCCGCTAAAAATTCTCCGACCTTACACAATAACTGCTCTTGTTCTTTATTAAATACCAATCGTCTAAACCACCTTTCTTAGTTCGATAACTTTGCCACCAACTTCGCAAAATCTAACCTTGAAATCTCACTTGTGAAGTCTGGTAAACCATCTTTAATGCAATTAAATAAGTTATCTCTATACAACACATATAGAAAGCCAAAGTAAAGCTCAAAAGGTAGATATGTTTCACAGAACTTAACATAATCATCTAAAGAGAGCTTCCGTGAATGTTTATAAATATCACCTAACACACTCTCTGGTGCGTAGAACCAAATAGATAAAAAGTCTTTTTGACTCTCTAAACCAACTTTTAGTACAGACTTAAATACACTATCAATTTCTGTTGTAGGAAGTTCTAAAGAACCACCTTTAGCAATAATATAGAGAATTCCGGCTTCACCGTAAGTTAAATAAGACTTCAAACCATATTTACTCTGAAGTTCATCAATAAAAGTACTGTTGTAATGAACCCCCTTAGCAGAAAACTGATTATATGCATTTTCTCGCAATACAGAACCGTTTAAATGCAAATACATAGAACCATCTGCACCATATTGGTAAGGAAGATACCCTTTCAACTGTGCTTCCAACACATCTTTAGCGTCCTCTTGATTTGTATTCTCATCAATATCAACATAAACATCAAATGGACTCTTTACCTCAACAAGTAAATGTGGTGGCACATCCCCAATAAAACTTTGTGAGGAATCTGCCAATAATTGCTCACGTAAACTCTCCCAAGAATGTCTAAACTCAGAATTATCTTTACGAGTCTTTAGTAAATCTTCCATCTCATCAGAAATTTTATCTAAAGTCTCTTTTGCATTACCCTCACGTAAAGCATTCTGCAAATCTTCTAAAGTTTGAATATTTCTAGTTATAGTATCGATAAAATCTGCTTGGTTACTTGTTAACTCAACCGAATCACCATCAATTAAACGGTCAGCCACAGATTTAAAGTTAGATACCCCTTTTAATAAGCCATCTTTATCTGTAAATACACCATCTACACGGAAAATAACACCACCCTCAGAATCATTTAATTCTAAATCATAAGTGGATAAGTCATCATCTGATGAAACCCTTAAAGTGCTTAAACACTCCCATAAGTTATCACCAACTGTAAGCGGCATAGAGCTACCCTCAACTAAGATAAAGGTTAATTCCTCACCTTTTCTCAGTTCTTCCTCAATCGCTAATTGAACCGTTTTGCGTTTAAATTTGCGAGAAACATTTGAGACTGCCAAAGCTAAAGCATATCCACTAGGGCTGTAAGAGTGACTTGTATTCTCCCTATTGTCACTATCCAATAAATTCAAAACAACCATATTGTTTTGCATCTTATCACCTTTATTCTTTCTTCTGATAATCATTTAAAGTACTCCAAAATAGCTCTAAATCAGACACCTCAGAGAAAATTGAACGCAAAACCTCAGACACCTTTAACTCCAAAAAAGGTAAAGACAAACCGCCAAAACCATCTTGTAAAGTATCTAAACTTAAACGACCCCTCTCCGTAGTAGGAACAACAATAGAAATACTACTTTGAATATCTAAACCTCCAAATTTAGAGGAAATTACACTTTTTATACAGTAAGATACATCAGACAAACGAGCACCTACTTTAGACAGATTCGGAACTAACCCCTCTATCTCTAAAGGATATGAACCACCTGAACTAAAGTATACAGGTAAAAGTTCAAAATCTGAACCTAGATAATGTACTAATTCTATCTCATCTGATTCTAACTGTTTAAATGTCGAAGCGGCTAACTGCAAACCTCGACCACAACTAATAATCCGAGTCAACTAAAGAGACCCCTTTCTGTTCTAATCTATCTAAACTTCGCTTAATTAAAGATTTTCTCATTGGTGTTAATGAAATCAATAAACCATCAGAATCAAAACCATCTCCAAATATTCTTGAAAATTCTTTTAAATAGCTTTCTAATTTAACGTTTCCACTATGCAACTGAGAACGATTTGTTACTTTATAAAAAAGCTCTAATTTACCATCCCAATTTCTAAGATAATAAGGCTTACAACCTTTAGAAGATACCCTTGTGTATTCTCCACCTAACCCCTTAAAACAATTAACTAAAGGTAAGGCTTTATTATTGTCAGAATCCCAACAAATGTAATTGTAATACAAAGGATAAGTAGTTAAACCACCTTGTGAAAAACAAATTTTATAAGGTGTTATACTTCTTACAATCAAGTTTAAACCTTGTTTTTCACAATCATCCAAAATCTTCTCTTGTTTCTTCAACAAAAGTTCGTAAACCTCAGAATAAGGAAATTTCCCTTTAGAACCCCTAACACTAGCTAAAATATCAGCAACTTTCTCATTAGTGACTGCTATGGAACCTTTTAAAATCAAGGGTAAAATAAACTCTTCTTGTTTTCGCTTTACCCCTTTTAAAAATGTCCAAGCAACACCTAACTGAATACCTTTATCTTTTGCCACCTTAGTTAAATACGCATAGTATACAGAAGATAAAGATTTTTCAACCTCAGTATACCCATCGTGTATCGAAATAGAAGCACCTAAGGTTTTAGGTAACCACATAGGGATATCACTAGAAACCTTGCTTTCAGAAAGTTTAACTTGACGAGTTTGCACCCTATCTTTAATCTCACTTACACTCTTCACACTATTAAAAGAGTAGACTGACTCTAAATAATCAACTTCTTGGTTGTACTGTAAGTAAGAAAGTACCAAATTTAAACCTATTTGGAAAGAGTCATTTTTAACAACTCGACTTTGAATATACTCTAAATAATTAATGTTTAACGTAAGAGAAACCCCACTAAGTTGGTCAATGTAGTCAGTAAAACCTAAACGCTTAAGTTGAGGTACAATATACTGAGACAATTCAAATTTCCTAACAATAGTAGGAGAGTAGGTAATTCCATAATCATATAACATGACTTTTAAAACTTCAACTGCACTTCTCATTTGCAAATAACGACTATACAAGTCTTTAGGTGATAGTTTTGTTATCATAACCCCACCACCCAAATCTCTTGTATAATCGTACCATCTGGTGTTGGTAACTCCAATTTAGAATACCCCTGCAACTTAGTACTAGACACTAAATTTCCTCTTAATGCAATATACTGCTTAGAGGTTAATGAACTAGCTTCACGTGCACCATAAGTTTCCGTATACTCAGTCAACGAAACCGTAGTAGAAACACTCTTTAAGTACAAAGCTGAAAGAATTTTAACAGGTTTAAAGCGTATAATACTATCGCTCTTTAAATCCTCTAAAGACTCTCTTTTAATTAAAGTATGACTGCGATGAGCCAAAGTATAAACCTTAGAACCTACTATAAACTCCACACCCACTGTAAACGGACGACTTCTTACTAACAAATTTCAGACCTCTAAACTACATTTTCTCAATTTTAACATATTTAGAGGTAAAAAGCAAGACTTAGCTTATAAAGAATTATTTGTTTTGAAGACTACGCTGCTCTTCCAATTTCTTCACAAATAATTTATAAACAGACATAATATCTTCTAACTTAACACCTAAACTTAAGATACCCTCATAGTATTTATCTAGTTTCTCTGCACTTATTTCTAATTTTCCATCTTTAGATGGGAAACTTTGAGAACCATAACCAAAGTACTGAGGTGAACTGTACTTAGTATACATCACACCACCTACTATTCGTGGGATTTCCTTACCTGTTCTGTTATTTTGAATATCAGAGAACCAAACTAATTTGTTGTAAGTACTTTGAAAATCAAACTCGGTAGTTGAATTAGCCAACGTCTCAAAAACTAAATCCTTATAGGCGTCTTTCGTACTTGCGAACTCTTTAACAGAGGCAAAGAAACCATGCTCTAAAAATTTTAGAATTAGTTCTTTATCCGTCAATAGTAAACCATGCTCACTAACAATAGAAGTTCGAATAGATGACCAAGCACCATTCTCAGCTAAGTCACCCTCAACACTAGGTACTAACTCCCCTAAAAGAATATACATATTATACAAAGAAACTGCGCCAAATGTATTATCCATAAAGTTATATCTTAGACGATATGCTCTTTGTTCCTCCATCTCCTTTAAGAAATGAATACGTAAACTGTTAGGTACTGGAAGTTTCAAAGCGTTAAACTCATTTACAAATTTTAACAAGTACTCAAGCTTAGGTGTAGGTTTAAGGAAACCTTTTTCAACTAACACATTCCATAAAACTGGTAACCCAATGCCTAAATTCTGTTGATACCCCAACTGTTGACTATAAGCATAAGAGTAAGTCAACATTTCATTAAAGTACCTAGTTCTAAAACGAACTAATTGATTCTGAACTTGACCTTCAACATTAAAGAAGTCTTGCACACAGTCTACACCGAAACTCAACTTCTCTCCTGTTGCTTCTTCCTCAGCCACAAATTCCCATTTAATATCATGCCCTAAAGTACACTTACCACCAGTTTCATAATAATTAAGCTCTTTGAAATACCACGTTCCACCACCCATTAAAGTAGCTAATTTAGCTGCTTTAGCTCTAAAATAGTCTGTATCCGTATTCAAATTCAACTCAATGCGCTTTAAACCCTCTTCATAAAAACCATCTTGAAGAAACCATCTAGATAAAAGACGTCTCTGCTCTTCTGTAAATACAGAAGAAAAATAACGAACGTAAGAAGATACCACTGGGTATTGTGAGCCTTGGAAATTCTTTAATACAGAACTTACTGAACGAGCCAAAGTGGGAACTTTTAGCTTACTATCACCCTCTTCAACAAAGTATAACCCACTCTCTTTAATGTGTTTTAAAACTTGTTCATTCAAAACTCGACCCTTATCAATAAAGGCAGTAGGTACACTAAACGACTTTAATTTCTTACCGGATTGCATGTAAAAACCATATCTGTCTTTACTCTTAAAGTGTATACAGACAACTTGCTTAGGACTAGTTACCCCTAGGTCTGCTAAACTCTCAAACTCAGAAAGAAGTCTAGCCCCCCCATCTATTAAGTTATCTTCAATCTCACCAACCGATTTACGCACTACCATAAGTTACACCCCACTCTTCAAACGTGTCATCACCTCTAGATAATAACCGTAAAATTGTCTTCCACTGTTCATAGCTTACTTTTTCTTCTAAAACAGAAGTTAATCTAAGGAAATCTAAGTCATAACCTAATTGATAACACTGTTTTAAAATAACACTTAAAGCTCTAAACTCTTTCTTATCCAACACGTCTGAGTTATTGGAAATGTATCTAACAAACCTCTCTGGGGATACACTAAAACTTAAAGGTGTTGTATCAAAAATGCTTACAACTGCATCATCTGAATAACTATCAATAGCTACATGACGTGCTAATTGCTTTAATCTAAAATGTAAAATACCCTCTTCTGAACTATAACTAACCAAAGAATAACCAACTAACTCAGAGTTTGACTCTCTTGGAAACTCTAACAAGGCTAAATACTCTCTACTCATTTAATCTTTACTCCTCTTCTGACATAGAAACTTCAAATGCAATAAGGTCTAAATCCATTGTAGGCTCTAATTCTTTAGAAACTAAACTTATAGTCGATATAATACCTGCTGTCTCTTTTTGTATGGTGTAATCTTCTCTTGGAAATGCTAAACCTAACTCTACTAAACGGTTATACATAACAGTAATCTCTTGTTTACACTCATCAACGCTAGTTCCTACGTAATAAATATTTTTTGTCTCAGTATTACGCATTCTTGAACGGTCTTGTACAACTAAATACAAAGTAACACCATTCGTTAAAATTACAGATAAACCACCTAAATGGTCAGAAACCCTCTTTAAAGACACAGTAACTACTTCTGTCTCTTGCCTATAAAGAAAGTCCTCAGAAATCCAAAAATACTGCAAACTAAGCCCCTCTAAAACCTCATCCTGACCTACGTATTCAATTTGTGGGTCAGGGCTAACATACCCATTTGGTATCTTTATATCACTAGCACAAGCAACTAAGCGATACCCCTTTGGTGCTTTGATGTTATCGAGGTTTAGTTTAGAGAAAGCTAAAAACCCCTTATCGCTAAACTCTTTCTTAGTTGAAACATAAACAAAATCACAATCCTCTAGCTCTTTAAATAAATTATCAGAACTTAACCCTTTAATCTTTACAAAAGTTAACAATTCGGATGCAATAGGACTTTGTACTAAATCTAAATGATGTAAACCAAATACACTCGGACTTAAAGACTTAATGTGATTTATAACTTGTTTAAATTCTCTCTCAAAGATTCTATCCATAAATAAGGAGCTTGTAGTATATGGAGTTATACTCCGATACTCAGACTCTTGACCTAAAGTATCTTCTTCTAAATCCTCACTAAACACAACTACACCTCACTTTAATCTCTTGGTTCTAAATAGACTGTAACCACCAAAGCATTGTTATCACGTGTCATTTCTGCACCTACTAAATTTTGTTTGTTAGGAAGTCCGAAAGTCTCCACTGCTAAAGGAAGTCTATGTCCACCTAATTCAACTACTAAGTTGTAATCACTCATACCTAAAATGTTAGAAATTAAATTTGCAAGAGCTTGAAAATCAACTGCAAAAGCCGGAATCTTCTCACCACTCAATTTAGTAGCTTGTGGTAATGAGTTTGTACAGTAAATCCCAATTTCCTGCTTCGTTCCTAAAGGTTGTTTAGCTAACTTCTCTAAAAATTTCTGAAAAGCAGCTACAGTTTTCTTTCTACTCTCTAATGCTTTTTTACGCAGTTCTGTGTCTTTAGTTAAATACTCATAAGCTTGCACAGCTCTATTGAAATCAATAGAAGCAATAACTAATTTATCATTCACATAATAATACTTAAAGTAGTCTTCGTTATCTAAAATATCTTTAATACTCTCATCCGTACCTTGTACTAAAGCACCCGAATCAAGGAAAGTTCTTGGAATTGGTGACCATGTGATACCCAGCTCTAAATTGTTCTGACCATGCATAGTAGGTAAAGCTAATGCCATTTGACCTAATGCAGAAACCGTTTGTTTACTCATAATTAAATACCTCTCAATTATTATTTCACTATTATCTGTTTGCATTACTCCCCACTCCCTGCATTACTCTAAATAAAAATAAGTAGGCAAGAAACCTACTTACTAATTATTTACCAACTAAATAAGAACCTAAGTCACCGAGTTCAATGTACTCCTTGTTTAATTGCCGATTCGAAACACTTCTAAAGATAGGTACACCTTCTGAACCTTTAGTTAATCTCTCAAAATCTACATCGGAGAACCCACTGAAATCTTCCAAATTATCAAAACCAATATAGTATACCGATTTGAAATCAATTCCTTTATCTTGTAAATTAACCTCTAGTCTCTTCGCAAAGCTCTGACATTCTGAACATGAAGATACCCCTATAAATAAATAGAAACTCTCACCTCTATCTAGTTTAGCTGCTACTTCCTTTGCACTAGTCTGCGTAAATTGACTCACAATCCTAGTGTAATTATCACGCTCAGAAACCTGTCTATAATAAAGAGTACCAAAGAAAGAAATACCTAAAACAAGAGCTGAGAACCCTACTTTCAAATAAGGTAATAAATCATAATATTTGAGTTTTTTGTTCATATAAGTCTACACCCTCTCTAAACGTGTTTTAAACCTCTCTGACACACTTTAAATTTTAGTCATATTATTTACTTACTTTAAACCTTAAACTCGTTAGAAACGAAATTAGGGGCTTAGATGTCCATTTTAAGACCTAATTCTAAATTCTCATCTGAGATGGCAGTCTGTAATTTATCTTCCGTAGAAGTAACTTCTCTTAAATAATCTATCAAGGAATCTAAAGACCTCAAAGAAAATAGGTTAGCATCTGAAATATACTTACCTGTGGATACCCCTATCAAACCTACACGTAATAGATTGTTTTCCAAAGCTCTACGATTAGCGTCAAATACAGTAGGTGACATTGCTATATCTAAGAACACACCACACTGATTAAATAAATCATCTAAGTTGTTATTAGAGATATTAGGATATAAATGAACATTCGAGTATTTGTTTAAATCAAATAACTTACTAGACATCTGAGTAGGTGCTGCTATATGAAACTCTAAATCTGGTAACTGTTGTACAAAATCTTCAATCGAAGTTAATTGATCCGTTTGTGTAGTTATCAACACATCTTTAAACGAACCTAAGTCAGATTTACTAGGAACCAACAACATCATAAATTGAACCTTACTCAGTTTCTCTAAAACACTATAGGTAGACCTATTCGTCACACTCAAGTTAATCTTATCTGAATTACAAATTACATATTGTAAGTTCTCTGGTATAGAGCTATCAGAAATTTCTTCTTGGAAAATCAAGTCATGACCATTTTCTAAACTAGATAAAACAATCTCTAATGGTGTGCCTAAGTGATTAAACGTTATAGGTTCCTTAGAATAACCCAGCTCAGAAAGACATTTGTTATACAAGGATAACTTATTCAAATAAAGTCGATTTTTATATAAAATAGAACCTACTAAATGGTTCTCATCTAGTAGTACTTCCCCACTCACTGAGTAATAACTAGTCGAAACTAAACCTAATTCCTTTACGTAGGTCTCTGTTTTAAAGCAGTACCCATACTGATTGTAATAGTCTTTCTTATAAGGATACCCTGCTGGACTTAACCACCAAACCTCTTTTACAATCCGTTCTATAGGCTCACCTTGTAAAATAACTCTCCCTACAATCATGTCATTAGACATAATAAAGAAGTCTGCACCCTCACGCTCAACCTCATAAGCAAGAGGTAAAATTAAATCATTCAAATGCAAAGGACTATACTCACACGTATTATACCCTAAAAAATGATAAATAGAATGAACATCACTGGGTAAAAACCCATCATCCTCAATCACAATAGTAGGGTAGTCTTTACCTTGTCTTAATTGAGTATAATGTATATCCCAAGCATCCTGATCATACCTCTGAAATAAATTAATCATCTAAAAATTCCTTCCAATACTTCACAACCGAATCCTTTAAATAAGCACTAGCTAACTCATAAACCATAGCTCTATCTAAGTCAGCTAAGTAACTTCTTTCAATAATATCTGCAAAAGAAACTAAAATGTCTTCACTTAAATAATTATTATCTTGAGGTAAGTCTAAAAGAAAACCTGTGATACCCTCTCTTGTAAATGTTGGTGTACCATAGTTAGCTCTAAACCCACTTACATACAATCCGGAACCTACTGCTTCCAATAAAGATAAACCAAACCCCTCACCAGATGATGCACATAGATAAGTTGAGTAATTTTCATAGATACCCTCTAAAGTTTGATGTCCTTTCAGTTTTACATAGTCAGAAATACCCAACTCTATAATTAAGGATTCTAATTTAGAACGTTCACCACCCTCACCGTAAATATCTAAATAAAGGTCGTGTTGTTTACATACTTTAGCAAAGGCTTGAACCAGAGTATCTAAATGCTTTTCATCAGATAAACGAGAAACAGTAATAAACTTATGTCTATCTCTTTCTAAACCACCCTTTACAGACTCTAAAAACCCAACGGGTATAGTTTTTACTTTATCCGAACCTAATTGTAACTGCTCTCTTAAAATACTCGACTGTAACTCAGTAGAACAAATAAAGACATCTACGAGGTGCTTATTCCTAAACTGGTAATCATAGTAATTGTTCCACAAGATACCCTGCTCAGTTACACCTTCATGTACAAAGTGCTCTGCGTGAACCACCACTACCAACTTAAAGGGAACTCTATTCTTCAACTCAAATACAGCTTTTGCCGTACCTGTCGACCTATCCAAAATAACCATATCCTCAGAACTTAAATTCAAACGTTCTAAGAACACTTGGAATAACTTCTCTTTGCTTGGGTAATAAACCCCCTCATATAGAAAAGAAGAACCTAAAGAACCACCCACATATTCTTCCAAAACACAAAGAGAATTTTGATAGAAAACTCGCTTATAGAGTTTAGCTACATTATTTACTGGAGTATAATACTCGGAACAATAAAGAGATTTCTCTGAGTAATAATCTTTACAAACCAAACAATAGTTATGAACATACTCTAACCTATTGTAAAACCCTTTATTTAAAGCATCTTCATAGGCTAATACATAAGTTTGTTCCAACAGTTTAAATTTAAGGTTAGAACCTACTCTTTCTAATTCATAACTTGAAAACATACGTTTCAAATCCGTTTCAGTAAGAGAGCTTGGATGTGTCTGTCCCCCTAATAAAATATCATAAAACCACAAGACATCTTTACTAGCTATCCCAATATTATCACATAATTGATAAACTGTGGATACCGAGGTGAAATCTAAAAAGATATACTTCTGCTCAACCTCTAAGGATTTTAATGCAGAATATCTATAAGCCTGTGCGTATTCTACACCACTTGAAGCTAACCCAATGCCTAAATTTACGTTATATATTACCATTTAAAACCTCATTTCTATGTCTATCATTTTACTATAAATTAGCTATTTTGTCAATAAATCAGATAAACTAAACAAAAAGAGAGGAAAAATCCTCTCTTTTATATCTACCTAAGTGATAATATTTAGTTTTCTTCTTTACGTTTAAGACCAAAACCAACGAAACCAATACTTGCTAAAGCAATACCCAACGCAGATACCCAAGTAGAACTTGCAGTTCCTGTTTCTGGGAGTTGCGCACTTGCAGTCTTAGAACCTTCAGACTGAGTAAACTTAGTTGCAGTCTTAGAACCCTCAGATTTAGTAAACTTAGTTGCAGTATTTACTTTAAGTTGTTTAGTTCCTTGAACACGTCCATCTGTATAATCAACTACTTTACCACTAGCATCAAATACTGGAGTTACAACACCACCGTCAGCTTTGATTTGAGCTTCTTTATCTTTCAAGTCTTGCAAACGTTTAGCTTCTGCTTCTTGAAGTTCTTTGAGGCGTTTAGCTTCTGCTTCAGCTTTGTCTTGAGCGTCTTTCAAAGATTTGACTTTAAGGTAGTCTTCTTCTTTAGCCTTAGAGATACCCTCTAAGCGTGTTAATTCTTCTTTAGCAGTTTCCAACTCTGCACGAATTGTTGCAATTTTTGCTTCTACGTTAGCAAGTTTAGTACCCAAGTCTTTGAGGACGGTAGGTTTCTTAGTAAGAGCTGAATTCAAGAAATTGAATTTCTTAGTAGCTTCTTGAGAAAGATTACGAGCGAAATCAAGTTCTTTATTTGCTTTTGTTAGAGTCATTTCTGCAACAGTTTTAGCTTTAGTAAGAACTTCTAACTCACCTTTAGCAGTTGAAAGTACTTCGTCTGCAGTGGCTTTTTCAGATCTAGCAGTTTTGAGTTCAGCTTTTGCTTGTTTAAGAGCAATAGCAACATCTTCTGCATTTGATTTAGCGATTGCAAGAACTTCTTTGGCAGTTTGCAAAGCTTCAGTGTCTTTAGCTAGACGGTCTTTAACCTCTGCAAGCTTAGTTTCAAGAGCTGAAATGTCTACCTTGTTCATTCGAATGTCAGACAAGAGGTTACGAGCAGTAAATAGTTCATAGTCAACTTTACCATACCCAGTCTTAGCAAGATATACGTCATTTTTTGCGTCTTCAACTTCTTTGTAGGCGTTAAGGTACGCTGTTTCAGCCAAGTTTACATTTTCTTGAAGTCGGGCAATCTTTTCAGCTGTGCTTGGAGCAGAGATTACTTTAGTCTTGTCGAACTTAGATTTTGCAGAAACCATATTGTCTGAAATCTTAATGTAACGGATTACAGACGTGAATGTAGCATTAGAACGGAAACCAAGACCAGTGTACTGCATGTACCCCTCATTCTTGTTTTCTGGCAATACCCCTGATAGGCTAGTAGCGTGTCCCCACTGAGCATGAGCGTCATCGAATAGCATAGACAAGACATCGTCATAAATACGTTTTTTAATGTCTGCTAGAGTTGTAGCAGGGTCATCACTAAAACCTGCCAACTCACCAAGAAGAACACCGTTTTCTTTTCCTACTTCACTTAAAGCTTTGAAGTCATGACCATACTCTTCAGTTGATTTACGAGCAACTTCGTTAGCAATGCGAATTGAATCTTCAGTTACTTTTACATTCTCAGTACCAAACTGTTTACGGACTTGGTTGATAAGGTCAGCTGCGAACAATGACAACTCTTTGCGAGTATTATAATCAAGGTTATTGATGTTTACTTTTGTATCTAAGTCTTTCTTAGATTCTTTAGGGTAAACTAAATCATAACGATATACTTCACCGTTTTTATCGAAAGTGATTTTACCAAACTTCTCGTACTCTTTAAAAGCAAGTGCTTTTAACTTGTTTGAAAGTTCTTGACTAGGGTTAGCAAAGTACTCTTTAAGAATAGAAACATATTCAGAACCCAAATTGATGTTGTAGATACCCTCTTTAGCATCTTTCAATTCCTCTTTAGCACTGTTTAGGTTGTCTTTAGCTGAATTAAGGGCTTCTTCTTTCTGAGTGAGATTAGAATTAGCGTTATTAAGAATAGTAGCTTTTTCTTTAAGAGTAACTTCAAGAGAATCTACTTTCTTCTGAGCGTCCTTCATAGCCTGCTCTTTGTCTGCAATAGCTTTTTTACCTTCGTCAAGTTTACTTTGGGCAGTATTTACTGCGTTAGTGTCTACGGTTACTTGGTTAGTTAGTCCGTAAACATCACCCTCAAGTTTAGTGATATCTGTAGTAGTTGATAGAGAGTCTACCTTCTTCTGAGCGTTATCAACCTTGTTAGCTGCTGCAGTTGCAGTTTCTTTAGCACTTTCAACTACCTTAGTCTGGTCTTCAACCTTTTCAGAAGTTGCAGATACAGATTTTTCAGCAGATTGTACAGACTCTACTGCTGAAGTAACTGCTTTACCTTTAGCATCAGCATCTTCTTTAGCTTCAGCAACCTTTTCTGGAGTAACAGATTCAACTTCTTTAGCTTGATTTTTAAGGTCTGTAGCAGTTTTTTCAGCGTCTTGTAGTTGAGTTTGTTTTTCTGAAACAACTGCTTTTTGTTTAGCTGCATCTTGGTTAGACTTATCTGAAGCTTCTTTAGCGGTATCAACATCTTGTTGTGATACAGGTTTAACAGTTTCAGTTTTAACATCAGGAACCTCTTCGTTAGTTACCGGTTTAGCAACTGTAGTAGTTTCCACAGACTTAACTTCTGTTGTAATAGGTGCGTCACTTGTTGGTTTAGTAACATTAGTTGCTTGCTCTTGCGCTCCAACAGTAGTTACAGAACCTAGCAAACTTCCCGCTGCGATAGTAGTTACAATAAGTTGTTTTTTCATAAATGAAATCCTCTTTTTCTATTTTGATAATACTATTATACCAAAATAATTTTAATAAGTCAAGTGTTTTTCTTATTTTTTTTTCTTTTCCCTTTTAAACCTAATTAAAAACGAATTAAACTTGCTTACAATCTATATAATATCAAAAGAAAGTCTGTTTGACAAGTAAAAATAAAAAGAAAGAGAACCGAAATTCTCTCTCTCAAATTTATTATTCCTCAGAATCCTTACGTTTAGCAGTTCCTAATAGTGAAAGACTAGCTAAAGCAAGTAAACCATACCCTGCGATAGAAGCTGCCGCAGTTTCAGTTTCACCTGTGTTAGGCAACTGTGGTTTCTTAGGTTCCTCTGGCTTAGGAGGTTCTGGTGTATTCGTTTTAACGGTATTAGACACATAATCTACTCCGTTAATTCTGTTCACATAAGTATTTTCAAACTCACCGTAAGCAATACGTTTCATGTGAAGTTTAACATCAGCACCAAACTCAGAACTATCTTCTACTGTTTTAAGGAAGTCCTCTTTGAATGAAACAGTGATTACACCATTCTTCTCATCAAGTACAGACTCAGTGAATTTAGTTAAGTCATCACCTACTTTGTAAGTGTGAGTTCTACGAACCTTAGAACCTTTACGGATAACGTCTCCAACTTTAATAACAGTACCATCTTCTAAAGTAACTTCTTCTGTTGCTTTAGTATCAGATTTAACTTCTTCTAAAGTAGTTACTGTGATGTTAGTTGAAGCAATAGCTTGATACCCTAGGTATTTGTCACCTGTTTCATCATAATCATCCAAGAAACGAACTTCCCAAAGATGACTACCACGGTTAGAAGGTAACTTAGCCCCTTTGAGCAAGTAATCAAACTCTTGACCGTAGTTAATAGTTTGATTATCCACAGAAGTGCTATCGACTATTACATCCTTCTTAGGTGTCAAGTTAGGTACATTGTTTTTAACTACATTACCGTAGTAACCATTACCAAAGTCAATTTGGTAAGTTTGGTTTTCATACTTACCATTGAAACCAATATTTACAGACATAGGCATGTGGAAGAAAATGTCAGTACCTGTTTTCACGTATTTATCGTAAAACGCTTGACTATCCTTAGCTACCCAAATTTGGAATTTACCAAACTTAGAAACATCGATACCACTATCTTTGATAAGTTTTTGCACACGTTCAGGTAGTTCTGAAAGTTTAGTAGAATCAGCTTCATAGAAGTCTAATACATCTTTACCAAGTTTTTCACCTTTAGAAGTCACTGCGTAATACTCTTTCACAAGAGGTGTTACTGCATTCTCTTGGTAGTTATCAATGTAAGCAAAGCCTTTAGCGATAGCTGATTTAGAAGATTTATCTTTGATGTATTGATCCAAATCCCACTCAGCTACATAATAGTTCACATCAGATTGTAAGAGTTCTTTACCGTTGATATTCTTACCTTCTTTGTTTCTATTATTCTTAACTGGCTGAATTTTGTGGTTGTGTTTACCACTTGGATTTTCTGGGTCGTGAGGATTTTCTGGAGAACCTGGTGTATGAATTCTCACTTTGTTAGAGTAAGAAGTATAACCATTAGGGTCTTTACCTTCAGCACCACCATTGATGTCGAACTTGAATACGTTTTCGTAAGTTGCACCATCGTTCAATACTTTGTAGATAATAGTGAACGCTGTTGGAGTGTAAGGAACAGTACGGTCAGCATTAGCTTTTGCGTATTCTGATTCTGTACCCTTAACTTCGAGTAAGCGAGTTGAGTCATTATAAGAAATGTCATAAGACTTGTTCGCTTTTTGCATACCTGCAATATTCAACTCGATACCCTTTGCAATGTAGTCAGAGAGGACAAGACTAGTTGTAGTAGGACGTCCTGCTGGCAAAGCTTTAGGCTTCAAGATGAAGTGGTTTGTAGAGTTTTTAGCTACTGACTCGTTATTGATATCAGCGCCCTCTTCGTTACGAACTTCTTTCTCTACTGGTGTATTTTCATTTAATGAAGTTAAATGATAATGAACAGTAGGTACTTTAGGTTCTTTAGGAATCTTGTGGAATTCTGGGTCCCTAGGAGCAGTCAACTTAGTAAGGTCTAATTGAGGCTCTTTTGGAACTTCTACAAGTTTCTCTGGAACGTAAGGAGTTGGAGTATAAGGAACTGGGTTCCAGTCAGTATTTTTAGGAGTAAACTTAACAGGAGTGTAACCTGTTGGAGTCCAAGATGTATCTCCTGGAGTGAAACCTACTTTTTCATAACTTACAGGTTTCCAGTCAGTATTTCCTGATGTATAAGTAACCTTTTCGTAAGTTACTGGAACATAAGGGATAGGCGTACCTGGAGTATAAGGAACCTTCTCATAAGTCGCTGGTTTGTAAGTTACTGGAACATACTTAGGCGGTGTAGTAGGTTTGAAAGTTACTGGAGTGTACGTTGCTGGAGTGTAAGTTGCTGGTTTAGCATCATCCCTACGAGGTGTAGGTTTTGTAGGCTCTTTTGGAGGGGTTGGAGGTACAAGTATGTTAACTACTGATTTACCACCCCACAAATAGAAAGTATAACCATTTTGATAGATTGTAAAATCATTATCTGCTGGTTTACCGTGGTCAGCATTCCATTGGTTCCACCAAGTTTTGTAATTTTTAGAAGCAGACTCAGAATATGGGTTTAAAGACCAAGTAGCACTTTGTAAGTAAGAAAGATGTTGATTAGAACCATAACCTACACTTAGGATAGAACCTTCTGGGACACCTTTTTCGTCTTCCACGTTAGTATAGATAGGGCTACCTTTTTTATACCGGTTCAAACCTGAAGCATCATCGTATTCCCATGTACCTTGAGTTTTGATACCCTCCCAATACTTTTGACCACGAACAGTTGTTTCTTTAACAAGTGATCCTTTAGGGTTTACTACGATACCTGTGGTTTTATCACCATAAGTATGACGTACTGATTGTTGATAGTCAATATCTAAGTAAACAGAAGTTAAACCTAAGTTAAGAGGTTTACCAGTTGCTTCATCAATGTATTGAATATCAAAATCTGGGTTAATGTAGTTATAAGCATCAAAACCAAGTGGGGCAGTTCCTTGAGCTAATCTACTAGTTTGCCACCAAAGATTAAATCTTGCATAAGTGTTAGGATTACCCTTGATTTTATGTTCAGGTACTGCATCAGAAGTTGAAGTAAGCCTTGCAGAAATTGTTTTACCTGACTTTGTTCGACCAATGTTATGAACAGTAAGAACTGCACCTTTAGTAATATTTGTAATTACTTCCCCGTTATAGTCCTTATCTCTTTGTTTAGTTCTGTCATACAAACCTTTATCTTGATTTGCATCGTGCTTGAAACCTTTATCTAAGGTAATTCTTGTAGACTTACCAGCACCTAGTGCACCATCTACAACTTCAAGGTCTTTAATAGTAGGATCAAAGATTGCAGTTAATTTAGAGTAATAATCTGTACTACCACGTTTAGATTCGTCAAAGTTACCGACAACTTTAACCCCCTTAACCTGACCTTGTACTTTTTGCTTGTTGTACTCGACAAGTTTACGGTCGTAATCTGCTTTTTCTTTATCGTACTTAGCTTTTGCAGTACGGTAAGCTGTCATTGAACTGTTGTAGTTAGCTGATAATTTATCATTTTCAGCTTTTACTGAGTTAGATCTTCTAGTATTTTCCGCTACTGCAGATTGTGAACGTTTAGCTGTTTCAGCTTTAGCAGAGTTTGAACGTTTATCATTTTCAGCTTTAGCAGATAATGATTTAGTACGGTTGTCATCTTCAACCTTTTTAACTGCATTAGAACGTTTTTCGTTTTCAGCTTTAGCAGAATTAGAGCGACGTTCAGTCTCAGCTTTAGCTTGATTAGAACGACGTTCATTTTCCTTATCTGCTGCAAGAGAACGGTCATGTTCATTTGTTAAATTCTGTTTAGCTACATTAGAACGTTTTTCGTTTTCTTCTTTAGCAGAGTTAGAACGACGCTCATTTTCTTTGATAACTGAGTTAGACTTAAATATATTATCATTCTCAACAGCTTTAGCAGAATTAGAACGACGCTTGTTTTCAGCTTTAGCTGAGTTTGAACGTCTGTCGTTTTCATCTTTAACTGAGTTAGATTTAGCAATATTGTCGTTTTCTACTGCTTTTGCTGAGTTAGAACGTCGTTCATTCTCAGTTTTAGCCGAAGTAGATAGACGGTTATTCTCAGCAACAACTGAATTAGATTTAGACGTATTATCTTCAATTACTTTTTGAGCAGAGGTAGAAAGACGAGTGTTTTCTGCATCTACTGACTGAGATTTAGCTTTGTTTTCAGCTTCAATACGAGCAGAGTTGCTAAGGTTATGAACTACAGTCTCAGAATAAGTAGCTAATTTTTGGTTATAGTCAGCTTTCTTAACTAAATATTCTTTGATTGCATCTTTGTTAAGACCTTGTTGTTCAGCTAGAGAGCGAACGTAAGCTTGATACCCCTCAATTGTTGTACCATCTGCAGTATCTTGAATTTTTTCAGATACTTTAATGATTGCATCTTTGTATCGAGCAACTACAGCTGCAGTGTCGTCATCCAAAGTTTTGATGAAATCATTATAAGATTCAACTGCTTTAAGATGCGCTTGGTCTAAATCATGGTTGAATGCAACAGTAGATTTCTTTTCTTCTGCCCACTGAGAAGTTGCAGTTGAGTGAGCTGTTGCAGTAGATTTAAGTTCTTCTGCTTTTTTAGTTTCTTCTGCAGAGATAGATTTAACTGCTTTAGCAGTATCTTCTGCAGTTGCAGTTGTTGGAGCCACTTTAGTTTTATCTTGAACTACATTTACACCAACTTCTTCTGCTTTTTTAGCTTCTTCTTGAACTTCTGTATGGTCAATAGTAACAGGAACGTCACCCGTTACTTTACCCTCACTTCCAAGGTCAGCTTTCTGATTTTCAGAAATAGAACCTGCTGCCTCACTTAAGTTAGTTGAGGCATTTCCTGTAGGAGTCTCATTCTTAATAGTAGACTCTTTAACCTCACCTGAGACTTCTGACTTAGGTTCGTTAGCTTTTACTTCGTCAGCACTAACTACACCTGTGTTCATAGCAATACTTAAAGCAGCTAACCCAAGAATAACACCACAAGCACCGTAACCTTTGTAGCGTCTAATTGAACCAAATGCTTTAGTTTCTCTATTAAATGACATATATACTTTGTCCTTTCCTAAAAAGTTCTTAGCAGATACCCAATGTACCCACTTATTAACGTCTAAACAACCTCTTCCTCAACAATAACAAGAAACCAAGTTGTTTCTACTTGAATAAGTTTAACACAGAAGAAAAAAATAGTCAAGAAAAAATATCTTAACTACTTTTAAATAGTCTTATTTATTGCCAAGTGTTTAATATACTAAATTTAATTGCTGAATAAGTGAAATTCTACAAACCTTCAGACTTTAAATAAGCTAAAGTGTCTACACTATTTGTATCTGTAGGGTAATATAAATAAAGTTGGCGTTTCATTAAAGCCCACTGACTAGATAAATCTAAAACAGACCAATTTGGTAATTCATTTTTTAATAAAGTGACAAACTTAACAACATCAAAATCGTAAGGATACCACTCGACTGCCTTGCTATTGCTCTTTAGAGTTGTACCAAAAGGTTGCATTTTAATCTGCTTATTTCTATGTAAGTAAACTCGCTTTAAAAATAAAGAGTTTTCTCCAACACCTAAACTAAACCCTTGGTCAAATACTAACGATGTTCTATATCTTTTTAAATCGAAATCGAACATTAAACCAAAGTTTTGGAAGTGTCTATCCGTGTTTATAAAAATAGTATCGAGTGTTACAAAAGCTGAAAAATACTTATAACTATCTTCATAAGAAACTTGCCCTTTTGAATACCATCTAAGAATGTTCTGTAACTCCACTACCCTCTCCGGTATAGAAAATCTTAAATACTTTTTATCAAACCAATATTGAAACAAATACATCCGTCTAGCTTCACTAGGTTTATTCCGATATTGTTGATTTATCTTATCAACTAATTTTGAATCGAAAGTATAAAGATAGTCTAATACAATTTGAAACATAGATATAAAAGAATATCTAGGTTTATAAGAAGGACTTTTACTAATATTTGGAAAAATATAACGATACGGTACAAAATCTTTAAAAGATGTAGACTCTAAAAATAAAGAAACTAAAAACTCAGATAAAGCTTCGCCACCAAAAGAGTCTACTTTTAAAAAATAATCACCCTCATATCGTTTCGGTTGGTTTCCTTTAGGAGATAAAGTCATGACATCGCACCCCCTGCACGAAGTACATCATAATAAGACTTGAAACCTTTATTATAAGGTTCTTCAAATTCAACCCAAAACCCATCTTCAACATCACAAGCTCTATGAGATAGAAGCTCATCCAATAAACTAGGATTGTCTTTACCTATAATTTTCCCCCTACCCCAATGCTCAGGTATTCTACGAGATTCAAACTCACCAGTAAACCCTCGCTCAGTTAAATCATAAAAAGTAAACTTATTTGCAAGAGGGATATCTAAAACCTCAACCTTAGCGACTGAATTATCCGATAAAATAAGGTTTGCAACGTTTGTATCATAATGTTTCAAAACTGCACGTAACTCCATATAAACCCTCCTACATTTAATTGTATAAATTCTACCACAAATAAGACAAAAAGTCAAGAGAGGATACCCTTGACTCCTTTGTTTATCTAACATTAAAAGTGATTTAGTTATTTAAAAGCACCAACTAGGGACTCCCACAAAGCAGAAACCCAAGAGACTGCTTTATCCCAAAGACCATGCTCTTCCGCAGACTTTAAGAATTTACCTACGCTCTCAGAAATAGCATCTTTCAAATCACCTAATTGATTAAGTACCTCTTTAGAGTCAACCGCAGAAGTTTGTTGGTAACCTTTAGCAAATTGAACCAACTGAGAGACTTGCTCATCAGAAATAATACCCTCTAGTTTATTATCCTTTAAAGCTTTCTTAACAATCTGTTCAACCTTCTTATCATCAGCAATTTGACCTTTACCTTGTTTCTCTTTAGCTAACTCTGTTTTAATTTGAATCAAAGCATTATCTAGTAACTGACTATCAAAACCTTTTGTAGACTTATTAGCCTCAGCAATTTGAGCAGTTGTGGAAATCTCTTGATTTGCAATCTCAGTACGTTTTGCATCAACTTCTTGTCCGTTCGCTTCCAAGGCTTTAGATACCCCAACAAGTGCAGACTCTCCTGTTACTTTTACAGGTGCAGAAACTTCAATCGCTAAGTCCGTTGCGCCTGCCGTAATTGCAGCGTTACGGTATTGAGTCTCAGTTACACGTGTGATGTTCTCTGGAGTCACAATTTTAACTGTAATACCTTTACCCTTATCTTGTTTAGCAACCAAAGTAGATGAAATCAAAGACAACCCTGAGGTGTCTGATTCATTCATGTACTTGGCGTAATCTTTATCTGAAACAACTTGACGTTTAACTTTCGATATATCATTTACGTTGAAAGACTTATTAACTTCTTCTACCTGAGCATCTGTTAAACTGCCACCATAAACTAAGGTTGGTTTGCCCCACTTCTCGTCAATCGTGTCTGTTTGAATGCTTGCGTGTGCGACTTGTGTGCTAAAACCTAAAGTTAAAATTGACAAAGCAGAAACAGATAATAATTTAATATTGTTCTTCATAATCTAGTATTTACTTTCTAATTTCTAAATTCCTTTACTTTTATAAAGGTTTCGCTTTATTATAGCACTGCTTTTGAAAAAACGCAAGAAGAAAACCAAAGTAAGTACTTTGGTTTTTAAAATCTTAAAGTTTTTGTAATCGCTCTTAAGCTCGCATTGTATTCAATTCGAGATAAACCTAATTGTTTAGCTAAGGGGTAATAACTTTTCTGAATTAGCTCTAATAAAGCATCTTCTGAGTCATAAGCTCTACCAAACCAAGTCAAATCACTATACAGTTCACTCAACCAATGTAAATCTCTAATAGGGTCTAAATCCTCAAAAACCCAACCACCATCCCAATCACTCTCTGCAAATTGTAGCTCAAAAGACTTACCTTTCATGTAAGAATTAACATTTAAAATCATTTCCGCTTTGTTTCGGTAATTTTTACTGTTGGTTCTAAATTCAGTTTTTGCAGTAGTTCGGAAAAGTTTAAGTCGATACCCTACTGCACCTGAGGGTTTGTAATAGGTTAAAATATAACCACTTTTGTCATACGAGAAAACAAAGCAATTCTTCTTAATTGGTGTATCTGGGAAAGCATGCATCAAATCTAAGTAATTCCCTTTTACTACCACAATTAAGCGTGTTAAAAAGTCTGCGAACTTAACTATCTCTTTGGTGCTTTCATCTAAATCTTTGTATTTCATAGAAGTACCCCAACTTAACTAGTTTTGAAAATAACCTAATTTATCGTAAAGAAACGCATGTAAATCTAAGTCTTGGTTAATCTCAGTAGTTGAAATCTTCATGTCCTTAGCCAATTTCAATGCTTGGTCTACCATATCCTCAAAGAAAATGTTACCCAAGCTCTCGTAAGCTAAAAGGTGCAAATCCCCTACAGTCTCAAAGATAACACCCTCATATTCATCAAATTCAATGTTGGCAATTTGATAGAGGAAAGAATCATTCGTGGATAACCCACGTTTATTAGCCTTATATTCTGCAAAAACTTCTCTATCTTGAATTTTTAGGCAGATAAATTTAGAAATGTTAGAACTCTTCGTGTAAAGACGAAGGTATAAAGTATCGTCATCTGCACGTTCCACACTCCAATGTGTCCAACCTCTATCATAAGCTGTAATTGAGCTTTGTAACGGAATATCTTGTTCGTTTCGATGACTCAACATAACCAATAATTTTGTAAAGTAAGCAAACTTGATTACTTTCTTTTCTGTTTCGTTTAAATCTTTGAATTTCATAGGTATAACCTATCTTTCTACTTAAATCCACAACTTGTTTGTATTATTATAAATCACAGTTAGTTTGTTCAAATCCTGTGTTATTTTCTTCTGCGAATAACCTAAATCCATAGCCAAAGGCACAGTTAAAGATACCAACTCTAAGAATAGAAGATTTTCTAAGTTACTGTAAGCAACTAAACTTAACTCTTTATTCAAATCAATTGAATAAAAGTCCATATCATTAGTAATTGTAGCTAAAAGGAAGTCTAAAGTATCATCTTCATATTGACTCGCTTTACCAAAGAAACGTAAAAACCAAGCTGTGCGTGTTTGTTCTAAATGAATGCTTTGAAGAACTTCACCATCTTCCAACTTAACTAAGTCGCGAACCTCAGAATCACAGTAGTCTAATTCCACAAAAGCATTGTTTTTAGCAGAAACCCTACTACTGTGTACAGACAGCGGAGAATCATCAATGGAACCATGTACTAAATCAACCAACAAACTACATAAATAGTGAAATTTAACTTGAAGTTGATTTGGTTCATCTAACTCTTTGAACCTTACCATTAGTTTACCTACCTTTATTTATTGCACTTAAAAATTCTTTATTATATGAAGTTAAGACGTTAGAAATAGAACTTACTTCTCGATTTATAAAATCCATATCAAAACCTAAAGCCTTAGCTAATTTTAAAAAGATACCCTCTGAACCCAAACCTACCCCAAAAGATAGAATTAAAGCCTCAGATTCAACCTTCTCAAAAGCTCTTAAATATGTAAGAAGCTTATCTTTGCTCCAATCACCATAGGAATAATGAAAACTATCAGACAATACAAGATTAGTTTCATCACTTGGTACTCCACGCTTATATGTCCAAAAGCTAACATCTAGACCCTCATAAGTATCTAAAGATAAACTCACTTTCAATTTTGGATATCCATTCGAACGGAATAACACCAAGCTATAAAACTCACCATCTTGCTCCCCTGCGAAACCACCATTAGTAAATGTTGAAACATATTGAAAGTCTCTTAGTTGAGACAAGTAATGAGTTTCTTGTGAACATAGTGTTAGCAAATCCATAAAAGCAGCAAAGGAAACAAAGATTTTATCTTCTATTTTTAAATCGGTATAACTCATAATTGCACCTCGAAACTTAATAAATTTAGTATATCATAAATACTAAAATTAAGCAACTAGAAACCAACTTAAATTGAGGTGAACCTTGAAAAGTCAAGGTATTTATGATATACTGATTAAAATTCAAATTAGATAGAGGTGCAATCAAAAAATGACAAAACCAATAGTAGTATCACTGTTCTCAGGTGCCGGTGGAATGGATTTAGGATTTATAAAAGCCGGATACCGAGTGACTTGGGCGAACGATTTTCAGAAAGATGCAGTGACTACCTATCAGAAGAACCTTGGAAAACACATAGTACACGGTGATATTACTCAAATTTCCAAAGACCAATTACCAAAAGAACCTGTTGACGTTGTTTTAGGTGGTTTCCCTTGCCAAGGATTTAGTGTAGCAAATACTAAACGCTCTATGGAGGATAAACGAAACTTTCTTTACTTAGAACTCCTTAGAATTGTAAAAGAACTACAACCGAAGTTCTTTGTTGCAGAAAACGTAAAAGGTCTTCTATCCATGCAAAAAGGACAAGTCCTCAACATGATTTTAAAAGACTTCGAAGAGTTGGGATACCGAGTTGACTACCGAGTACTTAATGCTGCACACTTCGGAGTCCCACAAAGTAGAGAACGTGTTATCATTATTGGAAACCGAATCGGAGTGGAAAATCCGTTTCCAAAACCTACTCACACAATCAACCCTCAATTAGAATCACACTTGAAACCAACCCCCACAGTTGAAGAAATTATCGGTTTCCTCCAAAATGAAGAACCTATAAATGGAAAGATTGAAGACCGACTATTTGTAAATGACCGAACTATCTATAATCATGTAGCAAGCACAAACGTAGCAGACTCTTTCTTTACTCGAAAGAACCCACCTACGCAAGAAGAGATTGCGGACTACCTTAATTACTACCGAAAAGATTGCAACCTTAGCATTAAGAAGATTGATGAGATTTTAGGATACCGACACACCGCTGGGCATTGGTTCAGAAAAGACAAGTACGGAAGTTTACCTAATGTTTCTGATTGGTGGAAACTAAAAGACCTATTAAACTTTGATAATACTTACGACCAACAAATGACTGAACTTATAGAAAAAGAAATAACCTTTGAACAATCTCTTAGAATCACAAACTGGGACAGACCTAGTGACACAATTACTGCAAGCACTCCTGAAATTCACATCAACAAACAAAGGCGACTATCTGTTCGAGAATGCGCCATCCTACAATCTTTCCCTGACAACTTTATCTTCTACGGAAGTCTAACTTCCATGTATAGACAAGTTGGAAATGCCGTACCACCTAAGTTAGCTAAAGCTATTGCTAAAGAGTTAAAACCATATCTAAAATAAACAAAAACCTCAGAGAAAGTTCTGAGGTTTTTATAGTTAAAAGTATCTAACCGAAGTTAGATACCCATAAGTATTAACTAAACAACTCTTCCAAAATTTGAAGAATCTCTCTTCGCTCAAGCCAATTAGTGTAACTCACAAACTGCACTTGTAGGTTCTTAGTTATTTCACTAAATTTAAACTTGAAGCCTTTCTCCCGTGTACCATTACGCTCATATTTACCATAATCGTAATAGTCCTCAGAAATATAATCAAATCTAAGTACCCAAGTTAGATCCACATTCATACTAAATATAACCAACAAGTGTTGTGTGTTACCGAAACTATCTACAAAACTTGTACGGAACTCAATAGGTATTTTATTTTCTGCAACTGCAAAAGTCCGTTTAAGTTGTCGTAAACATTGCAAAACAGAAGAGCGTTTAAAGAACTCCTCAAAATATGTATTTTGGAAGTTCTCTAACCGTTCTGGGCTATCTTTAAACAACTCACTCACAATAGACATTAAAAACTACCTCACTTAAATTAAATCTAACTTAACCCAACAAATCCGTGAACGTAGCAACAGATACCCCTTGCTGCGAGAAGTCATGAGTTGCATCTTCTACGGAATCTACAAACTCTACACCTACAAATTCTGCAAAGTCTCTCAAACTCAATGCAGTTTGTGACTTACGCTCTACTGCAAGAGTTAATTTCTCACTTGCAGATTCATTCGGAATACGCCCACCTACAGACAAGTTTGTAAGCACCACTGCTCCCTCAAGGTTAGCTGCAAAGACCATCTCTCTATCTACTCCAACATTTGCTTGAAACAACAAGGAACCATCTGCAACTACGGAAGTTGCTTTCTTATCCAAAGACTCTGAAATATAAATCTTACAAGCATCAGACTCAAATCTAGTGTTGTAAGGGTTCATGCTAAAGGTCAAACCTTGCACACCCTCAATCAACATACCCTCTGCTGCCAAACCTTGACGGTTTAAACAAGTCATGTCGCCTGTGTAAGTAATTCCTTTAATATTCTCAGAGTAAAAACCTGTGTGTCTACCATCTAAACTATGCGCGTGCAAGTCCAAATCCCCTTGTTGACTCCAGTAGATACCGATTTGGTATTTCTCTGGAACCTCAATACGAGTGTACATAGGGTAAGAACCAATGAAAGACTTAGCAGTTGTTGGAAGTGCAATCGAAATATGTTCCTCTGGTTGATAGAACTTCAACTTTTTGTCTGCAAAACGATATTTCAACTCTTCACGAATACGAATTAAATACAACTCAACTAAGTTGTTCTTCAAACCACTAATCGGAGTCTTTTTAATAGCTTTTACATAAGTCTTACCGTTACGAATACGATACACTTGATAATCACCCTCAACCAAAACAACAAGTTCACTCAAATAGTTGTAATAACGAATCAATTGGTAATTTGTGACACTACTGAGGTCGTCTGGAAACTCTTTAAGCAAGTTCTTAAATGTATGGTCTTTACGAGAAACCTCAGACAAGCGTTTCATAGCGTTTACTTCTCTTTGAAGACCCAATTTACGCAATGCCAACCACAACTGCTTGTTTGGTCGAAAATGATCTGCTAAAGGTTGGAGACCATATTTTGAAACATAGTCTTTAACCAAAGAAACAAGCAAGTCTTTCTTGTCTTTTGATAAGTATTGAACTTCGTGGCGCAAATGATTGAAAGTCATAGAGTTCTTGTAATAGTCAGTGGTACCTAGAAGTATACGAATTAACAAACGAACCAATAATTCCGAGTTTTTAGGTGCGCACTTGTAACGATACCCAAACTCAATTTGAAACTCTTTATTGGCTTTCTCAGTAATATCTACACCATAATGTTCAACTAAGTCTGCCAAGATTGAAATGTCACTTGTAGGCAAAGCCAAGGGTTGATTTAGAAACTTCTCTAAATCTTCTCGAACTTCCATGTAAGACTTAATCTGAATAGTAGTTAAATACGTATTAAAAGCCGTTTGAAACTCTTTTTCCTCAGAATTAGGAATGAAGTCCGTACCAAAAAACTCTTTTAAACCACCATAAGTCATAGCATAATGACAAAGACGGTCAAAGACAACCTCACCCCAACTTAGACCTTTACGAACCTCAAAAGTTTCGTAAAAAGTAGCGTTGGTGTTTCTGAGGTCAACACCATAGAGTTTAATCAAAGCATCTGCAGTCTCCTTAGAAATAGGCTCCAAAGGACTTACAAGGATACCGTAAGTTAAACACAACTGAGTGTTTTTAAGGTCTCCAACCTCTTTTGTACTTTCTACAACTTTTAAGTATTTTGCTAAAGTTTCAATTTGTGCGTAGTTCATCTCTAACCTACTTCTTTCTATTTCCCAAAGTGAAAGGAAAGCCCTAAACCGACTGATTTAGAGCTAACTTTTGCGAGTCGTAATAAACCATTCGTAGTAAGGGGCAGTACGTCTTACAAAGTACCACCTACTACGAATATTAAATATCTCCTAAGAAAAGGAACGACTTTATGCAATCATTTATTTTTAGCGAGGTGTAATTCATCTGCTTTAAAATAATTCAAAAAAGGAACACCTTTATGCCAAGTATGTTTAAATTATAACCCAAACTAGAAGAGTTGTCAAGGGAAAACCACACTTTTACAAAACTTTATGATAGTAATGCGCATCGCAATCATCTTCGTCAATATAACCATCAAAGTAACGAGCTAGTTGTGTAAGCAAAGTAACTGCGTCTGGGTCCATACCTAAAGACAATGTTGTAATTGGTTGGTTAAACTCAGGTAAACCACGGTCTAAATTACGTTCAATTTCTTCTGGGTCTAAAATAAAACGTGAGTCATAGTGATAAAAAAGACTGCGAATATTATCCCCAAACTCTAAGTGAATAAACCCATTTTCTCTAATGTTTTCACCTTTACGATAAAGAATAGGATACGAAGTGCCATTTACCGTTGTAGTTTTAGGCTGTGCAGTAGGTTCTTTTAATACCACGTCTGAACTTAACACAGTAACACCCAAAGAATTTAAAGCGTTGAGAACCTCAACAACTGGTAGATGACCGATAAAAGCCATTTTTGTATCATTCGCCATTATTTATACCTCAATCAGTTTAATAAGTTTAGTATAGCAAAAACAAATAAAAAAGTCAAGAGTAAACTTGACTTACACCTTTATCACCTTATAATATTCTAGCTCTCTTGTCCGTTCTTTCTTACTTTCTAATAGTAACTAAACCTGTAAAATCATTCTGTAAAACTCGGAAATGAACCTCAGTTAGTGCACCACTTCGATAAAGATTGTATAAATTAAAATGTACATATCGTAAAAAGTAAATTTCATCTTTAGTTAAAAATAGGTCATTTAAATAGTGAAATTCTAACCAAGTTAGCATCTTTACAATATCAGCACACCTAAAACTCTCTAACTTTGGAATAGATTCTTTAAGTTCTACCTTAAATGCGTGTAAGAACGATAAAGCCATCTGCTCACTTGTTATCGATATAGACGAAACATCAAAAGAAACAAGAAGTTTTTTATTCATAGCCTAAATCTCCATTTTATTTTTCTAGCTTAATTACAAAATCAGTTGAGGTTGAACCGAACCAGCCATTAACAATACGCTTACCTTTAATATCGCCAATACGACCTTCTGCATCTGACCCATAATAAATCGTAAAGGGTTTAAACTCTTCAAGTGAACCTTTATGGTACTCTTTAGAACCACTACGAACCTCACCAGCTAAACCTCCAAAATCTGGACCTTTAAATTTAAAGTCTTCAGATTTTACTGAAATAGTGAATGACTCACTATCTCCTACAAGTGGATTAGCAATTTCACTAGTTATAATATCGTAAGGAAACCCCTCAACTTGCTCCTGATAATTCACTTTAACATGAGCATCTAAGTTCAACATTCTAAAACCTAAACCTAAGACTACAATAGACAGTGGGATAATTGAAATTTTGACAAGTTTAGAGCTTGTAAAGGAAAAGCTCAACCTAATTGCAAGAACTAAGTATATCGTAGCAAGTACCCAAAGACCCACTAAATACCAAAGTAATTCCCTCCCATAAAAAATATAAGGTAGAGTAAACAATAACGCAAGTATACTTAAACCGAGACAAACCCAAAAAGTATAAGGTAAACTCAAATTGAATTGAGACCAAAAAGAACCTAAATCGTTAGGTATTTCTTCAATCAAAACTGAATCTTTAGTTTCTACAGTTTCAAACACTTTATCTTCCACTCAGCTACCCCTTTACCATCTCAAAAAACAAGATAGAGAACTCTAAACGCTGCCACAAGGTTTCTAATTCATTTTCACGTGTAAAAATAAACTGCTCTAACTGTCGCTTACGCTCTTCTGAGATACCCTCAACAGAATTTGCTAAAGCTGACCACTTATTTTCTAACTGCTCTAAAATAGCACGCTCTTTCTCTGTTTTAGAACCTTGTTTAAATTGCTCTGTTGCTTTTAAGTCCAACAAACGTTTCCGATAAGGCTCAGTCAATAGTTGCGCCTCTTGAATTTGGTTCAAATATGATAAGATTGTTCTATCTGAAACTAAAACCTTACTCTTTAAAGCCACTGGGTGAAACTCTTCTCTCGTATGCAAGTAAGCGAAGATCTTATAGATGTTCTCTTCACGTTTACCTGCAGAAATAGAACCCATTTCCCTTAGTTTGTTTGCCATTATTTATTTACCTCACTTCTATACTGGGCAGTCCGAATCATCACAACTAAAGAAAGCAAGTAACTCTCAACTAACTTAGCTTTCATAAAATGCGCTGTTTCTGCTCTTCTCAATAACCACAGTTCTGCTTTATCCGAATCAGTAAACTCAAATACCTCATAGAATCCTTGAAGTTTTAGATAAAAGTCCGTTTCTGTGTGCAAAAGAGACACCTCAGCTTCTGGATTGAAAATAGAGCCATCAAAAGTGGTATGATACCCGCAAGTAGATAGAACCGTTGTAAAATCAATCTCTTTAAAGTTTCTAAAATACGTATCTAAATGACCAATCTCACGTTTTTCTTGCTTTACATTTCGTGGTAAACTCATAAATTTTAAATCTAAGTCTTTACGCCACTTTTGACCTAGTATAGGAGGTCGTTTTTTAATCTCTGTATTCAAATCGTCTAACCTTAACTTTCGTAATTTCTATTTCTTATTCTACCAAAAAATAAGAAGAAAGTCAATAAATATACCGACTTTCTTCACTTCTCGAATTAAATTCTAAGTTGATAATTTGTTGCTGCTTGGAAAAATTCTGCGAAACCATAATCAGATAAACAGTAGGATACCGAGTTAGATAACCAGACACTTAAATCTAACGGAATTACATAGTTCTCAGCAAATCTAACAAACTTACTATAAAGACGGTTTGCTTTTAGAACTTGTTCTAAGGTCTGAGTTGAGTCTACTACCAAGATATGATGTAATTGTTTTAACTCAACTAAAATTTGAGCATATTGATTTAAGTTCAAGTCAGGATTGTCAATATCAAAAACATAATCTGATCTGTAGTAATCAAGACGAGACTTTAATTTCTCGAAATCGTAAATTTGAGGTAAGATAAACTGTTTTAAATCTTGGAGGTCTTTCTCTCTAGTTGAGTAGAATTTCATAATAGCAAGGTCTCCCCAAGAGAGAATAAGAACCGTTAGATTTGAATAATTTAGTTCTTTATCAAACGAAACCTCAGAGATATCAGGGACTACGAAAATCTTTTCGACATCGTTAGAGAGTTGAAAGGTTTGTAACTGTTCAACAGTCAAAGGTACAGAACCTATATAGTCTATATCTCTAGTCTCACGGTAGCCACCTGAAAGCAACGATACCGCAGAACCCCCTGTGACAATAATTTTAGCAAATTTGTCCTGGCGTTCTAATTCTAAGTTTAATTGATTTAACTTCTCTAAAATCTTAGCATAAGACAACGTTTGATAAGGTATGAACATCTTCTTCTCCTAACTCTTTTGCAAAGGTTCGTGTAGACCACACTCTCTTTGGTAAATGAATTGAACCACTTAAAACTAACTGACAATTTTCCTCAGAATTGAGCCAAATTAAAGCATCAAGGGTTTCTTTTTGCCTTGGTTTATCTAATGAAAAATACAAAACTTCGTGCCTTAAAATTAGGCGCATTTTATCTATTAAATCAAGATTTTCCAAGTTAAAACCTCCGTTCCAATAAAGTTAGTTTAGCATAAACAGAAAACAAGCACAAGGCTTGTTTATAATAATTAAACGTTAAACGCTCTAATTTGCTCCGTATCACATTTTAACTCTCCAAGGTCTATTTCTACCTCAGAAAGATTTAGAACGAAACTGGGGCAAATTAGGACGGTTTGTGAACGAGTTAAAACATACTAGACGGAAAAGATACCGAATGGATATACTTCACAAGTTTTGTCGGTGTCTCTAAATCAAAAATAAGCCCTTCTTTCAATTTCGTAAACCTACGAATATAAGATAAATTATAACTATCACAGTTACAATCACAATCGAAATCACAGTTACAAGAATACTTTTGGTCTAAGTTATACCAAAGCTCTTTAAAGCGCTTCGTAGTGGTAAGTGAAATAGTCTTAGAAGTGAATCCCGTTTTCTTATCTTTAGTCTCAATAGTTAAATAATTTAACTCTCTTTGTGTATAAGAAGAAACAAAAGCGAAAAACACATTTAAAGCGAAACTACCATCTTCAAACTTATTGTACTTAGGAATACCACTACTTTCTGCGAAACTAACTAAATCTTCTAAATCAGCAATGTCCACTTCAGCAAACTCATGTGGATTTTGGATACCATAATCGTAAAAGTCAGTAAAGAAAGTTCCCACTTCATCTTTTGTTATGTAAGAATAGTCCTCAAAATCTATAACTTCAACTATACCACAATTAGGAGAATTAAACTGTTGACGCTCTTCTTGAAACTCTTCAAATGTACAGAACCCTTTGTAAACAGTGGATTTAAAATCTAACTTCTTAGTACACTCTAGACCACCAATTTTATAAACCTTGTAAGTAAAGTTATTTGCGTACTTTTCCAAAAAGGCAATTAAAGGGTTCTTCTTAGAACCTGCAATGTAAAAATCTACCTTATTTTGTTGAGCATAGTGTAAAAGCTCTTGAATATCTGATTGTTTTATTGCTAATGTGTTCACGATGTTCACTACTTTCTTATCGTTTTCCTTTATTATATCAAAGCTTGCTTGTTTTGTCAAATAAAAAGAGGACTTAGAGTCCCCTTTCGTTTACTTAGTAGAGAAAGTATTGTAAAGTCCAATTAGCAAATTTGCTAACAAAACATAATCATCATAAGTCGAAACTCTACGTTTTGCATGAACTCGCTCAATCAAAGATACTTGGGTTCCAGTCAGTTCAATAGGTGGCTCTTTTAAAAATCTCCACAAAATAGAGCGATAAAACTCTGGCACATAAAACTCTGAGAAAATCTCTAACTCATCAACTGACTTTTGCAACAAAGATACCCAAACCTTCGCTTTTCTAAGTTCTACCTTAGACTTAGTATCCAAATAGTTATTGAAATAGTGCAAAATCTGAAAGACTTCACTGTCATAACGTTTTTCCATAGCTTAAACCCCAATAAATCGAATAAAGTCGGAACCTTTCAAGTTCATCTTCTTAAATTGTTTGTTCAGTTCCATGAATGACATAGTTTTAGCTTTTTCAAGTACATCTTTGTCACTCAACCAAAAATAGTCTTGGTGCCAATTAAATGCTGAATTGTAGATACTAACATACTCTGTGTAAGGTTCTTGGCGTGAAAGTTCTTCAACTATATCCGTTAACTCAAATTGAACAAAATTATATAAATCATCAAAAATTTTGTAAATCCGGTCTGAGGGCATACCATCTTCAAGAATCAAATAGAGATTCTTGTGAGACCAAAACGGGTCGGAAACTAGGATACCTAACGGTATACCCAACTCTTTGAACTTAACTTCAACTTTCTTATATACTTCTTGCAAAACCTCATCAGTGTACTTAGAATTCAGCTCCACATATTCTGAAAGCTCTTTAAAACTATCTTCTGTCTCACCCGGAATATAATTCCAAGGTGTTTTTACGAACTCTGGGAGCAAGCGTAAAGTAGACCAATAATCAGATAACTCAAACTCTAAGTCTTTATCGAGGTAGTTGTTGTATAAAGGAGACCACTCTGCTCTTGAGGGTTTGAATTTATCCAAAACACTCAAACGCTCACCAAAAATAAGGGGTAATTTTACTACTCGATCTGGATTTTTAAGATTAAACTCTTTATACCATACTCCAAACAAAAACTGTGGGTTTTCTTTGAGTTGGAAGTGCATCATTTCATAAGAGTTTTTATTTTCAAAAACAAAGTAACCGTTGGGATATTCAATATTAAATGGTGTTAGACCTAAGTGTTTTAAATACTTCAAGGTGCTATCCATCATGTTTTTGTTTTCTTTTGTTGCGTGTTTTCGCTTAATTCGTTTGTTCATTCTTCTTACCTACTTATCCACTACTTTTTCCCTATTAACTGAAACAGTACCTCGAGATGGGTTGTTAGATAAAGATACCGTTACTTTATAGATAGCACCTGTACCCTTTTCTCTGCAAAAGTCTGCATAATTGTCCATAGCAGCTATAGCATCATCTAAACTAAACCAACGAGCTTTAACTGTAAGACCTCCACGGTCATCCACAGTTACAACATTTTCGTAATAACTAAATGGAGTTAATGGAAAGTCTACCTGAGATTCCTTTTGGCGAATCTCTTCTATTTCTTGTTCTTTTAAGTAAACTTCTGCTTCTTCTTTTGTTTCAAAAACCTTTGAACCTACTTTGTACTGTTTGATTTCTTCTAGTTTCATTTTTATACCTCTTTAAATTACTGGATTCGCTGGGAGAGTTTCTAAAACTTGGATACCCTCAGTGCTTACTAACAAAGTCATAGCATCTACCCCAACCTTTGGAACATAAGCTAGTTCTAAAGTTTCTTTGTTAAGTAGATAAACCTTATAGTCACGTTCTAAGTGTGCTTTTTGAATAGCATAAGCACTCACTTGCTCCAAAGAATCAAATTTTAAAATTTGAACTGTGTAAGTGAATACCCCTAACTCCTTAAGTAATACCTCTAGTGTTTGAGGTGTCTCAATTACTAATGTCGGTGCCAATGTAAATTTAATTGGTTTCATATTACCACCCATTTCTAAGTTATTTTCTTTATTATATCAAAAATAACTTAATTTGTCAAATATAAAAAGTGAAATCTGTTGATTTCACTTAATCTAAAACTTCTACATAATTTACTACAAACTGAGCAAAGGCTTTTCCTTCTGCTTGTGCTTCAAATAAGTAACTAGAATAATCGTCTCGATTGAAGAAACTGTCCCTCACTTGTAGCAACAAGTCCATAGAGTCTACTAAACGAGCTAAATCAGGTAACTTCTCACAAGCTAAATCAACTAAAATCTCTGGAACTTTATCTTCTGAGGATACCACTCCTAACAACTCTCTTGACCAAACATGAATCTGTTTATGCTCTTCCTTATCTAACGAAATGATAAACATATATTAAACCTACCTTTACTTCAATAATTCTTTCAAAATAGCAGCAATAACAGGTGGACTCACTGAATTACCTGCTTGCTTATACATCTGATTCCTACTTGTACCACACTCTTGAATAGTTTTCACAAACTCTAGTGGATACCCTTGCGCTAAGAAACACTCAGTCTCAGTTAATTTTCTTACCCTTAAACCTAAGTCATCAGACACTAAAATGCGAGGAGACTCATGACGAGCAGTTATCGTAGGAGCCAATCCTCTAAATGAGTGGAATCTACGATGTTGCTCTAAGTTCTTGTGAATTTCTCTAGGTAACATACCTATACGTAAAATATAATTACTTCTTGGTAAAGTTAAACCAAAATCAAACTCTTTCAAATAGTGTACGTCAGACGGTTTAGTTATCTGATAATAAGGTTCTTCTATAGACGTTCCTAGTATATCTTCTAAAACTACGTCTTTATCCACAACATTTAAAGAGTTAAATACATTAAAACTAGGAAACTGAGGTTGACCTAACTCAGATAACTTAACTTTATTCAAATTCTGTTTCAATTTATCTACTTTACTAGACCACTTATCAGACTCAAACGATTCTTGTTCTCCACCAAGGATACCACAAATAAAGGTTCGCTCTCCGCTTTGAGGTACACCGAAGTCTTTAGAGTTTAAAACCGTAAAATCAAGAACATACCCTAAATCCTTTAACGAACTTAGAATAACCTCAAAAGTAGTACCTTTATCGTGGCTTATCAAATTCTTCACATTTTCTAACAGAAAGTACTTAGGTTTCTTCTCTTTCAAAATACGCAAAACATCAAAGAACAATGTACCCCTAGTATCTTCAAACCCTTTTCGTTGACCTGCAATCGAAAACGCTTGACAAGGAAAGCCACCAACTAACAAATCATGGTCTGGTATCTCTGTCTCACTAATTTTAGTGATATCCCCAACCATAACCGAAGAATCAAAATTCGCACCATAAGATTGTTGTGCAAACTTATCAATCTCAGAAGCAAATACTACCTTAAAAGGCAGCCCTGAAAGGTTTAAACCCTCTTCAAAACCACCAATACCTGAAAACAAAGAAACTACTCTTAATTCACTCAATTTACACCTCTTCACTAGCAACTAAAGTCATAGGCTAAAAATTTACCATTCATCAACGGAATGTAAACCGTACCGTTGTAGTTATCGTTAAAACCTGTTTGGTAGACAAAATAAGATACCGAAGGTGGGTTTTGCTCTACAAAGTTAACCACTGTATCAATCTTGGAAACTATACGGTAGTTTCTACAATTCTCTATAAAACCACAAGAATAGTCAGTAAATAAAGCACCTACTAATCGGTTCACATATTCATACAAAACAGAACAATCACTATAAACCTTACTTGAAGTCTTATCTGTTAATGTACAAATCATCTTAGGCATAGCAACATCTTCAAAATCCTCCAAACCTACATACAAAAATGTACCACCCAATTCATCTTGATTTTGGTGTAACTCAGAGTAGGTACGAACTAAGTCCTTAATCTTCTTGGGAAGAATGACTCCCTCTTTTTTCTTCTGTCTCTTGTTCATCTTTTGCCACTACTACCTTTTCAATCCTCTCCTTAGCTATCTCAAAGTACTGCTCAGTTAATTCCATTCCAATAAAATTACGATTCAAATTCACACAAGCAACACCAGTAGAGCCACTCCCCATGCAGTTATCTAAAACCAAGTCACCTTCGTTGGTATAGGTTTTAAGTAACCACTCCAATAAAGCAACCGGTTTTTGAGTAGGATGATAGTTTTCTTTCTGTTGATCCTTTGCGAAAACTTGAATACTAAGGGGATACCGCTCAGTGGAGTCATAACCCTCAATCTCATTTGCAAACACCCCATAGTTTGACTCTCCATTTAAAGACTTCTTAGTATGTCTATTCGCTGAGTTCGACCTACTTGCTTTACTTGAAACCTTTCTTGGATGCCCCTTTGTCATCTGAGGGTTATAAGTTGGTAACTTCTTATAGAAAACCAAAATATTCTCATGCGCCTTCATAGGCATCTTTTTAGCATTTAGAAAACCAGTTGGAGCAGTCTTTTGCCAAATAATCTCATATCTCAAATTTTTGAGGTTCGATACCCCTAAAACCTTGTCAAACGGAGTTTGAGCAAATAACAAAATCGCACCACGTTCTTTAATGACACGGTTATATTGTTCCCACAACAACTCTAAGTCAATCACGCTATCCCACTTGTTTCTTGTCGTCCCATAAGGTAAATCACATAAAATCAAGTCTACACTCTTATCTTCAAGAGACTTCATTAAGTCTAAACAATTACCTTGTTGTAAATCAATTACACTAACCATCGCCTAAAACACTCAAAGGAACCCTCGTACCCTCAATCCTTTCTTTCGCAAGTTTAAAGTAGTCCTCATTCAACTCCATGCCAATAAAGTCTCTACCTAATCGCTTACATGCAACTCCAGTCGAACCTGAACCCATACAATTATCCAAAATCAAAGCATCTTTACTTGTATAAGTTTTTATTAAATACTCCAATAACGCTACTGGTTTCTGTGTAGGATGTAACTTCTTGCTATCGGGTTTGAAATCAATCAAGGCTTTAGGATAACGTTGACCTGTGTTAACTGTTGTTACAGACTCAATCTTAGAACGAACTGTGGAGTTATTCTTATCTTGTTTCTGTTTCCCTGACTTACTTGTATATGGAGTACCCTCAGTCATAATAGGATTGTACTCCATGTTGTTACCTTTCTTACTGTAACTTGCAGCACAATTACTAAAAACCATAATATCTTCGTAGTTTTTACTTGGTTGATACTTTACATTTAAAAAGTTCGCACCTCTCGGTTTTACCCACTTCCAATCATACTTATACATAGCTAAATTACTTGTACGAACTACACTTGAAAAGGGTTCACTACCAAATAATACAACAGTACCCGTAGGTTTTAGAACTCTATTGTATTGTTCCCATAACTTATCCATAGGAATTACAGAGTCCCAACTGCAAGCTGAGGTACCGTAAGGTAAATCACACAAAATTAAATCTACACTGCTCTCTTCCATTTCCTGCATAAGCTCTAAGCAGTCGCCTTGTTTCAACTTAATCGAATTCATAATTCAACTCCTTTAAGTAAGCAACTGATCTAGGAGACAAGTAGTCCATAATAGAATTATCAGCGCACTCATTGTACTTACTTTCAAAATGCAAAGGAGAACTATCTGTATAACTGTACTCCCCACCTTTATAACCACCAAAAGGTTGACCAGAGGTTAAGTCCTCTAAGAAACTTGCGATTGTTGAAATAGGTACATAGTCAGACTCTATATCAAAAACCAAAACTGGCTCCGAGTAGATACCACGCCAAGAACCGTAATAACTCAAGGGGCGAATCTCTAAAGGTAAAGTTGCCAAAAATTTACAATAGTTTATATCCATTTTTATTCTCATTTCTTTTCTAATTTAATAACTATATAATATCACAAAAACCCTTGAAAGTCAAGGGTTTACATACTTAAGTTTACTAACCAATTCGCTTTTAGATAGTCTACAAACTCACAGTCCGTATTGTATTCTTGATTTTCATAACAAACCTTTAACTTAGCTAAGAACGTGTCTAGCTCTTCCAAAGTTGGAAACCAAAGGAAACAATCCAAATCATAGTAATTGAACATCAAGTTTACAAACAAGGTAGCAGTTCTTTTGTTGCAATCGTGGAAGAACTGTCTGCGCATAAGGTAGATATAAAACATCAGAATTTGTTCAACCTTAACGTAACGGTCAATGTAATCAGAACTTAGAGTATCTTTTAACAAGTTGAAGGTTTGATTAAATTCAGCTTGCGCTTCAACTCTCGAAACTAAAGGTGGTTGGTAAGTTGTTTTACTTATCACAACTTGCGTATCCTCTGAACGAAAATGACCTTCTAATTGAGGTTTATCAGTAACCCCATCTGAGATTATCTCATGTAAAGCTTCAAAAGTGGACAAACCCACATCAGAAGAACTAAATAAGTGTACGAAAATCCAAGCTTCGTAAAGGTTTAAGATTTCTTTTCTTGTTTTGTAACCAAAAGGAAATGGTTCAAAGTGTGTATTTACTACTTGTTGGACTTCTTCTTTGGTTAACACATAATCTTCAAAGACAGTTGAACGAGCTACAACCTCTAGTAAATTGTGACCTAAGTAGTCTTGGAATAGAGTAGCCATACTGTTTACCTCTTTAATCTCTATATTCAAAAGTTAAGTACAAATCTCCAAAGTAAGTACTTGAGATTTTTAATTCCAAAGGGGAAACTTCACTCAACAACTGATTGAACTCAGAAAGATACCGATTTGCTAACATACCCATACGTTTTCTGAGCGTTCCTTCCCTTGGGAAATACTCCGAATAAATAATGGATATTGGGAACCAAGCCTGATACCCTGAGTGTGTGGTTGTTATAACTAAATTATAGTTCTCATCTACTGCCAAATAAAGGATTTGGTATTTATGATTCCACCCAATGTAACGAAAACTTTTATTGAGATTTGGGTCTAATAAATGAACTTCAATCTCATAAGGAGTTTGAGAATAACTTAAAACTTCCCTTAATTTATCTGTTCGCTTAGGTCTCTCCCACATCTTTGAAACGAACGCTAATCACGCTCTTCTTTTGTTTTAAATAGCTTAACCATACTACTTACCACCTTTTTTCTCTTTTGCGAAAACCACACCAACTTCGTCAAATCCACCTGAAACCATAGCTGCAATGAACTTATGTGTATGGTTAAATACAAATTGTTTTAGTTCCCTAGAATATGCTCTGGCAATCCGATTCATTTCCTCACGGATTTCACCGTCTCTTGGGAAAGAATACTCGTAAATATTGGTAACCGGGATGTAAGCAAGCGCACCATCAGTTGAAGTAGTTAAGTACAAAGTGTTAAATTCACTCAAAGCTAAGTACAAAACTTGATATTGAGTTAAATGAGACTCCACTCGTTTAAATCCATCAACAAGCTCGTCATCATACAAAGATGCAGATATTGAAGTCGGTTCTGTAATTGTCTTACGTATGAACGTACCAAGTAATGCTAAGTTATAACCCTCTTCTTTTAAGTAAGTTAAATCCATCTAGTAATTACCTCAAATCAATTATTTTATTTATTGTAACAAAATAATTTATTTTTGTCAAGATAAAAAGAGGTTCGAACCTCTTTTCCTTACTTTATACTTCTGGGCAACCTGTGAAACGGTAATAAATCAACTCCATACCATAACTATCAGTGCGTGAACTTTCTACAAGAAAACCTTGCTTGATGTATTTCTCAGCTTTTGCTTTTGATAATTTTGGTGTGATTTTATCCCAACCCCTACGGTAATATCGAGTAATCAACTGATAGCAATTACCGTTAAACATGACTTTATCTTCGTCTGTAATTGTGTATGTTCTTTGACCGATTTTCAATTCAAATGGTTCCATATTCTTTACCTCACTTCTACTTTACTTCAATCCTACAACCTTCTTTGCCAGCTTATCGACTGTTTGGTTGATTTTCAAACCTCGATGACCCCTCACCCAAATGAAGTCAATCTCTTCAATACCACTTTCTTTAGCAACCTCTAGCAAACTAGCATGATATCTACCTACAGGTTTCTTCAAAGAAGTACCCCAACAAGCAACACCGTTTACTAAAACAGACTTAGGAGCAATCCAACGGAAGATACCCTCATAATCACAGACAACCGTCATTTTAGTTAAAGAACGTTCCATAGCGTCACTAATCGCAAGACCAAAACCACAAACTTCCCCTGCAACATTTCTTGAAGTTGCAAACTGAGGTTTATTATTGGCTACTGCTTGAGCATCCAATAAAACTCCATTTTCATAACAAGCAAAAGCCCCACCATAAGTTTGAGTTTGTGTGTTGAAAGAACCGTCAATCGAATAAATAAATCCATCGATACCCCAAAGGAGTGGGTCAGAGTCTTCTGCCATACGAATAGTACCTTTTATCCCACTTTCTGAAACATAAGGAACAATCTCAGAGGTTTTCTTCGTGGATAAGATAGGCTCTTCTCCTCTCAAATAAGCTTCTGCTTGTTCTCTTGTTGGGAAACTCTTATATTCAACGCCTTTGGTGCCTTTTACAACCTTTTCACAAGGAGTCCAATCGTCAAAAATTTGACCTACTGTTTTTACTGCGTAATATTTCTTTTTCTTAGCCATTTTCCACCTCACGACCTTTAACATATCTCCAAATAATACAGAAAGCCAGAATAGAAATAAGTGCGTAGATATAACCGATTACGTCAGACCATTTAGAAGATAAAGATGAAATCACACCTAATCCAATAATTAGTCCAACTCCTACTTCCATTGTAAAACTTGAAATTGCGTTTAACTCACTATCTTTAAGTTTAATATTACTACGACATGAGGGAACAAATAACGGAACCCAAAAGTAAAGTACTTGGAAAATCCAAATACCTGCAAAGCCAATAAGTAAACCTAAGTTGAAAATAGTGTTTAACTCCGGATTGAAATTCATAGTCAATTCCTTTCTAAATCAACTCAATCGAAAGCACTACATAATTAGGTTGTAGACCTTTAAAGTCTTGAAGAATGTACGTTACTTTAGCATAAACAGAACGTCCGGTATAAGAACCCTCAGTATATTCCATCAACTTTAAAATGTCTCCAACTCTAAAGTTTCTATCGTTATAGCGAACTTCAAAGGATTTTTCTTTAGAGACTACTTTCTCAAAGTAATTGGGAGCAATTTTTAACCCATGAACCATAACTAAAAACCTACTTTCTACATCAAATAAAGAAATACGCTGCTTTACCTATTGTTTTCCTAAGCGTGTTAAAGCCGTACGTTCTGTAACTACGAGACCACATTTCAGCAACATCGAGCAAAACCAACAATGTGGATACCAAAATATGGAACTTGGAAAGTTCAGTTACAGACTGAAGTTCAAAGAAAACAACAAAGTAAAACAAAGCTAACAATGACTTTAAGGTAAACCGAACTTTGCTAAAATAACAAAAGTAACTTTTAGTGTCTGGCCAAAGTGCAAGAGTAAAGCACGCAAGATAAAAGAAAGCAACAACTGTTAAATGGATTGCTCTCAATAATAAAATCCAAGACAACATAAATTAGTCACCCCAATCATAAGGCTCTGCAGTGTCAAAAGTAGCACCTAATTGAGGATACCCTCCTGCTGACTTCTCTACAGTTTCTAACCAACCAAACAAATTCAAGCGACCATCTTCTGCATCATCAAAACCTGAAATCTTTAACTCCACTACACCATTCATCGGAAAATTAGATAAATATTCAATTAACTCTGAAACTCTCATTCTTCAACCCCTTTTAAAGTAAACCAACCGAATAAACAAACTAAATAAAATAAGGATAAGCCGTCTGCCGTATATGTAAACGTAGTTTCTGAAATCCCTACTTGTTTTAGTATATAAAATACTACTTGAATAATTATTGTATAAACAATGGTTATAGAAATTACTTTAGAAACCTCTTTGGAGTTTACCTTTAATTTTAATTGTAGATAAGGACTAGCGTATACAAAACCTAACGCAAAGAAACTCATTAAGTGCAATAAAACGATGCCACTAGATAAAACTTGAATCATATTACTAAACCCTCTTAGCTAACCAAATGTCCAACAAAAGCATAAATAGAAACATAGTTCCGCTCATAGTAATAAAGAAAACCAAATTCGAAACGTTAAGTTGACTTAAAAGGAAATCTATAACAGTTAACAGTACAGTATACAACGCAAAGGCAAATAACCACATCGAAACTGAACGAACACCTAAACCCGACTCAATCAAAAAGTCTCTTCGAGTAATTAAACTAACAGCTAAAGCAAAACCATGCGCGCAGTAAATAAAAACAATCACAAATTGAAGTAAAAAGAGAAACATTAAATACCCTCTTTCTCACTCTTAATCAACGAATCCAAATACTTCTCAGATTCAATCAACAAATCTAAATAATTGTCAATAATATTAATACACTCATTGAAAAATCGTTCATTACCTAAGTCCATAGTTAAAGTTTGCGCAGTCCGTAAGATACCCAACTGGTACTCAGATAAATCTGCGAAGTTCTTTTTATTCACTTCCGGTGCTAACTCTAAATACTCAGATACACTCAACTTAGGAGTACATAAAGCAAGATACTTATACGAGTCTTTCGCCTTTTTCAACCAACGTTTAGCTTTCTCCAAATCTTGGATACCACCCTTATGCTTGTAGCGAATAACATACTCAACTACCGTTCCAATTGTATGAGGGAGTAATGAAAAAGTTGTGAAATCCCAAGCCTCAACCTTATTCTCATTGTAACGACTTGGATGTTTCAACACTTCATTTTCAACGTATTTCTTAGTCATCTGTTATCTAAACCACCTATCTAAATTTCTTTAAGTATAACATAAAACTCCTTGAAAGTCAAGGGATTTCACTAGATGTTCTACTGATAACTCTAACTGTGTCGTCAAACCTCTCAAAACACTCTCTACTCCATTTTAAATTTAAGCCATATAAATTATCGAATAAGCATTTAAAATTAAATCTGGGGCAATCTGAGAGGTTATAGGAGTATATTTCAAAATTATATCCAACTCAAATAACTAAACCTACAAACCAAAACACCCCTCAACCGAAGTCAAGGGGTGTTTATTGAAGAAAATATAGACCAATAGGACTGATATTCTCTAACGCGCTTTAGCACTTTCAACCTTTTATTAGTTTAGCACATAAAAGGAACTTTGTCAAGATAAACTTAATCTTTATCCTCAGTTTCCTTTTTCTTGTTCACAAAACCAAGTAAACCTAAACTTGAAACTAAACCTAAGATACCCAAAGCAGAGCTTTGAGAAACCTCAGTTCCTGTGTTTGGTAACTCTTTAGTTGCAAACTTCTCTTGTGGTTTTTGTGCTACTGGTTGCGAAGGTTTCTCTACCTCTGCAACTGGTGTTTCTGGTTTAGGAACATCTGGTGTAGGTACTTCTTTCTCCGGAATTTTCAGCTCTGGTTTTTCCAAAATAGGAGCATCGTTCGGAATAGAACCCTCAACCAACTTGTAAATGTGTGTTCTTACACTTCCACTAGCATCTAACTCAGTTTTACCTGTAAACACATATTTACCAATCAAAGTAGGTGCGTCTACTAAACCTGTTACGGAACCTTGAACCTCAGTAACTCCATCTTCTAATACAAAGCGAGTAACTTTAAGCTCTGGATTGGAAGTGTTAGGAGCATCATTAGGAATGACCCCTACGTTGAGTTCTGGTTTGTCGTGAATTGGTGATTCATTTGGAATCTTAGACATCTCAGACGGTTTAAGTTGTCTGTAGATATGAGTGATAACTGCACCACCCTCATCAGAGTCAGTTACACCTGTATATGTATAGCTACCGATCACATCATCAGGTCCTACGAAACCATCTTCCATATCTTTAACCACAGTTCTACGGTCTTCTAACATGAAACGTGTAAATTTAACTTCTTCTTTGTCTACTTTTGGAGCGTAGTTAGGAATCTCAAACTTAGGTTTCAAAGTATCTTTCTTCTCATAATGAACAGATACCACCTTTTCGTAAACATAAGGTACCACGATAACTTGACCGTCTTTGACTTTACCTGATTTGTTTTCTGGTGTTTTAACAAGTCTATATTCGGTAACTGTTACCTTAACAACATCATCTGTTGGTTTACTTTCACTTAACGTTTGAATTGGGAAACGTTTCACCTCAGTATCATAAGCTTGACCGGGTTCAACATCAGTCTTGACATCAACCTGTGGCGCAAGTTCGTTACCCTCAGTGTCTTTGTACGTAGCTACAACGGAACCATAAGTTGAAATGCTCTCTACTCTGTGATAGATGTAAGGTACAATAAGTGTCTTACCCCCTTCAACTTCACCCGAGTCATTAGCTGGAATACGAACCAATTCGTAACGCGCGAAGACTTTCTGAGTCAATCCATTAACGTGATTAGTTGTTATTGAACTATCGAATTGTTTTGGACTAGTTGTATAAGGTTCACCTGCCTTAGCATTGTCTTTGACTTTTTCATCTAAAGCCAGTTGGACACCATTTTCATCGTGGTGAGTTACAACAACAGACCCATTAATCTCTTGCTTCACAACTTTACGATACACGTAAGGAACTTTGATAGTTTCCCCACCTTTTACTTGACCATTTGCGTTAGTTGGAGTTTCAACTAACTCATAAGTAGTTGTAGTTGTTCTTGTTAAACCATCTACTGTATCTGTTGTAACAACTGGGTCAAACGATTTAGCCTTAGTTTTGTAAACATCACCCTCTGGTGAGTGCGATTTAATAACTTCTGTTGGAGAAAGCTCATTCCCATCTGTATCTTTATGGGTAGCAATAACACTACCGTCAAGTTCAACAGTTACGACTTTACGATACACGTAAGGAACATAAATGATTTGGTCAGCTTCAACTTGACCATCAGCATTTGTTGGTGTTTCGATTAACTCATAACGAGTAGTTGTTACACGAGTAAATCCGTTAACCTTGTCTTCTTTCGTAACACTATCAAATGTTTTACGTTCAGTTGTATAAGCTTCGCTACTTGGAGCATCTGTTTTGACAGCTACATCATCAGCTAGTTTTTCACCATCTTCAGTAGTGTAAGTGGCAATAACTGAACCGTTAACTTGAACTGATTTAACTGGTTTATAGATATAAGGAACTGTTACTGTTTCACCGCCAATTACATTACCATCTTTGTTAGATGGATTTTCAACTAATTCATAGTGAGTAGTTGTAACTCTTGTTAAACCATCAGGTGTTTTATCAGTTTCAACTTTATCTGGAATTTCTTTTGAGTTAGTTGTGTACGGTGAACCACTTGGTTCGTTTGTCTTGACATTTTCTTGAGGTGCTAACTCGTTACCTTCAGTGTCTTTATGTGTAGCGATTACTGAACCGTTAGTCTCAACAATAGTTTTAACGTTATAAACGTAAGGAACTGTTGTTACTGTGCCACCCACCACTGAACCATTTTGATTGTTCGGTGTCTCAACCAATGTATATACTTTAGTGGTTTTACGAGTAAATCCATTTGCGTCAGTATCAGTTGTTACAACATCTGGAATAACTTTAGGATTTGTAGTATAAGCTTCTTTATCAGGAACGTTTATTTTAACTGATTCTTGAGGTGCAAGAACATTTCCTTCAGTATCTTTATAGGTTGCGATAACAGAACCGTTAATCGATTCAGTTATAACTTTACGATAGACGTAAGGTACAGTAATTGTTTGGTTTCCAACAACAAAACCTCTTTTGTTTGCTGGTGTTCCAATAAGTTCATATCTAGTGATAGTTGTTTTAGTCAAACCGTTTACATCAGATGTTTCTGTTTTAGATGCAAATTCTTTAGCTGAAGTATCGTAGGCTTCTTGTTCAGGAGCGTCTGTTTTTACAGCTACATCATCTGTAAGTTTTTCACCATCTTCGGTAGAATATGTTGCAATAACTGAACCATTAATTCTTACGTCATTAGTAGGTCTATATACATAAGGAACTGTAATTGTTTCTCCACCAACAACGTTACCATCTTTATTAGCTGGGTTTTCAACTAATGTATAAGTAGTAGTTGTTGTGCGAGTAAAACCTTCAGGTGTTTTGTCTGTCACAACTTTATTTGGAATTTTTTTAGAAGAAGTAGTATATGCTTCTCCATCATACTCATTGGTTTTGATAGATTCTTGAGGAAGAAGTTCGTTTCCGTCAGTATCCTTGTGAGTGGCAATAACAGAACCACGTTTGACTTGTTCATAAATGTGACGAACAGTATTGTTATCAGCATTTAAACGGTAAGCACGAAGTGGTGTTATTACATCATGGTACGTGAATAACTCCGTGTTTTCAGTCACGACACCTAGTGAGTTTCGGAAAACGTTCGAACCACTACCATAAATCACGTAAGTTTCTGGATTTTCAATGTCAGCTCCTACTCGATTACCTATCGTATTAAAAACTGAATCTCCAAATTTAGAGCGAAGTTCTTTAATCTGTTCAGGTGTTAACTGATTTTTATACGTTGAAAGATAAAAATTAACGACGTTGTTGAATACTGCCTCGATATATTCTTGCTGTGTGATTTCTGAGGTTGGTTTATTATTGAATGGGTCAGTTACAGACTCACTGTTCATTGATTTATAACCTTTAACCCATCTTCTGACTTTTTCGATGTTTTCTGGTGAATAAGATGACCCAATTTCATGTTTCCAAATATCATCATCTGTACCATAAAGAGCAGTCATAAAGGTATCAGCATCACCTTTCAAATCAGTTCTAACGAACGAATAAGTTTTTTTCTCAGTAGGACGAGAACCCTCCGCTTTTGAATCGAGAGGTTTGTTTGAGAAGTTCTGAGTATCAATGTTTAAGTTATACTTAGACTTGAACGAATTATTCAACAATCGTGCTACGAACGCAACGTTGAAGTAATATTCTTCTTCTCCATTACCCCAAAAGATTTCTTTAGCTTTCCCTGCAAAAATAGGTGAATCTGGGTGTGCAATGAGGAAATCACTTAAAACATCATAATAAGTAGTTGGAACGACATACACACCAGAGGATTTGGTATAATATTTATTTGATTCATCTGTTAGGTACTCACCAAGTTCTTCAGAACCATCTGATGGTGCGTCATAAATTGTCTTAAAGTCTTCAATAGTTGGAACTTCTTGACCTTTATAGATGTATTTATCGCCTTGTTTTTCTAATCCATCTAAACCAACTTTATAGATGTCATCAATATATGATTTATAAAAATTAGAAGAGTTTGCCGTAAACCCATAGTAAAAATCCTTACCAAAATGTTCAGATGTTTGTTTACGTGCAGCGTAAGTATTAGTTTCATATACTACAATTGAATCAGTTTCTTTGATACCACCAAGCTTTTCTACTTCAGCTTTTGAGAACTTAGTAGTAGCTGTTTTAGCCGCTTCTTGGATTTTCTCGTCAGATAAACCTTGAGCGTTTTCAATCAAAGCGTAGTTTCCGTAAGTTCCATCTTCTTTTTCTTCAAGAACCCAAACACGTGAACCGTCTTTGATTTTATCGTATTTGATAGAACCGTCTTCGTTATGCATACCCTCAACTGATGCCTTTGTTTCAACATCGTTAAAGTTAGTCTCAGTTAAAACAGTCTCTTTACCTTGTGTGGTTTCTGTACGAACATGTTTGTACTTTTCACCATCTTTCTCAATAGTTTCTTGCTTTTCTAAATTCGCATCAACATTACTTGTAGTAGTATCTGTACCTGTGTACTCTTTACCAGAAGTTCCCTCAACTTTATAGTTAAGCTCTTTCTCTTCTGTAGCTGTTTTAGTGACATCTTCTTTTAGTTTAGTTCCACTTTCAGTCTCATAAGAAACAATAGTTTTAGACTCATCAGTTACAGTATCTTTACCAGTTGTAACCTTATCCGCAGTGTATTCTTTCGCATCATAAAGCTCTTTTGCGGTCTTGTCTTGAGACTCTTTAAAATGATTAGCATCAACTGTTACCGAAGCTTTATCATTAGATAAAGTAGTTTTAGTACCATCTGGTGTTGTAATTACATCTGCCGATACAACCCCTTGAGCTAAAAACATAGAGGCGATAATCGCACTAGCTAAACCATAAGCTTTATATTTTCGAAATGAAAAAATCTGTTTTTGTGTATTAAAGTTCATAAAAACCCTTTCTTTTAAACATAGTGTAATCCCTTTAATTTTGGAACCCACTTAGAGTACGCATAACGTTTAATGAAATTTTGTTGAATAGTAGAGTCAAACAATGAATCCCTAAGAGATAACATAGTAGCTACATAGTCATCTACACTGTGATTTGTAATGACAGAACCCTCTGTACCCTTACTATAAAAAACATAAGGGTAAGGGTAGTCACTAACTACACACTGTAAACCTAGACTCATAGCTTCAACACAAGCGTTGGCAAACATCTCCCCTACCGAAGTTGAAAGATACCCATCATAGTCACTATAAGGTACACTAGGTGTAAACCCACAATACTTAACATTTGTAGGACAACCCCCAAATTCAAGACACTTCTGGTCGAACTCCTCTTGAGAACCACCATAAACATCCAAGGTTATACCGGTACTCTCAAGCCTTTTCATAATACTTAAAGCATAATCAAAACGCTTATATTTCCCAAAATGAGAAGACCATATATAACGATACGTACTTGAAGATAAACACTTAGGCAAATGCTCATCTACACACATAGGTGGAAAGAACTGAGCGTGAAAACCTAACTCTTGTAAATCTAAAGCAACTTGCTCATTTGCTACTAAATATTGCACTTTCCTAGATAATACACTTAAGTATCCATCTTGAATGACTGGGTAATGAATATACTCAAAGTAAGGAACTTCTTTTAAGTTTAAAAATCTCCTTAATTGAGGTAGTGGATACCGACTCTCATCTCTTATAAGCGTATAATCTTCTAAAGATAACTGAGCTAAATACTGAATTAAAACCTGTTCTTCTGTGTATACACCCTCAATTGTCTGGTATATCCACATAGGCACAGGTCTATGTAAACAATCAATATCATAAAAAGCTTGTATACTTTGACCATCAGCTAGATTATAAACATAATTATAAGTATCAAGTTTCTCTGCGCAAGCACCAAATAAAACTTCTCCCACCGAAACTACTTCCCCATAAGTGAAGCCTAAGCTCCTAAACCTAGACTTATAGTTCGCAGTTTGAGGACTTGTCACAATATGCAAATAAGATATACCTGCTAGTTGTGCTAAGTACATTCTAGTTTGTTGACTACTCTCAAAACCTGTCCTACCTAAAGTATTATGTGAATGAATAGTGATTAATGTTTTCAAACTAATACCTTTCATAAAAGTTATAGAAATAGTTTACCAAAAATAAAAATTCTAGTCAAGTTGAAACTTCAAAGTAGTTTAAAAGAGGTACCTAATCAGATACCTCTTCTACTATTTCAACTCATGTACTTCTAAGGCAACATTGCGATTCCAGTCGAATACACGTTGAGCCTGAGCTTCAACACTTGAACGAAGATTCCAAAATCGAATCGCGTAAATACTTCTTGTATACTCAATATCATAAGTCTTAGTTTTACGATTGTACAGTAAGTACGAAACATACTGGTCGTTGCTTGGATTATATAAAGCGAATTTTTTCATGTTACATACCTTTTATGACCGCACAACCAATTTTTCGCACTCTTGAAGCTCTAATCTGTCGTTATAGTTATCTTTCAAAATATAACCACGATTAACTGCTTGTTTTAAAATAGCAGCCATATCAGACTTTTTCTTGACATCAATGGTGTATGAAGGAGCGATACCCCAACCTGAACCTGTCTGCCCTTGAATTGCCAACTGACGACCGTCTGTTAAAATCACAAATTGCACAAACTCCCAACCCCATGTTGTTTTAAATGTTAAAGCAATATTATTCATGTTATCACCTATTTTCTTTCTGTACCTAATTAAAATTACTCACCGTAAGGCATAAGTTTATCAAACTCACGTAGCTCATCGTAATACTTAGAACCACTTACTTCTTGATACCCACAATTTACCAAATCTTTAATCGTCCATTTTAAGTCAGCTTTACGCTTGACTTCAACTTCAGATAATGCAGAGATTGGTGCACCCATACCATAAGTAGAACCTACAATAACTAACTTACGTCCATCGGGTAAAACAACTGCTTGAACATAGTCTTTACCATACCCTTGAGCGTTAAATAACAAACGAATACCTCTTGTTGAAATTACTTTGTTTTCCATGAAAAATTACCTACTTTCTATATTTTAAGCTAACCAAATACGAATACTATTCTTGAAAACATTCAAGTAATGCTTTAAATAAGACTCAGATGGAATAAAGTCAATCATTTGAATAAGAAAGTCAACGATGCCATCACTATTTTCTAAAACAAAGGTCTCAGTCGAACCTAGTCCATCTTTATCCATATAATCAATAGTTACATAATCTCTATCATTCAAAGTCCTAAAACTAAAACCTAAATTAAACAATAAAGACCGATTACCATCAACTAAATCTAATGAAATATAGTGATTCTCAGTATGTTTATATCTAACGTATGTACGATTAGATAACTTTACAAAACCTACTGCAGATACAACCTCTCTTTTTGATAATTCATAATGATACCAAAAAATAAACTGTCTCAGCTCTTGAAATAATTCCTCTTTTACCTTACTTCTGAAAACCACAATAAACACCCCCTCAGTTCAACCAATTATCTAAGTTTTTACTCAATAGAAACCCTAAAACATACTCACGCTTACGGATATTAGAAACTAAATCAAGAAGATACCCTCTCAATTCTCTCTCTTCTAAGTGTAAAGGAAGAGCAATCTCTTTCGTTCTTTCTGTGTTCACAATGTTAAAACCTCTGTAAACAATAGAATGACAGTTTAGTTGGTTCGAACTTGTTCCACCTAATGTAAAATAAAAAGTATGTAAGTCTGTGCCATCAACACCTAAGAGTTCAATTTGAACTTCCCCAACATTTGTAAACACCTTTACAACCAACTCTTCATGAGCTTTGTCTTTTACACCTGTAAAAAACGTTCCTGACGGAAAAGTTGTTTGTGAGTTTAAATACTGAACTACACCTAATAGTTTATCTACCAAATAAGTGTCTAACTCAGCTCTAGTTAATCCTCTATAATCTTTTCTCACTGCTAACCTCAATTCTAAACAACATAGAGTAACCCCCGTAAGTTCCCTCTCAAAGCATGAAGAAAAGCACTTACTCTACTTGGTGTACGGATACCTAAAACTAAATCGTACAAGCCAATTTCAACCCTATTCAAAGGAAAGTCTGTTTTTATAGTGTGACCTTTTGAATCCACGTAATAAAGGTGGATAAACTGAACACCATCTTTTTCAAAAACTTGAATACTAAATGGCTCCAAAGGTTCTCGATTAGATTTAATTAAATCCATATCTAAACGATTACTTCCCTTATCTGCATGATAAGAGAGATAAATAGAACTAGTACCTACTACTATACCTTGCCCTTCCCTTAGCAAACCCTCACGAACCATAGACTCACACACTTCTACTAACTCTTCCAACAACGCTTGTTTGTCTGTATTCTTAAAATATTTTGTCATACTTACACCTCACTTTAATTATTAGACTCTATAATACGTTCTAAACCTACTAATAGAGCTAAAACTTGGTCTTTCTTCCTAATTTTGGGAAGTAATTGTTTTAAAAAGAAAGTAGGATTAGACTCAAATTGGTCTAAGTCACAACGCATACTATAAGACTTAGCAAACCAAATCGATCCCGTTTCTTTAAAGGGTCTACTTGCTAAGTCTAAGACTGGTCGAATAGTGCCAAATTTATCCATTTTGATGTTGTGATAGTCAACACCTACTGTATCTTGTAAAGTAAATGACACCGTACCTGCTGAGCACCCTATCCAAATAAGATACTCCCCACCGTTGGGTGAAGAGATACCCGTAGGGTATTTTCCCATAGGGTAAGAAGAATGACCGTATAAATATTTTAGAAAGTGGAACATTCTATCTACAATTCGAGATTCTAAGTCTTCTCTTTTAAAACCGTTGTATTTACTCATTTTATTAACCCTCAATCACATCAAAACCAAAACCTGATAACTGAACACCTAAATTTAAGTACTCAACTTGCTTAATGGTTGCTACATTCTCAACTAAGTCAGTTAAAATCTGTTTAAAGATATACCCATCTCGTAGGTTTTGTAAATAAGCTACGGTAGATACCCCTTTTCTTTTGCCCGTTCTTTGATTACAAGCAACACCTCTGAAAGAAAATCTACCAAACTCTCTATCATAGTAAATCTCAATTTCATGAACTAAGTCAGTGTCTAAGTTAGTTTCAAGCGTGTTTTTCAATAGTCTTATTTTAAAAACATAACCACTCAGTAAAATAGAACACTTATACTTAGGAGAAACTTGATTTACTGACTTCACCGGTAAACGGTTCTCATCAGAGTTCATAATTTCTTCAAAACCTTGTCTTAGATAGTGCCATAATTCTACTGTCTGTTTTTTTGCTAGTTTTACCATTAGCTATACCCCCTAAATAAAATCAACTAACTACCTCTTCCAATGCACTCAAGAAACAAGCTACTTGAAAGTCCGTAGAAATCGATTCTACCAAAATTTCAAAACCACGTGTAAATTGTGGAGTTCCTTTTGCGCTATATTGAGCTATATGTTCTAAAGTTTTAAGTGGTAAAGAAATAGAAGACCCATATACATTACCTGAAAAGAAAACATCTAAGTCTGAGGATACCGAAATGTGTAAGTCATGAACCTTCTTGCCTGAGTTCTTGTTCTCTAAAGATAGGTAAACTAAGTCTTTTGCAAGTTCTACATAAACTAAGTATTTACCTGAAACCTCAATAGTTTCACCATTAACTTCATCTGCTAAACCAATGACCTTATCAAAGGTTTTCTCCAACGCTTGTAGGAGTTGTTGTCGTTTGTTTTTACTCATCTTCTTATTCACTTTCTAAAGCCAATTTAATTTGTTTCGCAATACGCGACACCACTGGTACGGCTACGCTATTTCCTGCTTGTTTATATAAGTGACTGTTTGCCATTTTCTCCGGAAATTTATAAGAACTTGGAAACCCTTGTGTATTAAAGCACTCTCTTGGAGTCATTTTCCGAATCTCACCACCAAAGGTACGAATAATAGGTACAATGTTACCACCCATACCCATTCCGACCATCAGAGTAGGTACTACTCCACTCTTATTTTCACGGACATATTGACCTCTTCTATACTCATAGATTGAATTACTAGAAGTAATCTCAGAATCTAATAAAGGATAATAGTGTTTATCTTCACAATAATAAAAGACTTCATCTACTGGATTTTCAAAGTCAATTACATCATGAATCCTAACTGTTAAAGGTATTTCTTCTGGGAAGACAAATCGATCTGAGACTTCTTTATCTCTGAAACCGACTATGTAAATACGTTCTCTACCTTGAGGTATATTGCCGTACTTAGCCGCATTCATAACCTTATAGTGAACAAAGTAACCTAACTCTTCCAATGTCTTTAAAATTACTTTAAAGGTGTTCCCTTTATCATGACTCACTAAATTCTTTACATTCTCTAAGAAAATAACTTTAGGTTGCTTTTCTTCTATGATGCGAGCTAATTCAAAAAATAAATTACCTCGACCTTTTTCATCATGGAAACCTTGTTGATACCCCGTTATGGAGAACGCTTGACAAGGGAAACCACCCATAATCACATCTACCTTTGGAACATCACTAGCAGATACTTCTCTAATATCCCTATATAAAGGTACTTTCCCATAATTACGAATTACCCGCAATTTAAACCCTGCTTGGCAATAAACCGTGTCAGACATATCTTTATAAGCAGTTAAACTTAACAGATATTTGTTATTCACTTTTACCATTTTTGATTCTACTTGAAAGCTATTACTTGGTTCAAAGACAATATCTAACATAGAGGCAAGTGAACCCATTTTATCAATTAGTTGAATTTCTTCTTTTGTAAATTGTTTAGTCATAGTTTGAAACCCTCTTAGTTCTTGAAACCTACTACTTATAAAATCTTTTTAAGTAATTATAGTTTACCACAAGTCGTTCAATAATGCAAGAATTTACCATAAGAAATTTTTAAAAAGTTTATAATTCGTGACAAGTAATTTAAAGGCTCTAATCTCCTCTGTACGCTCGTTCAATTTTATATTAGATAATTTATACCTCAGTAACCTTAAAACTCGATAGGGGGTAAAATATGTACCTTAAACGCAAAAAGAGAGTGTATACCACTCTCTCAATTTAATTTTCTATACTAGGTTGCACATCAGGCAACGTCTGTGGATACCCAATAACCTCTCCTACTCTCAAATTTGCTACTGCTTCATGACCCTCTACTAAAGCATGAGTTTTCTGATATTGTTTAATCTTCTTAGCACTTGTATAAGAACTACCAAAATATAACTCTATATAGTCCAATAAAGAAACGAAAACAACTCTTAGACTTGTTGCATCCAAACCACTAGACTCAATAGCATTCATAAAAATGGACATAGACTGCTGATACCCTACTGGTAAAACTACTCCATCTTCTAAGTTGGGTTGTACTAAGCTAAATAATACATCAACTAAACGAACCGTAACACCAGAGCTTAAAGCAACCCTCTTCCACAAAAGTTTAGTAGAAGCTAAACTATCAAATACATCCAACAATTCATGTCGAGTATATTGAATGTTTTTCTGTTGCAACTCTTCTACACTCATATTCCCTTGCGCTACTAGTTGGAAATCTTGTTTTAAACTCAAAACAAACACCTATAAATACTTTCTATTTTGTAATCTCCGAATCGCCTAAACTGTTCCAAATCCCTTTAAATAATGCTTCTAAACAAGGAACTGCAATGGAGTTTCCTGCTTGTTTATATAACTGTAAGTCTGACAACCCTACTTCTTTTACTTTCCTATAATCATCATAAGAAAACCCCATAAACTTCCAACACTCACCGGGCGTAAGGAATCGCATAGAGTAGAATCCACTTACTGGTTCTTGTTGTTCCTCAGTTGTATCACTCAGCAAAGCAGCTAACTTAAACAACCCTACCATTTCCTGAGGCTTCTTCTCAGACAACCACAATACTTTCGGGTCCTTTGCTAACTCTTCTCTTGTCTCTGCTAAACCTCGCTCATACTCCACAAAAGGACGAGCTAAAGGGTCACTTGCATTAGACTCATATAAATTCTTAGGCAAGTCACACCCTATTGCTTCAATCACAGTTTTAGGATACTTGTAATCAGAAGCCAACATACAACTAACTTTAGCTGTCGGATATAAACACTGTGTGCGCATACCAATCGACTCTTTAATTTCTGAAGGATCAATATTCTCAACCCCTTGTTCCTTTAACTTCTCAATCTTATACTCAATCGGAACATCAAAGCGCCCAAGGTAATGGACTACACCACCGTCTCTTATCTCATAAGTAAAACGGTCAATATTATACTGCTTGTGCCACTTCTTAGTGTCTAATTCACTACCTAACAACTCAGCCATAGTCGAGCCATCATCGTAACCGTTAGGAAAACGATAAGGTTTATGCTCTCCTAAAATCGAAACTACAAAAACACGCTCTCTATTCTGAGGAAGTCCAAAATCTTTAGCATTGAGGATACCGTAGTAGTTGGTGTAACCCAACCCTCTTAAAAAGGAAAGCCACTTATGGAAACCTGCTCTAAACTTAGAACTTGTTAAGGATTTTACATTCTCTAATAGTAGAACCTTAGGTTTCTTACCCTCAATCAAACGCTGGCATTCCCACAAAAGAGAAGATGAGGTTCCTGAACCTTTTTCAAACCCACGTTGTTTCCCTGCAAAACTTAAGTCCGTACAGTTGTGTACAATACAGTTTTGAACCGTAAATGAATGATTATCTTTTACACTAATATCGTAAACGTGAGCTTTGTAAGGAGTATAACGAGCTGCACCTACTGATACCCAAACATAATTGTCTTCAAAAAACATAGTGTTAGACTGAGGTTCTAACTCACTAAACTTAATAATGTAATGATTGTTCTCAGTCTCAGTTACTTTAAAGGGAACTCGATATACTTTTAGAACTACCTGACTTAAACTATAAAAAAGTTCTTTTCCTGTGACAAACAGAGTTGAAGTGAACTCAAATGTTTGTCCTGAAACGCTCTGAAAACCCCCTAGAAGCGCTCGAAGTAATGGAAGTGGTAAATCCACCCACTGAGCTTGAAAACGTAATTTACGGTGCTTTAAACCACTCTCACGTAGATAATTAACAAGAGCGCAATCTCTGATACGAAACTCAACTTGTAAGGTACTTAAATCTCTATAAGAAGTATCAAACAAGTCAGCAGTTAGAAGACTTAACAAACCTAAATGTTTATTGTCTACTTGGAGAACAACTTCTTCACCTCTCAACGTAAATGGAAAAGCTAAGAGAACACCCATTAATTTCCAAAAATCCAACTCTTGGAATTTCAATACTAACGAAGGATACCCTTGTGGCAACTTAGATTCTGTATTGATTGGAAATCCTAAGTAATCAGAAGTTTTAAGGTCTTTTGCTTCTTTCCATTGAGCTGCGCTCAAACCCTCTTTTGTCTTACTACGTACATAAAAAGGATGATTTTCCGTAGTGGAAATATCCTGAGTTAACTCAGAAGTCACTGAAAATAATGACTTCAACCCTTGGTTGTAATGAGCAGTAACCTCTTTATACTCTCCTGTATGTGTTAAAACAAAATCACCTACAGAAATATCCTTAATAGGTACATACCCCTTTTCCTTTACAAATACTAAAGTATCCCCTGTAAAACACGGAAAAGAATATGTGAATAAATCAAAGTCTGGTAAGTCCTCTGCTTGAAGTTTTGAAATATCTCCAAAATTAGGCGTTTCTCCATGAATTGCCTCATACGCTTGATGCGCAAATTTATCAATCTCAGAAACCCCTACAACCTCATAATCAACCCCTAGGTTTCGTAAAGCCATGTGTTGACTTCCTACACCTGCAAAGGCTTCAAATACTTTCAAATGTACCATAAATTAATAAAGCTCCAAACTAAATATTCCTCGGATATTATCAAACTTACTACCAACCTTAGGATGCACCGCAGTTACAAATGTGTTTGGTGCTAAACCCTCAGTCGGATAACCTAATGCTTTTAGTTTGTAATAATCCCTATGATTTACTCTTTCTACAATCGTAAAATCAAAACCTGCTTCATCACCCTCTAAAGGTGTAAATACTAAAGTATATTTCACTAGCTACACCTCTTTAAATATGTATTTGAAACTTCAAAGCTTGAACCGTTAACAAAGCTAAATCCATAGGTGGAATAACATAATCAGCACCATACTCCATAGGTTCTAACATACGATAAGGCTTTCTACGATGTTGAGGATTACTCATACACAAGAAAGCACCGTTTAAATTCATAGCTCTGTATCTATCTTTAAATTGCTCACCCTCATCATCAGTTAAGCCATGTTTTTGCAGAGCAGAAACCATAGCATCAACTTTTTCAGTAGGTTCTTCAATTTTTACAAACCAATCACTTGCTTGAAAAGTCTCTGATAAACCCTCAGTCGAAAAGGGTACACTCGCTAAAGTAGGTGCGTTATATCTATCTAATTGACGTTGATAAGGCAATACAGAATAACATTTTCCTGTTGGTTTATGCTCATAATGAACCTCACAAGGTTCATATTTAAACTCTTTAAAACCTTCAGTCTCAGATACATTTTGCAACAAATCTACTAAACGTTTAGGTTTTCTAAAAAACCCTTGCATACAAGGAATAGTATCTGAACTATCACCTCGAATAATCTTAGTCGCTAATAAGGTATTATAATCTGCAAAACCACCTAATTTCTTAACCGAGGTTTTACGCTCCAAGATACGCTTATAACTACGGGGAGTAATTTGCTCATAGTTGTTTAGTTCGGGATACCCATCCTCTGCAAAGGTTTGTGTGGCTGGGTACATATAAACTGAAACTTGCTCATCTACCAAAGGAACCATATCCAAATCCCCAGTTAACACACAAATAGGATTGTTAGGGTATTGAATTTTAGCAACTCTTACTGCCTCTGCAATCAAATCATCAGCTTCATAGTTATCTTTCTTCAAGACACAAACACCAATGCTTTTCAATAAGTTTAAACATAACTCTGCAGAACTCCACCAATCTGGTGCCAATTTAGGACGACCTGACTTATACGTTCCACCTTTACCCTCACGTTTTAACAAATCTTTCATATACTCTTTACGAGACCAAATCTTAGAGTCGGCACAGATAACCATTGGATTGTACCCTGCACCTGACAAGCGATTTGCAAAGAATTTCAACATAGCAGATAAAACCGTAGTATCAACTACTACGTTCTCAATATAAACAGAACCCATAGAATCTACACGTTCTACTGCTACATCTGCGGTTAAGGTAACACCCTTAGCTCGCATTCCTTGAAAATATTTATGTATTAAGTGGTTAAAATCAACCACCCATACAATTTTGGACATATCTAAATTTTGCATTTACTAATAAATATAAACCTTTCTCTTGTCGTTCAATAGTGAACATTATACCACAAAAAACGAGATTTTGCAAGCTAGATACCGCTGATTAAAGGTAAAAGAAAACTACGCACTGAAGTCGTAGTTTATATTTTAAATTAGTCAGACCAACGTACAGAACGTACATAAGGCTCCGTATCTTGTAACGAAGTAAGAGTTAAATGATTTAAAGTTGCTCTCAAATCACTATTAGGTAAACACTTGTAAGAACCCTTAGTTAAACTTAGTAGAATCGAAGCATTCTCTTCAATAAGTGTCCGCTCAGTTTCTTCTAATGTTACCCCAAAAGGTCGATTACCAAACTCAGGTGAGGTATAGAATCTAAGTGGCTCATTTTCAAATAAAGGTTGGCGAACATCACCTAAATGGATACGACCTAAATAGTAAACTCCAATATCCCCTAGCTTTGTACCATCCGAATAAATAATTAACTCAAAATCTTGAGGTTGTGCTTCTGGACTAATGACTTCTTCAAAAGAACTTACGCGTTTAGTCAATTTAATCACAGTGTTAACCAAAGACACAAAAGCGTCTTTCTTATACTTGTAATAAGGTTTTGTAATGTAGGTCATAGTTATTCTCTTTCTAATTAACGCTTAATCTTGTTCTTACGCATAAACTTATCAATAGCATGAGGAACTTCCAAAACAAGGTCTGTAGGACTAAAATAAACCTCAATCAAAGCTTCGATAGGGTCTTCTAAAGCATCACAGTCTTCCTTAGACCAGTACACATAACTTGTGTAAGTAAACCCTTCTTCGGGATGACCATTTTCTGCTTGGTTGAAAGGTGTACTTTCAATCCAAAAACCTTTGTACTCAAACTCAATCAATGTAAAAACCTCTCTTAACGTTTAATCTTATTCTTACGCACAAACTTGTCAATAGCTTTAATTGTTTCCGAGTGAAAGTCTTCTACACTATCGTAGGAAATAATCAAATCCTCAATAGGGTCTTCGTGGTTCTCTCTACTTTCTCCATCCCAGTAAACATAACTTGTAAATGTGACTCCAAGTTCGGGATACCCATTCTCTTTTTGGTCTATCACATCACACTCAATCCAAAAACCTTTATAGTAAAAATTTAACATAAACATAGTTAACCTCACTTATATAATCGTTTTGTAGGAATTTAATAATCACCCCACAAACCAAGAGAAATAATGCAAGACTCCAAGTCTTTCAAGAATGGTAGTTGTTGTCCTTTCGGAATCAAAGTAGCTAAATGATTACCTTCCTTAAAATCATTAACGTAAACTTCAAATTTCGTTAAATACTTACAAGCATCTGAAAGTGCGAAAACACAAATTGTTTGATAACCCTCATCATTTGGTTGAACCTCAAAAGTATAAACACCCCACTCACCAAGCATAACCTCAAAGGTCAAACCTGTTGTTGAGAGTGACAACTCTGATGAACTTGTACCTTTTACAGTAGCCACAGTATCTAACTTAGAATTACGCAACAAATTACCATACATACGAACTAAACGATTAAATGTATGAGTTAGCTCCATCTCAATATCTTCAATATCTCTCATCTGCAACTGTTTTAAGTACTCTTGTTCTTTAAAAACCAAAACTGCATTCGATAAATAAGACTTAAAAGTGTCATCCCAAATCTTATCATTTTCAAATAAACCAAGACAGTTTTCTAACAAGAAATCAACGTAATCCTTATGAAGACAAGAAACTAGTTTACTGTAATCCTCAATAGTTAATAACTCTAAAACCACAGTATCTTTAAAGTCTGGTCTACGATACCGATAAGGAGTAGCTATTACTTGCACACATCCCTCATCTGAATACGTAAAAGTCAATGTAAAGTAATTAGTTCCTGTATCCCTTACAGCCACTAGATAAAAACCTTTCTTATCCGCAGATGCATCACAAAATTCTAAATAAAATTCTGAAGGGTTTGTAGAACCTAATTCTAACCAAGTTCTAACCATAGCAGATAACAAGAAAGTTATTTGTTGTTCTTTTTCGAGTCGTTCCCAATTTTCCATGTGTTAAATCTCATTTTTATTCTATTAAATTTTCTTTATTATAGCAAAAATACTAATATTTGTCAAATAAAATCAAAGAAAACTTGGAGGATACCACTAAATAGAAAAGGAGCAACTGCTCCTTACTCTATTCTTTCAAATCCAACAAGGTAGTTGCAACACCTAAGTAGTAAGAGTACTCACTAAACAACCCATGTTGAGTAAAACCATCAGATAACCCATTGACAATAACCTCAACAGTTTGCTCTGGAAAATTGTTAGCTAACTTCAAATAATCATCAAAAGTAGCGTTTGGTTTGTTCAATTCAAGCGTATCACGTGCAACCCCACGGTAATAGTTCTCTACGGAAATAAAACAATACCCCTGAGGATTTTGTTGCATATAAACGCTCGTATGAGCATAACCTTTGCCTTTTCGCCAAACATAAAAATTCAAGTTATGAGGATTGATATGGAGACTGAACTTGTCAGAATCATAAAGACCATTAGGATTAATCTCCCAATGAGCCATCTAATTATTATAAACTTTCTCAGTCGCCATCAAGGAAAGAGCTAACTGAGTTCTACTATCTAAATTTTTAAACATAAAACCACCTTCCTTACTTAACATAACCTAAACTTGTGTATGCAGACCACAAACCCAACTTCGTAATCAAAGTCTCAAATTCACTAACAAAATCAAGCATATCTTCTCTTGGAAGTAAACCTGATAAACGATCTGCATCTTCATAAAACATACCCAAGTCCGTAAAACTACCTAAAGAACCGTTGTCATTCGTTAAACTGTAACTGTATTGGTCTTTTACACCTACTGCTTGATACATATTGAAAGTATAAAATTGACCTGACTCTGTTAAAACTTGATAACACAAACCGCTTGCAGTTATATCTAAATTACCTTTTGGTGTTTCCACAGTATAAGACTTAGTACCCAACATAGAATGTCGCAAAAGAGACTTATAGAAGTCAGAAATACGGAGAAATGTTGTTCTTAACTCTTTTCTAGCATCCACTTTATCTGCGTGTTTTCGTTTTGCTACTTGTTTAGCAGTCGGAAGACTTTGAACACCTACAGATAAGAAATGACTAAACGTGCGAGACCATGTATTATCTTCGCTAAAAATACGCAAGATGTTATTTACAAATGGAGCTAAATAGTCAGATGGTAAATCCGAAGCTAATTTTTCAAAATCACTGTGTGCAGTAAAGATACTGCGTGTAACCTCATTAAATTGAGGGTTGTTTCTAACATACGGGGTGACTGCAAAAGCCAATTTGTTATCTTTATTGAACGTGAAACTAAAGGTGTACCACGTCAAGTAATTTTGTCTGAGAACATTTACGAAGCAACCTTGGTTATCAATGTTCAAAATCATTGTATCCGTATTAAATTCAGCAGTAGCTGGTCCATTTAGTTCTTGTCTAAGTTTTTCCCAAGCATCAACTAAAGCAGTTGCTACTAAAGCAAAACGTTGTTCTTTTGTAAATTGTGTTAAATTTATCATCTTATACCCCCTTCAAACCTAAGCCTAACTTGGCAAAACAACCTTCAAAGACCATAATGAAATCCAAAATATCTTTATTAGGAATGAAACTTGCTAAGTAATCAGCATCATCGTAGAAGATGCCACTATCCGTAAACGTAGTTAAAACCCCTTTACGGTTAGTTAAATTATGACTATATTGGTCGTTCTCATCTGTTGTTGAAATAGTGAAAGTGTACAACTCCTTAGAACTAACTATAACAGTGTAGTAAAAACCCACTTTGTTTAATCGAACTGCTGCACCACTGATACTTCTGATATGTTCATTCTCACATAAAGCAGAGTCTTTTAAGAAATACTTGTAAACCTTAGACATACGCAAAAACAAATCTCTGAGTTCTTTTCTAGGATTAGCTTTTATGTCCTCTCGTCGTCTTTCTAGTTGTTTAGCACTTGGAACACCCTTAACTAATCGAGCTAAACAGTTCTCAAAAGTGTTAAATAACACCTTATCTTTCGAGACTAGTTCTAAAATCCCATCTATAAAAGGTACAAAAAACTCTTCGGATAACTCTGATGACAACCATTCAAAGCCAGTTTCCTCAGAGTAATATCCCGGAATATCTTTACCAAAACCAGTTCCCTCTAAGTAATATCCTTGAATATCCTTACCAAACACAGGTTTGTTTCGTTTATACGGAATAAAATCATAAACTAAACTGTTATCAATGGTATAAACAAGACTAAGGGTATATAAAATCAAACCATTAGGTCGTAATACAGTTACTTGAAAACCTAACTTACTAAAGTTTAAAGAAAGTTGGTTAGTTTTAAATTCAACTACATCAGAATCAGATAAATTTTGTCGTAACTCAAACCAAGTGTCTGCTAAAGCAGTAGATACTAAAGAAAATTGTTGCTGTTTTGTGAATTTCTTTAATTCAACCATTAAACACCTCCATTAAAATCAGTCCAATATACAACTTGATTAAACTCTTTGTTCAACCGATTTAATTCATCTTGTAAAATTAGTTGCAACTCAAATAAAGATTCATAGAAACTTAATCGTTGCGAATTACTTATAGGATAATAAAACTGTCTGAGAAATTCATGCCAATTAGAGTTGTACTCATCCAGTGAAGACTCCTTAAACTCAAACTCAACCTTACCATTACGATAAGAACGAAAAGCAGCGGAGAAAAGCAAACCTGCCGATACCCCGTGGCTTATTTTAGAGTGTCTAGTAATAGCAAGAGTTGTACTTGGTAAACCACTAGGTCTATATGTTGCTAACGTAAATTCTTTAGAGTTTATAGTATAGGAAAATGTGGAACTCTCTGAGCTAAATTCAAAGTTTTGAAAGGGAATTAAATCAATCCAAGTATTTACAACCAATTTTAATAGGTGGTACAAATCAATTAACTCAAGTTGTTTAGTTGCCATGTGAAATCCTTTCTCTAAATTCTACTTCAAATTCTGCGCTGCGTTCCACTTCTTTATCCAACTTTGTAAGAATATCTCTTAAAGTCATCTCTAGTGTGAAACGTTGAGACTCGTTTAAAGGAGCTAAAATCTCAGCAACATACGGATACCACATAGAAGAGTCTGTACCTAAGTTATCACGACGAAACTCCAATAAAAGTTTCCCTCTACCGAAGAAAGCAACCTTAGACTTAATGTCAAAGTCAGCAACACCATTAACCCAATATTCATAAGATGGACTTGGAGAGTTTATCATAAACGAAATGTTCACACTCGGATAACGATTACCTCGAAACGCAGTAACAACAAGAGTGTTCTTGTTAATATAAAATTCATACGAAGGAGTTTCATTCTCAATATTGAACGAAATAAATCTGCGACCCTCTAACCAACGATACAAAACTTTCTGAAATAAACTGTTTAATTTAACTACTTCTACTTCTGACTGAACCATACCCTACCTCCTCTCTAATACAAATCAATTCCTGAACGATTGTATACAGACCATAAACCACAAGCAGTTAAACAGTCTTCCAATCCCCCTAAAAATCGGAGAGCTAAATTACCTGTTAAGCTACTTGCTAAAAGATTTGCGTATTCATAGAATACTGAAACATCTTGGAACTCAATAGGTTCAGATAAGTTAGAGTTCCAATGGATGAAATCATAGTTGTCTGAGTCTGTTGGTACAACTCGAAAACCTAAGAACAAATTGCGGTTAGCATCAAACAACTCTAAAGTTAATTCACGGTCAGATAAAATTAAACCATATTTAGTATCAGTTCCATGAACTAAGCCACCTTTATTATACTGTTGAAATGCTTTGAACATATCAGAAAGTCGCATAAAAGCATGTCGCACCTCACGTTGTAAGGACTCACCTTGTGGAGTACGTTTACGGACACTCGGAACTTTAGGAGTCTCTGATACCAAATGAGTAAGGATACCCTCAAAGGTTCCTTGCCAAACAGTGTGTTCACTTAGCGTTTGTGGAAGAGCTTTAATGAGTTCATCTAGTTCCACTTTAGTTAAGGTAGTTGCTGCCCGTTCGCAGTCGCTCATGCTCTTAATGTAATGAACTTCTTGGTTTGACTTCGTTTTATCCCCTCTCTTATAAGTAGTAAGAACTAAGGTAATAAAACCTCTTGAATCACGCTTTATCAAGAAATTACATAATGGTTTCCCACTCTCTCGCCATAAATCTAAATCAAAACCATGCCCATCTACTGCTACATCTGTAGTTTCTAAACTGGAATGACCGTAAAGCAAATCAGTTTCAAATTGCTCCCATGTTTTTCGTGTAGCTAAAGTCAATATTCCAAATTTCTGTTGTTTGGTATATCCTCTTAAATTCACCATAATTTACCCCTCAATCCAACCATTTAATGCTGCAAAACGGTGCTGATACCCTTGGAATTGCGAATCTAAACCAATCAAATTAAAGAAGAAAGGTAAAGAACGTAAAATAGACACATAAGCCGTTTGAGGTATTGCAACAAGTAATTGTCTAAAGTCCTCTACGGAAAAGGCTACCCCATCAAGTGTCCTTGTATCTACCAACTTACCATGAGAATATGTTTGAACCATCAATCTCAACTCTAAACCATTATCTGCAAATGTAAAATACAAAGAAACAAACGGACGACCATTGGGTCTCAAAACCGTATAGTTAAACGCACTACGAGTGCATCTCCATTCAACCCCGATTTGTTTCAAACCATCTTCACTAAGACTCTCTAAGTATTGACCATTCTCAAACCAAACTTGAAAAGCAGAACGCATCGCTAATAAAACTTGTAAGTCTTCGGGTAAGTCTTTTACAAACTGAACAACCATAATTTTCCCTCTCATCTATTTCTATTAAATATACTATAACAAATAATATAAAAAAATTGCAAGTGAAAACTTCAAATTTTCAATAAGTTTTAGAAAGAAAGCGAAATAAAGGATAGGTTTAAAAGGTTGTTACAAATGTTAAAAACAAGTATAAATAAACCATTCAATTCTTAACGCTCCACAACAACTTACTTTGTAAGTTGTTATTTTCGCTAAAGGCACCCTACGATACCTCTAGACCCTCTCTTATAATGATACGGGTTTACATATATATTGTGAAATTAAATCTAAGTTTGCTTGTGAACCTAAATCTCTTAAACTTCTTGTATGGAAAGAGACTAAGGTTCTATCTAAAACCTTACCTAAAGAAGCAAGACCTTTCACTAAAATGTTGTAAGAAGCATTTACATCTGCATTTAAAAGGAAATCTTGTTTGGTTCGATATAAACCTCTACTAACTCTCTTTCCTGAAAAACTAGGTGTATTTTCAAATTCCCCATAAACAGGAATTTCATCTTCATCTACAAAACTAGCTTTTGAAGTGTAAGATTCTTCTTGTTCTATTACTTCAATACCCCTTAACTGACACTTGTATTTCAACTGTGAAATAAAAGTCGTAAAAGGGATTTGTGCAAAAGATTGGTTTGTTTTTCTACCTAGATTAAGACTTTGTTTCCAGCCTTTGTTCTTTCCAACAAAAACTTTCTCAATAGACATCTCGTCAAAATAAAGCGAGAGAAAAGCAGTGATTTGATGAAGTTCTGATTGTAACTTCTTCTCACGATTTCTCCAAAGACGGTGGATGTGCTTACTAGAACGTTGAAATGTTGGAAGTTTAGACTGTGCTTTAGCAATTAGTCGGTTATAACCTTGATTTATACTCTTTAGCTTTAAACCTTTTACAAGTAAAGGAATTTCACCATTTGAAAAGGTTATACTAGCTAAATTATCTACACCTAGGTCAATAGCTGCGTAATTACCTGTATGCTTTAAAGGAGGTTCTTCTACTTCATAAATTACCTCAATCACAAAAACTCCCAATTTAGGTATAATACGGACACACTTCGGATTTTCAATCTTAGTTGGAATAACTAAGTTTAAGTCTTTAGGGCATAAAATGAGTTCGCCATTAGTCCCTCTTTTCTTAGAAAAGGTTTGGTTTGTGAACTCAATTTGGTAGCGACCATTAGTTTTATGAAGATACCGAGGTAATTTGGGTTTAGCGGTTACACTTAAATTAGACTTATCGTGAAAACACTTTAAAAGTTGATAGTAGGAGCTAATCGTAGAACCAACTAACTTTAAAATGTTCGTAGAAACCTTAGAAGGTAAAGCTAACATATCACTTTGTTTATCTCTCCTAAACAAAGCAACCAGTTCAACCCAAGAGAGAACAGAGGGTTTATTCTCTTCTTTACTTTTGTTTCTTGCGAAGATAGACTGTCGAGCTTGGTACAAACCTGCATTGTAAAGGTTCTTTGCCTTGAAAGTCAAATCATCACAAATTGAGTACAACTCATGAGATTCTTTTACCCAATGACGTTCAACTTGTCTCATTTGAAGTACCTTTCTGTAATATTTGTATAATTTCTTCTGTTATATGTTTAGCTCTACGTCTACTATATAAACGAGCGCAGAAGGAAGTAATTATTGAAGCAAAATCTTGCATCAATTCTTCTTGATCTGTAGCAGTTGGATTGACTACAACGATTTCAAACCCTTGTTTCTTAGCTAGAATCTCTAAATAGTTAAAACCAAAGCGAGTCAGTTTATCTTTATGTTCTACAATAATGCGAGCTATCGGTTCATCTGATAAAAGTAACTCCGTTAACTTCTTACGCTCATCATTTAAACCGCTACCAACCTCTTTGATAACCTTATCAACAACCCAACCGTTTGCAATAGCAAATTGAGTTAATCGCTCTGCTTGAGTTTCTAAAGTAGTTTTTCGTTGCTCAGACGAGGATACCCTTGTATAAACTACAGTAAGTCCTTGCTTAGACTTCATATCAGTTTCAAATATCTCATCTGGAACATAAATTGTACCTGACGGAAGTTGAACTGCATTCGGAATTTCCCCACGTTTGAACCAACGATAAGCAGTGTGGCGTTTAACTCCAATTCGTCTTGCGTATTCTGATAATTTCATAACTTATCTTGTACCTTTCTGATTTATTTTCTTAAGTATAACACAAAAGAAAAAGTTTTGCAACAAAAATATACAAAACTTATCAAAAAGTTACAAAGTTAATTAACTTTTAAAATCCACAAATACGTCGTTAAGTCAATAAGAAAAGCCACTTTCGTGACTTTTCAATAATTGTTTGATTGTGTGTTCGTTTTTAACTTCGGTCTAACTCGCACCACCAAGCATCCTTGACCGATTTGAAGTCTTTCACTTACTTCTTTTATAGTATATCATAAAAGCACTATATTGTCAAGGAGTTTAAAAGTTTACACAAGTGTAAACCTGTAACTTAAAATGACTTTCTGAAAAAGTACCAAGCAATAAATAAGATAATTAAACAAATAACTGCACCTTTGGTATAGTCTTGCAAAGAAGACCACCAACGTTTTAAAAATCGAAACATAAGAAACACCTCTACTGCCAACCACTATCTGATTGGAACCAATCCTCATCAACTTCAACTTCAATAGGTTCTGTTTCTTCTTGTTCTTCTCGCTTTAAGTACTCACTTCTTCGAATCCATAAGAAATACAAGAATCCACAAATAATAGCAAAACAAAGCAAAGTTAGAACCCATAAGAGAATTTCATTGCTTGTGTAACGGAACCAAAACTGCATGATAGTACCTAGTAAGACTAAAACTACCTTATATAAAGCAAAGAGTAAACCTAAAGATACCCCTATACCTATTAAACCAAATACGAAAATACGAGTCTTTTTATGTGTCTTAAAATAAGACACTAAGCGCTTTAAAAACGGTGCTTTTGATTCTTTTTCACTTTTATTCACTTGAGACTGAGATTGATCCTTAGGAGTTTTTTGTTTACGTTTAAACATACATTAGTCCTCCTGTTCTGCTTTTCTTCGAGCTTCTGCCTCTTCTTTCGCAATACGCTCTAAAGCTTTCTGGTCAGCTTGTGCTTTATTCTCCACAATCTTCTTAGTATTACGCTCTAATTTACGACCATACTGGTCATAAAGCTCATCACCTAAAGTATTGATATATACTACATCAAACTTATGATTAAAGGTTTTACCCCACATGAGATTTAAAGTTTTAGTCTCTTTAGTATTAAACCAATCAACCATATCAGAAACACCCCTAGGTTTTATTTTAACCCTCTCTGGGAGACCATACATATTACCAGTACGATTGATTAAGTTTTGCTCTGGGTCAGCTAAAGTGAACTCAGAATCCACCTCAATTTCTTTATCTGTTAGATTCTCAACTTGGAAATGTACTGTACCTAGAACTAGCTCAGAAGCACTTGTGAAACCTTTATTTTTATCACTAAAAGTCTGAACATCTTTAATAGCTTCATCCCCAATCAAAACTTGGGTAACAGTTACTCGAACATCTTGATAATTACCTGATGTGTCTTTCATTTTAGTAACAAATGGAGTTCCTAAAGTTACTGGATCATCATATTTACCAGTCCCTAATTTTACATTGGAACTCTTGGCATCACTATCTTTACCACGTATATATGTAGAGCCAATCCAACTGTAAGATACCACTTTCTCTACATTCTTATCTGCATCAGCTAACACATAAGGTACAGGTTCAACTTTCTTCAACTCTAACCAAGTATCAACTGCACTATCATAAGTTGCATTATCTAATTTTACAACTTCAAATTCCTTAGGCTTATCTGTCTGTTTAGAGTTAGTTTTATCTTTCAAGCCTAAGAAAGCTTTTAAGTTTGTCAAGTAAGTCTGTAACTCATTGTTTCGAGCAGCCCAATCTTTATGAGCTTTACTCTCAGACTTCTCCCCAAAAACACCCTCTACAGTACCTACGAAAATATCCTCTGAGGTGTGTAAGTTATTTGAGCTAAAAGTTACGCCATCTAAAGTGTTAATAAAATCAGCAGAAAGCTTTCCATCAGAACCTACTGCATCTGACACCTCTGTTGTAATATACGGTTTAGGTACATCAGAACCTTGCATGTAAGAAGCTACATAAGATTTCTTATAGTCTAACATATCAGCTAAATTCTGAGAAATATACTTAGCATAAGCATCTACTAAATCATCCTTATAAGTATACGAGTCCTTCTTTAAATCTTTAGTTAAAGCCTTGATTTTATCATGGTCAACATTTTTAACAACCCAAGAAACATAATCCCAGTTCGGTGATTTAATCGTTGCACTAGAACCTGATAACTCAACAGTTACAGACTTAGCAACTGCACTTGCAAAATCAGTACGAGACTCGTTCGTACTCACATAAGTTAAATTCAAATCCCATAAAGATACCCCATCAGAACTTGAAGTGTCTGAAATATCTGCTAAAGAGAATTGAGAAACACCTTGTGTTACTTTATCTTGTAACTCTTTCAAATTGGCTTCTTTCGCTCTCTGCTCAGTAGCTATCTTTTGATTATGTTTATAAACTAAAGTAGAACCTACACCTAAAGCACCTAAAGAAACGAGTACCCCTAAAGTTATCCACAATTTTTTATGTGACTTCTTAGGAGGCTCTGATTGTGGACTCTTAAAAGGAACACCCCCACCTTGATTAAAGTTAGAATTAAAACCATTCCCTTGAAAACCATTTTGAGCCTTCGAGTTCGCTCCAAAACCTTGATTTGAATTAGAACTAGAACTAAATGACTTGTTGGAACTCTGTCCAAATAAATCTGGTTGATTATCCATTAAACATCACCTCACTCTACATAAGACCAAAACCACTCATAAGAGCACTTGTATCTACAATCGGGTCAATATCTTTTGAACCATCACTCGTTTCGACCTTTTCAGATACCGAGATTGACTGTAGATTTCCCTCAGAACCAACAGTCTCAGTAGACTCCTGTTTCTGTTTATTATCCAATTCGATAGTATCCCCTAAAGTCTCAACTGCAACTAAAGGCTCTGTAGGTTCAACAACATCAGCAACTTCTCTACCCACATTAGATGAAGTAGTCGCTAGAATTTCTTGAACCATACTTGCTACTAAATCTTTTAATTCAAGTGGGTTCACACCCGTTGAAACCCCTACCGTAGAACTTTCTTGTGTTGTAGACGTGCTTTGAGGAATACCATCTGCGGTTTCAAGCGTAGAACCTCTTTCAACCAACTCTAAACCTAATTCATCAAGCAAAGCCAACAAAGAAGACTTAACATCAACTGAAGGCATTTCTAAACCACTAAAATGCTCAATTTCAACACTTCTTAAAGTAGATACCCAATCTGCAAAGGGCATATCTAAGTTTAAAGACAACCACTTCTCATATAAATTCGCTCTAATTGTAGCGTCCTGTAACTCATTATACGCTACGGATTGGTCAGACAACCCCAATAAAAATTGTGTTGTTGACACTCTATCTTGTAGCAGCGCACTCATCAATAAAGAGATATAACTGCTTAACTTTTTCTCTGTACGAAGAACTTCTACTAAATTAGACTGCTCTTCAGTTAAACGCACAGATAACGTCATTCTTGAACTCAAATTGCTACCTCCTCTACAGAACCCTCATGTTGACGAACTACACGTGACCAAGAACGCTCACTTAATGGACTACTTGAACGCAGTACTTTAGCTTGCTTATCTAAACGGTTCAAAAACTCAAATACTCCTCGATTTGTTTCCAAACCTAAAAAGAGAACAACTTTACAATTCAAGCGAGATAAATCATCAAACTTACGTTCCCAATCAACCTCAGATAAAAAGTTAACTGGTAATAGCGCATTAGGAGAAGTCAACAACTCTAACCCATCTGCAACTTTCAATTTAATCTCATCATAAGGAGAATACAAAGCTCTAATATTCTGTTCACCTAAAAGCCACTTCCCTACTCGATTACGCTTCGTAATACGAACTAAAGTGTCCATTATACTCTCCGGTGACAAGTCTACTAATAAAGTATCTGTCATATTCAACAACAAGTATTGATACGAGGGAACTAAATCTAATGCAGAAGCTGTAATGTAAATAGAAACATTATCTGGTACATGTAATGGAGTTAAAGACAACCCATTGCTAGACTTTAACTCAGCTTTTAAATCTTCATGCGCAACAACCAACTGATTGTACTCAGATTTCTTCGTTTCAAAATCTTGGTCTACTAAAGTTAAAGTATCTTTAGTTCTCTCATGAGCTGCTTTCTCAGTAAGCAAGTCTTCATTAGCACGATTCAAATCCTCTCTAAGAGTATTTAATTCTTCCTCAGATACCCCTGTCGAAACCTGAGGTGCTTTTGCAACTCTCTCCAAATCTCTACGCAATGAAGCATTCTCAGCACGTAAAACTTGGTTCTCTTCTTCTATTGTTAGACCAAAACCATCATCCGTAACTGTAACATTTAAAGGTACTTCCACAGAAGTAGGGCGTTCAGTTTCAATCGGTTTTGAAGCTATACTAGTTTCAGAAGGCTCTACCTCAGAAGAAGTTAACTCAACGGAAACAGTCGAACTTACTTGAGGACTAGGTGTAGGATGTGAAGGAGACTCAACACTAACTACATCAATAGGTTCTTTAGAGGTTGAAACAGAATGAGATTCTATCATACCTTTAGTTAAAGACTCCCCCAACTCAGTTTCCAATAACAGAATTAATTCATCAGAAGTAGTAATAACATGTGCTCTATCTAAACCTACAACTTCACGCAATTTGGCATTTTTATCCAACTTCGCTTTCTCATCAGCGGTTAATAAAAACCCCGCAGTGCTAATCTTCTTAGCATGACTAGTTACTGATAATGGTTGAAACTTAGAACCACCCGACACCAAACGAATATCTGTCCGATGTGCTCTCAATAGTAAAGTCTCAACCTCAGATACAATTGACTTACTCAACTCATAGTAGTAATAATCATAATCTGACATAATTACACCTCACTTAATCTTTAATTTCTAGCTTTAAGTGCAAGTGCTACCCCTGTCATCAAACCTAGAATATTCAAATAACGTGGACTTGTTAAATCAAATGGAATACCTTCAACCGTAGGCTCATCTAGATACTGCAAATCCACTAAGTCCAAAGTAGGAAACTCAATCTGTAACTCTGAGAGCAACGCTTCAGAAATAGTGACTGTTGAACCATTTGGAACAACCCCACCACCTACAAGCAAAAGACGGTCAAATGACGATACCCCTACCTCTGAACCTTGCAAGTAAGTAAATACTTCTACTGCAATATCAGAAGCTACTGAGTAAATTGCTTGCTCTACATCAGTTTTTACATCGTAAACATCAGAACCGTAACGTACTTCACACGTTTTTAGTACATCTTTAAAGCTTGCAATAGGAATATCTAAACCTAAACGCTTATTTACAGAAGAACGCACCTTACTTAAAATAGTAGAACCACCAATTTTAATCGTATGTTTCAAACCTTCTAATAGACGTTGCTTAGATACACCAATCAAATCTGTAGTACCCTCTCCAAAGTCAATAATAAGAACATCACGCTCTGCCAAATCCTTATAAAGTGGACGAGCTTGAAGGTCAAAATAACTCAAAAATACAGAGTAGAAAGAAGCGTACCCCTCTGGGAATACCATAATTGAATTTACATTCAAAGTAAACTCAGCCTTATCATACAAATTCGTATAGTTGAATGAACCTACAAAATTCTTATCAAAAATTTCTCTTGCAGAAACAGCTTGTGCTGGCGGTACTAAAATAGCCAAATCAAATTTGAGTTCTTGAGATAAAGCTTGCTTAGAACTTGTTGGATATAGAGTAGATACCCAATCAAGCACTTTATCCATAAGGTTAATCAAAACTACATAATTTAGTAAGTTATCTGCCTTAGCTAAATGACTTACTGGGGTACGCAATTTCTTAGGTAAATTAGCCGTAGCCAATTCTCCCCACAAAACCAATTTATTTGCTTTCGTTGCACCAACCTCTAAAGAAACCTCTAGGATATTAGAATCCAACTTACTGAAGTCCTCAGAGCTGAAATAAGGCTTATAAGTCTCTTTCATAGCCAAATTTTCAACTACGAAATGATTATCTAACAAATAACCCTTTGTATGTTTTACAACACTACCCTCAACAATCTGCGCAACTGCGCGTGTCTCAGAATTTCCCAAATCAACCATCAATTTTACTTGTGTCATTGTTTTACCAAACTTTCTATTTTCTTAAAATTAAACGTAATTCATTGTCTATCAAATAAGGAACTATCAAGGCATTCTTAGGATTTAAGTCTTTATCAAAAGACTCAATGAACATCCCGTCTACCTCATACCCTTTCTTTTTCGCAGACTCAGAATATGTAGAATAAGCTAAACCACTATACGAGATAGAATGATGATGAGAACTCAATAAAAACTCATTTTCATAAGCTAGTTCTCTTAAGACATCAAACTCAGATAGTAAATTAGACATAACATGAATATTTAAACCTTGCTTAGTTGCACTAGACTCTAAGATACCCAAATCTCTATCTAAGGCATGAAAATCAATCGCACCCGTAACTGAAACTAAACCAAAAGCTCCTTTATGTCCTTGTGCATCAAAATTATGTTTTTCAAAAAACTCTCTGTACTCACTATCCGAGTAAAATCCACGTACAGAACCTCGTAACCACACACCTTTATCAACTGCTGCAATTAATACTGTTTTCCCTAAATCTCTCAAATATTGATTAGCTACCAAACCAAGGAAAGATGTATACTTAAAGTCATATTCTTTTGAATCTGACGTTTCTGGTATCTCAGCAACATCAAGAGCTAATATAACTAAATTCTCTAACTCAGTAACTTTCAAGTACTTCTTCATGTGATTAAGAATACGAGTACGAATCGTCTTAGCCGGTAAGGAGTAGAAGAAATCAGTCTGAATACATAAACGGAATAAGTACTCCAATAAATTCAACTGATAAGAAGCATTGATGTAAGGAGATAAACTAAAATCTATAAAAGTTCTGTCTAAATACTCTGGGTGTCGCTGAAATACATCTGGTACCTCAGCTTGACATACTTGCGCCAACTTCCGTAAAGTTGGCATTTCTACAAGTGGAGTTTCATACGTAACTTTTAGTATTTCTCTTGCTAAAGGATTTTCAATATCTCGAACATCGGAAAGCAATGTTACACCATGCATGGCTATCCACTCAGTTTTAATTTCAACCTCTAAAATTTTAGATAAAGCATTGAGAACAACACCCGTCCCTGACCAAAATCTTAATTCTTCGGGTTCAAAAGAGTACTGATTGTTAATCAATACTGATTCTCCCACAAGTTCCATACCCTCACCAGTCTCTTGTTGTGTAGACCAATACTGTTGAGTTGGAAACATTGGATTACTCTCAACTTCGTGGTGGTCTAAGCTAATAACAAAATTTCCTTGTTGAGTTAACTGTAACATCTCCTCAGCCGAAAGGGATGAGTCCACATTAATGATAATCTCATTTTGGTGGTACTCTGTAGGAATATAGTAGTCGTATATACCCCAACTACGCTCCTTTTTAACAAGTTCTTCCTCTACAATACCGTGTCTTCTATCTTTGTTGACACAAGAATGAAATGAATATCCTGCTGCCTGCAACATCTTAGCACCTACAAACCAAGCCATGAGACCATCTACGTCCGGGTCGCCTTTGAGAACTATGGGATACCCTCTTGCTAAACCATTTGCTAATACTTGTTTAGCTAAATCAACACCTTGTAAGGTGTAATTTTTTAAATCCAACCGTCTAAATGCTCCTTTCACTAATTAGTAGGTCTATTATAGCAAAAATTCAAGGTTTTTGCAAATTTTATGACAAGTGTAAGACAAAATTTTTAAGAGTTAAGACAATTAGATATAAATGTAAGACAAAATTGCCTAAATATAGGACTTAGATAAGTTAAAGTAGGACTAAATATAATATAAATAAGACGAAAAATGTAAACTTTGAGACAAAGAAAAAGCACCCTCAAAACATGAGGATACCCTTGAGTGAACTTATTCTTCCCACAATAAAGTATTTATTGTATTTACAAACAAAGGAAATGTATGATTCGTAAAATAGCTTTTCGTTTCTGTATCTACACTTTCTGGGGAATTGAAAACAAAAGTATGAGCGTTCCAATTCCCTTGAGAGTCAGTTGCGCTAACTTCTACAAACCCATGTTTAGCAAAACCATCTGAACTTTCATCAATAGACTCAGGGGAAGTAATTTCCACATTCCAAATCTTGTGGTTTTTAAAGTTTTTCACAATGAAGTTTGTAATATCTAATAATTGTGTACTGCTAGTCATGTTGTTTTACCTATTCTTTCTAGTTGAACTATCAACTGTCTTATTTCGTCAACATTTGCCGGTTTGTTCAAGGATACCACGTGTTCATGCGTTGGAGAACCTTGTTGTACTGCAAACTCTAAACTTACCTTTTGAAAAGCCGTCAACTCATCAGAAGTAAGCAACTTTTCAATATCCTCATCAGTTAAATAAGTACAGTCTTCAAAAATCACTTTCCTCAAATAACAGAACCAATGCCGAGCATTATGTCGAGATTGTTTGGCTGCGTTTATCACATATCCGTACCAAGTCATCAAGAACACCTCTCACTTATTTACTACTTTCAGATTCAATGTCATTTAAAAATGAACTTAATAATTCGTACTGTGAATCCCAATCTTCCAAATCGAAAATTGGAGGTTTGAGAGACACCACAAAGTAACTATAACTAGAATTTTCAATTAAAGCAACCCGCAAATCTCCAAAAATATAAGTCTTATTCGCGCTATACATAAATGTAAAAGGAATATCTTCATTTTCAATTCTACTAATTAAGTAGTCTGTATTTACAACCCTACGAGTATTTTCCTGAATAACAATACCATTCTGCTCACACAAAGTATGCAACAACTCTGTCTTATACTGCTCAGTTTCCTTTACAATCCTACGAATTCTTGCAATCATACGTTTATTAAAATGTTCTTTTGTTTCCATAAATTTAACCTCAAAATTCCAACTGCAAAGTAGAGATACCAAGACCCGTATCTTCAAATCGAGAGTGTAAGTCCTCTAAAACAGAAGTTGGTACAATTAAATTCTTACCGGATTTCTCTAAATCAATATCAACTCTCTCACCTAACAACTCGCCTGACTTCAAAAGATTTTGCAAGCGCTTTGCAGTAGCTAAGTAGTGACAATCACCGTAGAACTCAACGAGATAGACTTCTTTTCTTCGCTCATAAACTCGCTTTGCCATAATTTTACCTCACTAATTTAACCTATAAGCAATATATTTACCTAAATTCTCAACAACCTCAACAACGAGGGCATTTCCCATAAAGAATTTTCTACGAGTTTCGGATACTGCTACTTCTTTACCTTTACTGAGTTTAACTTGTGTCCAGTTGTCCGGTAAACCTTGTAAACGCTCTGTCTCCAAAGCAGTCAATAATCGATACCCTTTGCTATCTTCAATCAAATGAGTAGTACGACTTATTGAACCTTCGGAAGTCAACAAAGTTCGAGAAGGTAAGTCTGCGCTATCTACTAAAGACATAGCTCCCTCTGAATAAGTATAGGTGAACCCCTCAGAGTTAGTACGTTCAAACTTCTTAGCACCTCGCAAGTAACGGAACTTATTCACTTTATCCTCAGACAAATACATGGTATCAGATAAGTCCAAAGGACTTTCTAAAATATCCCCTAGAACCTTACGAGAACCCTCATATTGTGGCTCCAGTTCTTTTGTAACCACTTTACCTTCTATCATACTACCAGAGTTCCAAAACTGCGTAGAAAAGGAATCTGAGACTTCTACGATGTCTTCGGATAATACAAAGTAATGACTTCTATCTTTTACAATCTCATCTTTAGTTTCGTAAGTTGATTCGAAGATGCCACTAGTACCAACACCAAAATCTTCCAAACCTTGTTGTTGCTTAAAATAGTCGGTATCTTTCCGATAAACAAAGAGAAAGACTCTCTTTCTTCTCTGGCACCAACCATACTCAGCAGGGTTAATAACTTTCCAATCGACACCGTAACCGCTACGAAAAATATAGATTTTTTATATCTATATCTTTACTTTGTGAAAACTTATGTTGCTACAAGTTCAAAACTTGTAGACTTATCTGTTTCGTTTTTCACTTCCTACATCATCGTGTCTGACCTCGACACATGAGCAAAGCTCATGTGTCTACTATCATTTGGTATAACACTCAATAGGCTTAAATTCCCCAGTAGCGATGGGTACATAAGGTATTAACCTCTATAGAAATAATAAGCTAAATTCTCAGCAGCATTTAAGTCTCTATCTTTCTTTGAACCACAAGAGTCACATTTGTAAACTCTATCCTTCAGTTTTAAATCAGACTTAATACTACCACAATAACTGCACGTTTTAGAACTTGGATAAAAACGATCTGCAACAACTAAATAGATACCGTATTGCAAACACTTATACTCTAATTGTCTACGAAACTCATAAAACATAGCGTTTTGAACGTGTTTTGCTAAGTGTCTATTTTTCATCATCCCTTTAACATTCAAATCTTCAATCACAATACCTTTTGGTAGTTGTTTTACAAGGTAAGAAGTCGTTTGGTGAAGATGGTTCATTCGAATAGAATGAAGTTTACGGTAAATTAGCTTTATCTTATGTTTGGTTTCTTGAATATTAGAACATAACTCTAATGGTCGCTTGTAAATTGGCTTTCTACCGCCTTTAGCAGTTGTGAGATACCCTTTGGTGTTAGCTTGCAACTGACGTGCAAGGTGACGTTTTTCCCGTCGTAATTGTTTCTCCAACTGTTTTACTCTGCGACTTTTATTGATGTTCCCAATAAATTCACCTGTAGATAAAGTTGCTAATGTTTTTACCCCTAAATCTACACCTATAACTAAATCTGTCAAATCTACTGAAATCTCTGGAACCTCATAAGAGAAAGACAAGTACCAATATTTACCATCAAAAGAAATTCGAGGGTTTTTGTAATGTGAACCTTTAGGTGTTCTAGGTAGAGGTTGAGTTGCTTTAATGAAACCTAACCTCTCCCCTATAAAACCACCTTCAACTCTTCTCAAACTTGCATAGTTTACATAAAAGCTTGGTTTTGAAGTAGTTTTTGACTTATATTTAGGAGCTTTACCTAACCCTTTAAAGAAGCGAGTTCGTGCGTCATTCCAATCTTTAACTGCTTGTTTAATAACGTTAGAACCCACCTCTTTCAACCAAGGGTGAGTTGTGTTTTTCAACACAGTCAATTCTTTTCGAATCTCACCCTCAGTTAAAGTTTTAGGTAATGTAGTTTCTTCTGAGTAATTTAAGTAATGCTCTCTATCCTTAGTTATAGCGTAGTTATATGACCAACGAGCAACCCCAGCAGACTTCCACATCTGTTGTTCTTGCTCAGCAGTTAAATCAAGTGCGATTTTCATCCCTCGTAACATCAGAAACCCTCTCAATTAGTGCCTTGGTCTTTTTAGACCGTGAACCATAAAGTTTATTTGCAAATAAAGTAACAATTTGAATTAAATCCTCAGTTAGTTCTTCCTCTTTACTCTGTTCTGAGTTATCAATAATCTCAATCTCAACATCATGCAACTCACATAGTAATTGAATCAACTCAAAACCAAATCTAACAAGTCTATCCTTATAAAGAATAACAACTTTAGTAACTTGGTTTGAATCAATTAAAGAAATTAACTCTTGCAAACCTTTATTTTTATAATTGATACCGGAGCCGATATCTGTAATAACTTCAAAGGAGTAGCCTTTAGCGTACATATACGACTTTATGCTCTCAATTTGTTTCTCTAACTCATCTTTTTGTGACTTTGTAGAAACTCGACAATAAGCTACTACTTTCTCTTCTCTTTGAGAAAACTGAGTATTTTTCAACTCTCTTAGTTGTTCCTCAGAGTAATATCTAGTTCCTTTTTCTGAAATACGAGCAGGAATTACCTCACCTGTTCTGTGCATTGTGCGAACGTGTTCAGGTGTAACACCTAACTCTTTCGCAAATTTTCCTATAGACATCAATACCATAAGTACACCTCACTTAATTCTTACATTAAGTTTATCATACTGAAGGTATTTTGTAAAGTAAAAATATAAAAGTTTTTCTAAAAATCTGTATTTTTCTTGTTCACACCAAGGCGCAACCCTTAATGCAGTCTTACTGTCATCAGCAGACCTCTCATGCTTTCACATGAGCGCAGACTATATCTTCACCTAATCAAACTTAGGTGCAACATTTTTCCTCCGCCATTAGCTTGCGGTTTTACTCTCCCTCTAGGAGATAGTCGTTGAGGGTCTTCCATAATCTTATGACCGTAGGAATTTCCCTGCTAAACATCCATTATTACTGCACTTAGGACTAACGTTTCTTAAGGGTCACTATTTTATTCACTTAAGCACTGATTAGCTTTTATTTCACCTTATGCTATCCTTGTACTTTTTTCTACTTTCGTTCCATTCAGCTTGATGTTTCCATCTACTGTTTAGGCTACAAGGCTTTAGGAGTTCAAAGCATTTAACGTTGAGTTCGCACCTATCACTAGATACGAAGGGCGCTCTGTTCTATATAAATTTTTCTATGTTCTTATACATTTTTATAAATTTATTGTAACAGGTTTGTTACCCAAATCTGCAAAAGCTCTAAGCATAATAGCAAAGTCTCTACCTCTTTGCTTAGACGGAGCTTTTAACAGTCTATCTACATTTTCAAGTAGTAAGTACTTAGGGTTACTCAGTTTGGTAGCTCTGACAATTTCCCAAAAGAGGACACCTTTTTTACCCTCGATACCCTGCTCATCTTTCTTAGTTCTTGCTACAGAATAGTCTTGACAAGGGAAACCCCCTACAATTAAATCCACTTTACCCTTTAGAGCAGAAAATCGCTCATCAGAAATCAAAGAAATATCTTCATTCCAATTCTCACTATCTGGGAAATGGTAATTGTATACCTCAAAGGCATCTTGCGACTTTCTCGACGGTTCAAATTGATTTGACCACAATGTTTTAAAAGTAGGACTTGCTTTCTCAAGACCTACTCGAAAACCCCCTACTCCTGCAAATAATTCTAGTACATTCAATGCTAATCACCTACTTCCACATACTTGGAGTGGTTACAATGGTTTTCAAACGCTCTAAAAATTTAGAGTTGTTAGACAAGTTAGAGTGAGCAGTTTCATTTTTGGATACCCAAGCAACTGTGTTGCCTTGTTCTACCAAGTTTATTTCAGAGTCATCTGTGAAAACAAAATGAATAGAGTGACCTCGGAACTCTACTTGTTCAACCAAAGAACTGACTCCAAAAGAACCATCAGCGTTCTTATAACTTTCATGCACAAATAAAAGTTTAGCAAGGATGCGTTCCATTAAATAATCTGGAATACTCTCCAAATAACCTCCGTTTGAGTTTAAAAGTGTCACATTGAGAACTTTTCCCATTAGTTACCTCCTTAATCTTCTACATATAGGTATTGAAGAACTACTTTCTCAAATATAGGCAATAAATCCAAATCTGAGATAATATAGCCAAAGTTTAAGTCTACTTCTTCTTCAACCCACTCCACCCCATCTTCCAACAAGTTTAAAACTAAGTTTGAATCATCATTTAAACGAATGAGGATAAAAGTTTTAGCAAAGGTAACAGAATGCACCAAATTTGCTCTTGTCCACAAACCCGTTTTCTTATCTCTCGCAGAAACATAAGCAACTCCAATACACTCACCTAATTTATTAAGAATATCAGCTCTTTCTGTATAATCTTCGTATTTTAATCTCATCAATTAAACCTCACCCTTTACATCGTCATAAAGATAACCCACCACAACTTGCTTAATCTTCTCCAATAAACGAGTAGGACTAAGATAACTAGAACCAAAGTCTGGTTTAGTCTCATTTTCTGACCAATAGGGTTCACACTCACCTAGAATTAAAACCTTAGTTGTATCATCTGTAAAAACAAACTGAATGCAAAGACGAGATAGATGCACTGAGCGAACTAAATTTAAACGATGTTTAAAGCTAGACTCACTATCCGTAGTAAAAACAGTGTAACTAGCTAAGATTTCACTCAATTCAATTACCAAATTTGTCTTTTCTGTGTAATCCTCATATTTCAATTTCATTTACTTTTACCCACTTCCTTATAATAGCACGAAAGTACCTTTTTCTTCAAATACTTTTTAAGATGCCCAGAGTTAGACACTACACTAGTATGTTTTTCATGTGGTTTCCAAACTGCTCCATGCTCTTCAAATTTCAAAGTATTTATAACGCCATCAGAGAACATAAACATGATACCCGTGTCAGTTTCTCTAACTTTCCAAATCAAGTTTTCTACTTCTATCTGACCTACGTAGTTTCGAACTCTATTTAAACCTGTAAAACCTCTAAATAACTTTACTTGGTTCACGGGTTTCTTTCTCTTCACTAATACCATAATTTAAACCTCAACCACTTTAAATTGGTACCCTAAACTATTCATGACGTCTTCAATCTTCCAAAATGAAGAAATACCTAACCCCTCAAAGCTCTTGACACCAATTTGAGTAAATTTCTCCAAATCTGCTAAATATAAAATCTTCTTACGCTTTAATATACCTCTAATCTTAGAGTTAAATAAATCAACAGTTAGATAAGGTTCAATTCGTGAACCTTTGTGCATAGGTCTATAACTAACAACGCCATCAACCTCTAGCAAAGCTTGACCCTCAAATGATAAGCGTTCAGCTACATCGAAATACTCTAAATACCGATGTAGTCTACCCCTTGAAATATACCAAGTTTTACTTACAACCTTAATGATAGTTGCAATAGACTTACGTACAAACTCTTTACGTGTCTTAGAAACCTTTTGTGTGGAAGATACACCTAGTAAAAACTCACCTGTATTCTGCGAACTTAACCAAGTTGAGCCTTTAAAGTACTTCTCAAACCACTTCTGCTCTGTTTCATTTACACTTCTAACTACAGTACTTAAATACGGTAAAAAACTAGAAAAGAACTCATCAGACAACTCTGAAACCTTAGAACCAAAAACTAACCCACAAAAAGAACCAAAAGCCGTTTCATCTAAATGATCCATTAAGTCTTGATTATAAACTAAAGTATTCTGCAAGGGTTGAACTACTTTGCTTACTGTCCAAGCACTCTTATTCATTTTCTTCCTTGAAAAACTAGAATATTTAGAACCCAACAAACTTTCTGCGGTTTGTGCAGTGATTTTACCGTCAATTAAATCTGACATAATTGCAGATACCCTATCTGCTTCTTCTTTAACTGAAGTATAAACTTCAACATCTAACAATGGCATACTAAAACCTTTCTAAATAATATTCAACAAAGTAGCTCTCATTAAAACTTTATAATCCGTACAATCCACCAAAGTAACCTCTACATAAGACGGAATCAGACCATCATTATCATAAAAACACTCAACTCCGTATCTATAAGTGTGCTTATACGCCTGTGCACTCTGATGCACAAAATGACTAATAGAACGCTCAAAATCATCCAAAGATAACTGAGATGTTCGTTTTGGATTCCTATAATACATAGGGTTCTTTAACGCAGTCTTGAAAATAACCTCTGCATTTTGGTTGTGTTCTTCCTCAGTAGGTAAATAATTTTCTTTAACACGCATACCACTATTCAGTCGAGCCGTTCCCGTAAACATAACGTGTCCATATTCTCCATCATTCAAACACAAACGGTAAGGAACTAAGTGAGTTCTATGGTACAAAGGTCTCTCTTTTCCTTGAATAGTCGCCCACTCTTGTTTCACAATGTCGAAACCCGGTACGTCTGCATTCTTACGAATATTATCGCTACGCTTATAAAGACCAAGCTTAATAGCTTTATTTTGGGTATCTAACAAGTACCCATCAAAAACCATGAAACCACCCACAACACGACCTAATTCGTCTTTATCGGCTAATATATAAGCACTTTTATGCCCTACAAAGTCCAAACCCGTTAAAGAGTTATGAAATAACTTACGAGTTCTGATAGGAATATAGTTGATATGATTGAAAAAATTCTTCTCAATCTTCCCTAACTTCTCATCTTCTTCTTTCCCTTTATTATAAACATAAAACGAAAGTGCTATACACAAAAAAGAAAGGATAGAAACCCAAGGGTGAAAAATTACAAAAAAGAACCCAACTAAAATCAGTAAACCTTTGAAAATCAACTTTAACATTTAAAACCTCAAATAACTCTGTAAAAATACTTTATGAGACAATACCCTCAAGAGTAGCTAAACATTCCATAAAACTCAACAAACCTAACTTATACTGACTTTTAGAAAATAATTTAGAAAATACTACTCCAACTGCTTTGAACGGAGAATGATAATAAAACTGAATATAATCACCCTTAAATTTAACCTCAAAATCACCCGCTAACTCAATGTGATGAGTCCGTTGAAGACTATCTACTACTGTATCTATTGTACTTTGAAATTCTACCATGTTTCAACAACCCCTTAATTCTGTCTATTTTATTTTATTATACCATAAATAAGGAGATTAGTCAAATAAAATAAGGGTTCTCTTAGAGATACCCTCATTCTAATTATCCTAGTTGTATAGCACTAACGACTAAGGCTACTAAGGTTGTCAAACCTAGGCATGATACCACAAAGTGTTGTTTTCTCATTTTAATTTTTCTACGAGTATTTACCCCTAAAGTAAGTTCTTTAGTTACGAAAGAAAACCCCACTCGCAGTAAAAATAGTAAGTTGAATACAAACAAGGTATACAGTACCAAAGAGAAATCTTGTATCATTCTACCAAAAAGCTCCTTTAGGTTTATATGACTTAATCTTACTTGATAAAGCCCCTCGCTTAGTCTCATCTGCTTTCTTAAACAGTTCTGTACGCTGCAAAGCCATCTCAGAGTCATTGAGAGATGGGTCTGCATACAAACGATAGTCTAAGTTAAAGCGAGCACCCTCAACGATTTGGTACATCTGATACTCGTTGTAAATTGGATAGTCATCTTTATCCGTACTACAAATTAAACTTAAACAACCAAAGTCAGAAGCTCTCCAACATTGTTCAATCTGACCTGCAGTGAAATTCTCATTGATATAGTGAGTGATGAAATCCACAATAGAGACCTTTAATCGACCCCTCAAAATAGCTAAAATCTGCTCCTCAGACCAAGAACCCTCTAAGAATGGAATAATATTAACCCCTGCCATACGTAGAGAAATCAAGAAGTCTAAATAGTCTTTATCCGATACCGCTCGACTGTTTTGTAAGTCGGAAACTTCTACACCTTGCGCTAACGCAGATGCAAAAACCTCAATCGTTGCTAAAGGAATTAACGTAAAGTCAATGTTCGAAAAATCAACATTTTCTAAAGCTAAACCTACTAGAATACCTAAAGTCTTAGGCTCTACTAACAACTCATAAGTTGAACTATGGAAATAAGACTCTAAACCACTTGAACTCAACGTTCTATGAGAACTGTAAAGCTCATAGAGAGGAGTTAGGACATCCTCTCTCAAATTAGCTTCAACTAAATACAACGGAACCTCATGTTCCAAACACAGACGAATTGCTCTTAAAAGCTTAAAATCTACTGCATCACTTGTAATGAACGAGGTTAAGTTCAAATTATGTAAGAACCCTAAAGTTAACTCATCTTTCACGTTTTGGTCAACATCTAGTTTCTGTATATCGTAAAACGATAAGCCTAAATATGTGTTATTACTCACGTTTGATACCACTCAATCTTTTAATTTATCCTTCAAATTTAAAATTTGAAATCCTTAAATGCACCCAAGCTTTCTTCGACTTGTGCTTTCTGCATACGTTCTTTCAAACTGCCTTCCGTTCTCAATTTTACACCATCCAAGACCATACCGTCAAGTGGAACCCAACCTTTAATTGGAATTCCCATCTCTTTTAGGAACGGTGACACTTTACCTGAACGAGTTAAGTAAATCGTCTTCTCATCACCACGGGTTCCTGCTACGAAATGAATTCTGCGCTCTTCCTCATAACCAATATCACTACTGAGAGCGTAAGGGAATACATTATCTGAATCATCAAAAATAATATTGATGTTAGCTTCTCTTCCTTTAAATCCAAACGGAGTAGCGAAAGTTAACAAGGAAGTACCACCTCGCATAGCTTCTCTTACTTTATTGTTGACAAAATCTTTAGCAGTAAAGAACTCAGAAACAGTATCACACTCTTCTGCTAAAGTAGAAATCGTACCAACAACTTCTGCATTTGCAGAATCTCCCCAATAAAGAACATGAGCTAATAACTCTCTAAATAAACGCATATCCCCCGGATATTCTGCTCCAAACTTGTTTCGCAACTTATCAACTAGAGTAGCTAGTGACTTCAACCCGCAATCATTAGCAATGAAGTCGAAATAAGCATAGTTGTTAGAGTATAGAACATTTTCATTTTCTTGAACAATATTCATCAAACGCTCTGCAAGTCTCTTAGCGTCCCAAGGTTTAATCTCTGGGGCAAGTACTTTGAGATTGTTTTTAATATCTGTAAGACCTCTACCTCTTACTAACTCAATCAAGTTCCAAACCTTACGATACCGAGCCGTATTTAAGTCACGTACATCACCTAAAAGGTTAAACTCCCCTTGTCTCTTAGTTGCATAAAGAATTGATGACGGAGAATATGTAAAGTTTACACGTGACTGTACAACAATAGTCTTACCCTCTGCTAAATATTTATCAATCAACTGCAAAGACGCATCTGCCATATCTTTTACAGAATCAAATCGGAAAGCTTCAATCGAACCACCCTCTTTATATGAACGCAAAGAATGTTCATATCTATTAGAGTTATGTGCAATAGACTTAGCAATCGGATTTAAAATGTTTGAAGGGCAACGGTAAGATACCGAAAGTGGGTATTTACTAGGTTGGAACTCTTTATCAAACCACTCCATAACTTTAGGGTTAGAACCACGGAAACCATAGATAGATTGGTCTGGGTCCCCTACGATAACTACCCTAGGGCAATTCTCAAAAATAGGCTTTAATACAAGATATTGCAACTCAGACATATCTTGTGCTTCATCCAACATGAAATATTCGTAGCGATTTTTGTAGAAATTAACCCAAGCCGTTTGAACTGGATCATCTTCTTTTTCAACAACCATGTAGTCATAAACATAACTCATAAGGTCATCATAGTCCATAACGCTATATCGAGCTTTAAGTTCTTGGTAAGTTTCAACAACCAAAGGCAAGATAGATAACGTCAAATTCAACCGTTTTGCCGTTTCTGCTGCTTCTCCAAATTCATATTTAGATAGTACACAGTTTCGATAGTTAGAAATAATAGCTTGTAAGTCTCTTCTATCTTGTAAAGAAATATAATTACTTCCATCTTCCCCTAACTGATATTTACGAAACAGTCTGTCAAATATAGCATTATAGCTATTACGTGTTTCACCATCATCAGAAGTACCATCCAACATACGAATATAGTCAGATTTTGTTTTATCTGTTAAATTAAAACCTCTAAGTCGTAAAAGCTCAAAAAACTCTGACTGTAATGTGCTAAAGGTAATATCATTAGTAGAAATACTAGTTAACCCTAATCGAGCTACTGTACGCTCTACGTTTTGCTTAATTTCTTCTGCACCTTTACGAAGGAAAGTCGTTACCCAAGCTACCTTATCCCCACGATTTCCGGGCGCTAATCGTCCAAACAATTTATCCTTAGCCAAAATCAAAGAAATAGATGTGGATTTACCTGAACCTGCCGTA